TTACTTGACATTTTCTGTTTTTAACTTTATGGCTTATTTTATTTATCTTTCATCTATCTCCATTAAAGTATTTCAATTTTTTTTTTTTTATATATTTTTTATCCTTTACTGAAAATTTATAATTATTAGGGAACCCAGGTTCCCCCAAGCCCCCTCCTAATATATTAGGCTGTATTAGGATATATTAGGCTATATTAGGCTGTATTAGGCTATATTAGGCTATATTAGGCTGTATTAGGCTGTATTAGGCTATATTAGGCTATATTAGGCTATATTAGGATATATTAGGCGGAACCTAAATTCAACGCTTTTTACCATATTAGATTACAAATTTTTATAAAGTTTAATTTTATATTTTTAGTTATTGATTAATAACTATTATAAATAAAAATTGATTTATTTTATGTATTATATTTTTATATTAAGAATATTAATACATAAATAATATAAATGATTGGACAACCTATTTATAAATTTAATTATTTATGTAATATTAATTGGTCTAATTTATCAGAAAATCCAAATGCTATTCCAATTTTAGAAAATAATTTGGATAAAGTTGATTGGTATGAATTATCGAAAAATCCAAATGCTATCCATATTTTAGCAAATAATTTGGATAAGCTTGAATGGTATAACTTATCAAAAAATCCAAATGCTATACATATTTTAGAAAAGAATTTGAATAAAGTCTATTGGTATAATTTATCAAAAAATCCAAATGCTATACATATTTTGGAAAAGAATTTAGATAAAGTTGATTGGTATGAATTATCAAAAAATCCAAACGCTATCCATATATTAGAAAAGAATTTACATAAAGTTAGTTGGTATGAATTATCAAAAAATCCAAATCCAAATGCTATTTCTCTTTTAGAAATGAATTTAAATGATGTTGATTGGTATGAATTATCAAAAAATCCAAATGCTATTACCATTTTGGAAAGAAATTTAGATAAAGTTATATGGCAAAGTTTATCATTAAATCCTAATGCTATCCATATTTTGGAAAATAATTTGGATAAAATTGATTGGTGGTCATTATCAGCAAATCCAAATGCTATTCCAATTTTAGGAAATAATCTGGATAAAATTTATTGGTGGACGTTATCAAGAAATCTTAATGCTATTACTCTTTTAGAAAAGAATTTTGATAAAATTCATTGGTCAGCGTTATCGAGAAATCCTAATGCTATTCATATTTTAGAAAATAATTTGGATAAAATTGATTGGTTTTGGTTATCAAAAAATCCAAATTCTATTCATCTTTTGGAAAAAAATTTGCTTAAAGTTCACTGGTATTATTTATCACAAAATATAAATATTTGTCATATAATTTGTAAAATAGATTATGAAAAAATGAAAGAAAATAATAGAGATTTTTGCGAAGACTTAGTGAAATATGTATTTCATCCTGTAAAAATAGATAGAATGTCAAAATATCTAAATATAGACTTTGATGAATATATTGATAAGATGGCTTTTTAGAGTAAAATAAAAATTAATTGTAACTCTTAATTCAAATGTAAAGGTCAGGCAAATTGCTATTACCTTTTTTAATTTTTATTTATATTTTTTTTACAAATTGATACTAAAAGATAATATTTATGAATATGTTTTTATTTCTTCATAAATATAAAAAAAATTGATTTTGTTTAATTGACTCTTTATTAATGACAAAATAATATTAATCATCACTTGTCTATTAGCTATGTCATCGTCAGATACTATTATTAATAAGCAACTTATTATTAAAAAATTTACTGATAATAAGAGATGCTTGGATTTACAAAATGAGATATATGAATACTTATTCTTAGATAAAATACAAGTTAAATCGCGTAAAAATAAGAGAATATTAATTGAGTGTATGAACCGCTATTTGGATAGAATTGAAGAGGAAGGAGAATGTATGTGGGGTATAAGATATTGTTTTGAACAACAACTTCAGGCAACACAATGTTTAAAATGTGGAGGTTATATCTTCATTGGAAGCACATTATTTTATAATGTAGCACGTAGAGCTTTATGTTGTTGTTCTGGATATGATGAATTTTATGAAAGACAAATTGCTTTGTTTCAATATTATGAACAAAATATTGCTAATCAACCTCTACAGATATTCATTTAATTTTAATTTAAATAATCCCTTTAACATTTTAGGAGTTGTAAAAATGATATTTTTATTCAAAATCTAACAGGCTTATCTAAAAAAATCTCTCTAAAGATATAGAGGATAAACTATTCAATATTTTATAAAAATTAAATTTTTTTGTTAATAAAATATGTAAAAATCATTTATGTTGAGGGTGTCAATTGATAATAAATAAATTCATTATATTTAGGATATACATATTGATAACTATTGCCTAATTCATCTTGAACTAAATAAGCTGGATTATTTGGTGTAGCATAAACCAATAAACAACTTCCATTTGCTATTTGTGTATAAGTATAGATCCATCCGCTAGGCACATTTAATAATTTTTCATTTAATAAATATAACTGTTCAAATGTTATATTAGGATCTGTTGCCGTCGTAGCAGTCTGCATGGCATATATTTTTTTATTAATAGTGTCGATTAAAAAAAACGCCAAAGTGCCTGATCTATAGACATAAATAGTATTTCTTTCAACAGTTGTCTCTTGATATGTTGCTGTAGAAATAATAGGAGTAGTTGCTATCAAATCTTGGATTTGATATACATTATTAGCATTCTTAAAAGGTATGTATTTATATTGAGGATATTCATTAGTGTAAACAACATTAGGTGATTTTATTGTATAATTCCAAACGTAAAAACGTTTTTCATTTTTATAAACATCACTTTCTTGTACTACTAATTCATTACCTAATACTGTGTAAAAATAATTATCTGTATTAGTTGAGGAATAAACATAATATGTTTGTGTTTTATAATCGGGATACAATAATTCTATATAAGGTAAACTTTGTGAATCAATATTACTTATATTAAAATTTGTAGTTAACCCTAAACTTTTATTTTCAATAATAGTTTGTTTCATGAGATTCAATATTTTTTGTTTACACGGTAATTTACAAAATAAAGAAGTGTCAATATTTACATTATATGAATTATATATCTCATTTATTTGATTTATAATATTTTTATCACAAGATTCACAACAATTATTATCACAACAATTATTATTTTTATTAATTGTTTCGAATACTGTTTGAATTGCTGAAACAACAGCTTCTTCATTTGTATTGCCAGTGGCAGTACTTGTTGCGCTAGAAGTACCTGTAGCAGTTGCTGTAAATGAATTGTCATTTGATACAGCATTTACTTTTACATAAGAATTTGCTTTGGCAGATGCTCCAAATTTCATTATTATACATAATAATTATAAAAAAAAATCTAAATATTTATTTAATTCTAAATATTTATTTAGTTCTAAATATTTATTTAGTTCTAAATATTTATTTAGTTCTAAATATTTATTTATTTATAAATTTTTAGTATACAATACATATATTGCTTAAAATAAAAAAATTGAAATACTTTTTTATATTAGGTTCATATGTAAAATAAAGTAATTGTAACAAGATTAAAACAATGAATCCTATCACAAGTATCTGTATTTCAAAGATTGATAAGATGTATGATGCTGAATTTATATCGGATGTTTTCGATAAAAATGGCATTGCCATGGTAAATAAAATTCTTTTAGAGCCTCGTAAAAACGACGATAAATACAACAAGGCTTTTATCGAAATAAAAGAATGGTGTGATACAGAATCAGCATTTTATTTTATATCACGCCTCAGAGATCCGCTTCGTGAAGCCAGAATTGTATATGATGAAGACAACTGGTGGAATGTGGAGATTAAAAAATTTCCTCATAAAATTTCTACAAAATGCGAAAACTTAAGAGTCATGACTATTTTCCGCGATAGATATTTCGATTCATATGAGGATGATGATACTATCACCACGAATGACGCAATAATTTCACCTCAATACGTGTCTATTGATTATGAAAAAACGAGACAATTAAAGGCCATTTTATATGGGTATAAAAATATGGATGAAATGAATGATGCTGAAGATTTTGAAGAATATTTACGCGAGGCGTATCAAGAAATTAATCACTGGAATTATGGTTATGACAAGAATATTTCTAATAAGTTAGCTTTGTAAAGTAGATAGATAATTTAAATTTTATTGTAACTTTTAATTAAAAAATGTAAAGGTGAGGCACTTGCCAATATCTTTTTTTAATTTAGATAATTATATTAAGGATAATATAATACAAAATAAATTTAAAATTATATATTTTTTTTAATTATTAATAATAATGAGTAAAGAGAAAATTGTTGAATCGATAAATAAGTTGTTTATTACAACAACAAATAATTATATTTTTATTTATACACCACCAAAAGTTGGTTCTACAACATTAGTTACATCATTAAGAGTTTCGCTTAATAAAAGTTATAATATAATACATATACATGATGAAATAATGTTAAGTGTTCTTACTGGTATAAAAGATGTAAAAATTAATGACATTATTAAATATTTATCAAAAAAAGGTAAAAATGTTTATGTTATTGATATTTACAGAACTCCGGTTGAGAGAAAAATGTCTGAATATTTTGAAAAATTATCACCTTATCATTTTAACAATACCGATGAAAATCTTTGTAATTATCCAATTAACAGAATTATTGATCGTTTTAATAAAGTATTTCCTCATCTTGAAAATAGTGATCATTATTTTGAAAAATTTGGTATAAGTGAGCCTATAACTTTTGATTTTGAAAAAAAATATACAATACAAAACATTAAAAATGTAAAATATATAAAACTACGCCTATGTGATTCTCATATGTGGGATTCTATTCTCTCTACTATTTTTAATATAGATATAATTATTATTCATGATTATAAAACTGAAGATAAAGGAATAGGAAATTTATATAATAAATTCAAAAGTGAATATAAATTGCCTTCAAATTTTATAAATTTAATAAAAGAAAACAACTATTTTAATTTTTATTATAGTGAAACAGAGAGAAACAATTACATTAATAGTTGGTCTAAAAAAACGTGTGATGAAGTAATTCCTTATACACCAGAGGAATATAAATTTTATATGAATATATGCTTAGAAAATCAATATATAAATGATATTCAATTTGATCATTATATAGACAATGGATGTTTTTGTAAATATTGTACAGAAAAAAGGAGATATATTTATTTTAGATTTAAAGCAGGTGAGAGAAAATTCGATAAAATTATACATCGTGAAGTAATAATTGAAGCAAAAAATGAAAAAATAAATGAAATAAACGATAAATTAAAAAATATTATAAATAATAGATTATCTAAATCTAAATTTGTTCCAAAACAATTTAAGATTAATGTATTACATAAATAAATTATTATATTCTTAATTTTCTAACAAATCAATTCATCCTATAATAAAATAATTTCCAAGATGACCTTTACACTCTTGAAGATTTTAAATGGCACTTCTATGACAAATCCAAAAGGTTTATAAATTTCAGAAATATGTAAATTTTGGTTATGGAATTTCTCCTAAAATTCCTGAAGTTTTAGGGTTAAGGTTAAATGAATTTCCTCACTCACTTGCCTTTTTAACATCTTTGGACATTTAAAAAATCGGCGTTTGAAATATAAAAAGATGTAAAATAAAATATAAAAAAATTGATATTAAAATATTCCATTATTGTAAATTATATAATTCTAAAATGAATAACTCGAAAACTGTTAATAAAATTAGAGAAGAAGGACTTGATAAATTTTACACAATACCAAGTTATTCAAAAAAATGTATAGATAAAGTATTTGAATTATATGATATTAATAAATTTAATTTAATCATTGAGCCGAGTGCTGGAAATGGAAGTTTTCTGAATCAAATTAATAGTGAAAATAAAATAGGTATTGATATAGAACCCGAGGGTCCAGATATTCTTAAAATGGATTTCTTTGAATATAATCCGTATTTATTGTCAAAAAATATATTAGTAATAGGTAATCCACCATTTGGTAAAGTAAGTTCAACAGCAATAAAATTCTTCAATCATGCCGCAAAATGGGCATCAATTATCGCTTTTATAATTCCAAGAACATTCCGACGACCAAGTGTTCAAAATAAGTTAGATGATAATTTTCATTTAGTTTATGATGAAGATATTCCAACTAAGCCGTGTTGTTTCAGACCACAAATGATGGTCAAATGTTGTTTTCAAATATGGGAGAAACGCGATATTAAACGTTGGTTAATAGATTTACCTACAAAACACGAGCATTGGAACTTCTTATCATTTGGACCACTGGACAATAATGGACAACCTACACCCCCAATCGGTGCTGATTTTGCTTTGAGAGCATATGGAGGTAAAATCGGAGAAATTAAAAAAGAGAATTTAAATGAATTAAGACCTAAAAGTTGGCACTGGATTAAATGTAATATTAGTAAAGATGAATTAATAAATCGTTTTAGTCAATTAGATTATTCAGATAGTTTAAATACAGCAAGACAGAATTCTATGGGAAGAGGTGAATTAGTAAGATTATATAGTGATTTCATCAATTCTGAATTGTAATAATTCATTCCAACATTTATCACCATATTTTGGTCTAATTGCGTATTCTTTATCATTTGTTTCATTTTCTAAATGTTCTTTTTTTATTTCACCTAATTTCTGAATCGTTCCATGAGCATAACCACCATATTTTAAAATCAAATTTTTTATATTTGCCTTATTTAATCTGAAGATATATAATTCTCCATTATTATTTAAATTTTCATAACTTAAATGATATGCGGTTAAAAGATATTCACAATTATGATTCATACGTAACTGTACATAATTAAATTTATTATTTTCTTTACCACCATTTGACACTTTAATTTCAAAATTTATATTATTACAAAGTAAATCTCCAACACACGATGAAGCATTATTTTTAGTCATATTGTATTTATTTTTAATATAATTTTCTATTAAAGGACCCGCAACTTGACCTGACAAATTATATATTTTACAATATATATGAGCCTCTTTTAATGTCAACTGTTTTATAATTTCTATTTTATGATTAATTTTAGAACTATCTAACACGTGTTTTAATTTGATCATAACTTCTTCCATTTTATTATTTTTACTTTATTATTAAAGATAATAAAATGATTCAATTTAAAATTATTTTTAAAATTTGAATATTCTTATTTGTATTATATAAAATAACTCCATAATATATGATAAAATACTTTTTATCTTTATCTTTATTTTTATTATATTTCATACATGTATTTTCTCATATGTTTTCAATAAAAATAATAAATACACCAATCTACAACTCAATTCCTATTATTAAATTACATAGTATTGTTTGTCTTGAAAATATAAATAATAAAAATGATGATGTTTTCTTTGTAGATTTCTCTCCTTTTGAAGACATAAGCAGACCAAATGTTATTTTAAAGCTTTTTCAAGGTAAAAAAATCCAAGGAAAAATTCGTGTATTTTGTTTTTCAAAAGAATTCTCTAAATGTATTTTTACAGAAAATAATATTTTTGAAAATTTAGATCCACAATTTAGTAATGAAAATATAAAAAAACTTAAAAATATCGATACTGATATTGTAAATATCATTACATCATGGGAACCTTCTTTTCAAGTTTACAATAGGAATTGTCGCCATTTTAGTGATTATTTACAGAAAAAATATATCTTATCTAAGGTTCAGCATTTTTAACAAAATGTTTATTCATATATTTTTGAATGTTAAAATAGGTTAATTCTTGACTATCATCAAGCCCTAATAGGATTTTTAATTTATCATCTGGTGAAATAATTTTTGAATTTGATATATTCTCTAATTTATTTTGTTTAATATAACTAACTAATGCTCTTGTTACTTCTGTTCTTGCGATTTCAGTACCCTCTTCTTTATTCATAAATTCACATAATTCTTTGGTTACTTTACTTGGTTTTGCAAATCCAGATGGTTGTCTATTTGCCTTGTTCTTTACCTTTTTCTTAATGACCTCTTTTTTAAGAAATTTCATTTGTTTTTTAACAGATTTTTCGAGTTGTTTAATGTTTTGTTGAATCCCATTAATTTGATTCTTCATGAGGTTTAACTGAGAAACTAAATTATCAAATTGTGAAAATAGCTGTTCGTTACTAAAATCTTCTTTTTCTGACATTTTATAATTAAATTTATCAAGTAATATTTAAATTGATTTTTATTAAATATTATTTAATGTCTTCTACGAGATCTTCTGGAGTGTTTTACCTTTGTTGTCTTTCTTCCTTTACTATGTTTACTATGTGTATTTTTTCTTCTTCGTGTGCCACCAGCAATACGTTCATAATTGGTAACGGATGCTTCTTCCTCGACAACCTGGCCACCCTTTTTTGATTTACGCATATTTTTACAAATAGGGCAGTTACAATTTTCCTTATGTCCATTACCTTTTTTACCACCTTTTTTAAGTTCTTTTTCTTTTTCTTTTTCTTCATCTGATTCCGAGTCTTCATCTTCTTCTTCATCTGATTCCGATTCTTCATCTTTTTCTTCATCTGATTCCGAGTCTTCATCTTTTTCTTCATCTGATTCAGATTCTTCCTCAGAACCACCTTTTTTCCATCCTTTGCCGCCTTTTTTAGCTTTTGACATATTTTTACAAATAGGACATTTACAGTTGTCTCTATGTCCATTTTTTTTCTTAGAACCACTCATTTTGTATTCTTCTTCCTCCTGATAACCTCCTCTTTTTGCTTTATTTTCCATATTCTGACAAATATGACAATCACAATTCATTTTATGACCATTTTTTCTTTTACCACCCATAAGTTTAACTTCATCGATGTCACTTTTAGTCATTATATATTTACATAATAAATAAGTTTTTTAAATTTATTATATAATAAAAATATTTTTTAAATATACCCTAAATATATCCTAAATATTTACTTTGATTCAATCGTAATAATGGTAGAACCTTGGTTTGATTTAACAAATTTGGAATTTTGATTCTTTCTTATTGGTGTTTCCTTGGATTTATTTCCTACCAAACTCCATTCCTTCTTATCAGAAGATTCTCTTGGACCTTCTCCACGAGCCCTTGGTTTTACATTTCTATCTTGATTAAATGATTTTTGTCTTGGTATTTTTGTTTCTTCTAAATGTGGTGGAGACTCAGTATTTTTAGTTGACTTATATTCATTTCTTGCGACTTTTAATTCGCGTCTTGTTTCACACATCAACTTACCTCCCCTAATTCCCGATATATTTGAAGCTTGCCATTCATGTTTGCCTGACTCTACTTTCATTAAATCAAATTCAATATATTCTCCCTGAACTAAATACTTGTATTGTTGATTTTCAACATTAATATCACTATGATGAACAAAAATATCAGTACCAGAATGAACTCCATCAGTTACAGTAACAAAACCATAACCTGCTTTGTTATTAAACCATTTTACACGTCCAGTCAAATGTTCATTAATATTATCTTTTTGAGATGACATTCTATTATAATTATCATTATTGTATTATCTTTATATCAATTTAACACAAAATATATTATTTCATACCTTGAGTAATGTAATATATATGTGATAAAACGAATCTCTCTAAATCCTCCTTTTTTCTTGTATCTATATCATTTATATCAATATTTGAAAAATCAAAAAATTCAATATTATTACAAGAAACATATTCAAAAATGGGAATTAAATTTATTTTCTCGGATTCTTTTACTTCCTTTAAATCAATTTCGTATTCTTTTGACATATATCTCACATAATTATAAATCGTTAAACCTATCATTTTCATTCTTTTATCTCTTTGTTGCTCCGCTTTTCTATTGACCATTTGAAAAACATTGAAAATCGATTCAATATAGTCGTTCATTTTATCATATCTATTCGACATTTAATTTAATATATGATTTATTTTTAACTATTTTTACTGAATAATTCTATTTCTCTCTTAAAATTTTCTATAAGTAAATAATAATTTGGTCTTTCTTCATATTCTAATGCTCTTACATATTTTAAGTAACGTAAAAAAATAATGGGGAGTTTTAATTCATATATTATATTTTTTTTTAAACTAATAATATGATTTTCATCTTCCATATCATTCCAAGGTAATGATCCTGAATAAAAATAAATTAACATATAACTTAGTGATTCTAAATCATCCCTCCTACTTAATTCTAATTTATTATGTGAATTAATGCTGGCATAGTTCTTACTACCAATCATATTACTTATTTGTTTAATTTTAATATGTTCTCCATTATTCATATAAGATTTACAAAATCCAAAATCAATCAAATAAATATTATTAATATCATCTAATCCAAATAAAAAATTATCTGGTTTAATATCACGATGAATTAAATTTTTTTCATGAATTGTCCTAAGTATATTAAGTATTTTAATTCCTATTTTAAGTGTAAGAATTAATGGTAAAGTTTTATATTTATTCATTAGGTCTTTTAATGAACCGCCTAAAAAATCTATTACCATATAATAATTATTTGTGTCTTTACCATACCACTTAACATTGGGTATATAATTAGAGCCATTGAGGTATTGATATATTTTCGACTCATTTTTTAATAGATTTAAATTATGTATAATAGGTTCAACCTTAATAGCTACATACTCATTTGTTCGCACATTCTGAGCTTTGTATATGGAGCCAAAACTACCTGAACCAATTTTATTGATTAATTTATATTTATTATTGATTATATCCATTAATAAATATAATGAAAAATTATTTAAATATTTTTATACGTCAATTATGAATAAATAATTTTATACATTTTACGTGTATATAGATTAAAGTGTAAAAACATAAAGGGTTATAACATGTGTTAAAAGCATTAAATATTGTTGAATAATTACAGCTATCTTGCTAAAATAAGAAATTGGAAATAAATCTGATATTCCAACTCCTGCTTGAATAGTTGAACTTAATAATAAAAAGTCTGTATAGGTTTTATACCTTTTATTTTTTTGAGTTTCGTTATTGCTGTCAAAGTGATCAGATAAATATAAGTACAATAATGCGAAAAATAAAATACATATTGTATGAAAAAAAACAGTTCTAATTACTATTTTCATATAATAATTAAATATAAAATTTATAATTTTAAACCTTTGGACATCTAAAACGCCGATTATTTAATATTCAATTGCTGCTCTACAAAATGGACAACTTTGATTTCCTATTGTTCTACTTGCTAAATAATTACTTTCTTTAATTTTCCATTCTGTGAATATTCTAAATAACTCATTTTCATAATTGATAATCTCTTGAATATTCATCCAATCAGGTCTATAACACATTAAACTATCCCTCGACACAATTAATTCTTGAAATGGTCTCTCATCTTCATCATATTTATAATTCATTTTTTCTAATAAGAAATTTCTATGCTCATCCTTTTTTTCATTCTCCATAATTTCTCCATCTTCATCAAATTGTTGATCATATGTCCAAATAGGCAAATTTAAATCTCTATACATACAAGGTTGTTCTAACTCAGATACACCAAAATAAATAGTTTTGTAGCAATCTAAACACACTTTATGTCTACATCTTGGCATTTCTAATGCTTTCTTTGTTTCCATACAAATAGGACATTCGTAATCATCAACCATAGTATCCATTTTTTTTAGAATTTCTCCACAAACTTCAAAAGGACAAATATCACTCTGCCAACAAAACGTAATTCCATTTTTAACACAACCGCCATAACCTGTATCTCCAGCTCCTGGTCTATTACACCAAAAACATCTTAATTCGTAAGAAACATTTATTGTCATCTTTGATAATGTAAAAAAAATGTATATGATTTTAAATTATTCAATTTTATTTAAAATATAAAAATCGGCGTTTAAAATGTCCAAAGGTGTAATGAAATTTATAATTAAACATATAAAGATTGATTTGTAACAACATATTTTAATGTAATATTAGGTATTTCTTTTAATTTACTCAAAAATGCTATGTTTCCAGTCATCTCAGCTATTTTCTCAAATTCACTTGAAATATTGTTAATTTTTAGAAGAGCTTTTACAAATTCACCTAAGAATATTTCTTTTTTAGACCCTAATTCTTGTAGAACTTGTTTACATTCTTCAACATTTTCACAGTCACACCAATTTTCTACAAAATTTAATAAATCATAATGAATATCATAGTCAAAACCAGTATTAATATTATTTGATACTTCTTTATCACGATAAATATTATATAATATTTCCACTTCTTTTACAATGTCATTTATTTGAATATCCTCTGATTTTGGAACATTATCTTTAAAATCATCTACAACCCTTATATTTGTAAAACAACTAAATAGAGCAACTAATTGCTTTGATGATAAATGGTCTATTTTTTTTTGATTATATAATTTTGCGAAAGATAAACAATGTATCTCTCTAATTTGTGATGCTATTTTACCACTTGTTGTTAGTTTTAACGAAGTTTCAATTGAATGTTCGCCTTCAATAAATCCTTCTTCCAACAACAAATATAATACTTTTTCAACCCCGGAACTAAAATATTTATTTAATGAATCATATTGATTTTGTAGTTCATTTAATTCCTTTTCCTTTTCAGAAATTTTAAAATAAATTGCTTGTTCCTGATCAATATATTTATAGTTATACTCTAAATAATCAATTCTTCTATCCATTTCTTTACGTTTTTTATTTACCGCATATTTAATATTTTTATTTAAATCCATGTATTCGTTAATAAATTCTACAGGTGTTCTTAAATGTATAGCACAATTATTCATGTTATCTAATTCAGTATGTAGCTTTGACATTTTATTATATAAGTCGCCCATTTGTTTGTCTAAATCACCAGTAATCATACTTTTACTGGCAAATTCAACTAAATTATTGTCACCAATATCAAGCAAATTTAATAATAAATTATACGAAATTTTAAATTTGGATATAAGACTTTGTGGTTTACCGTTCATCATAGTTTTATATTCAATATAATCGATATTTCGAAATAAATTATTCAGGTGAATCACATGACCAACTGTGTCCAACCCAAGACGTCCTGCTCTACCAGCTGCCTGTGTATATTCATGACTATAAAGCATGCGCATAATTTCACCATTAAATTTATTTACATCAGTAAAAATGGTTGTTTTGACTGGAAGATTAATACCGACACTCATCGTTTCAGTACAAAACAGAATTTTAATAAACCCTCTCGCAAATAACAGTTCAGTCATTTCTCTCAAAATTGGCATTAATCCTGCATGATGAATTCCTACGCCTTTTCTAAGAAGTTTTACAGTATTAACGTATTCAGGAAGGTGTAAATATTCCTCATAATTTGGTAACTTTCGAATAATATGTTCACATTCACGGTCAATAGTATAGGGAACTTTGCTATCAAATTCAAGGAGATTCGCTGTCATTTCTTCCGCACAAATTTCCAATTGTTTACGTGAAAAAACATAACAAAGAGCTGGTAGCATTTCTTTTTCAACTAAATGTTCAGCCAATTTATTTAAAACCTGTTGTCTTTTAACTCTGATATTATGTTTCTCAAATAATTTCAACACTTTTTGTGTATTTTGATAATTAATATCGTTAAAAACATTTTTCTCATTTTGAATGACAAATGGTTTATTGGTTAGATTTCTAATTTCTTCTTGAGTTGCTTTATCTTTTATATACTTATTAATTGATAATGGTCCTGTAATAAAACTATAATGAATAAGAGGTACTGCTCTTATCTGTTTCTTTGTCAAAAATACTTCTTTTTCGATAGGTTTTGAAATATCACCTTTTGTTTCGAGCCAAAAAGCAAATTTTTCAGGGTCATCTAATGTAGCTGATAACCCGATCATTTGAATATGTGAAGGTAACAGAATTATACACTGTTCCCATATGTGACCTCTATGCTCATCATTAATCATATGAATTTCGTCGAATACAACACAGCCTAATTCTTGTTCAATATCCATATCAAATGATACGGAAGAATTAGGCATTGGACCCGAACTTTTTATTTGATAAAGTTTATTCAATAAAATTTCTGTGGTCATGATTAACACATCGGCATCTGGATTGCAACGCAAATCACCAGTTAGAATTCCTATACGCACATTAGGATATTTATTTGTAAATGCGTGAAATTTTTCATTACTAAGAGCTTTAATAGGACTTGTGTAAATAACTTTCTTTCCTTTTGAATGAAAATATTGAATTGCGAATTCTCCGCCAAATGTTTTTCCTGTTCCTGTAGGTGCTGTAATTAACACATGATTTCCAGTAACAACTCCTTCAACACACCATTTCTGAAAATCATGCAATTCATATAAATAATTCTCATAATACTTTTTATACTCTTCTTCATTAGATTTAGGATAGTTATAATTGCATATCTTTACCATTTTATAAGATATATAAATTATATTCAGTGCTTTATATAGTTTTATTTTATGTTTTAAACAATAATTCCCAACATAATATGAAATCTTAATTTGTCATCATAATAAAAGCCATTTGTTGTATTGATTTTTGACTTAGTAATTGTTTTATCTAGAGTTTTGAAATCTCCAAATGAAAGTATCCTGGTTAAAATATTTAGAAAATTCATCAATATATTATGAGTATTGATATTTCTTTAATAATATTTATATTATAAATTAAAAAAATTGAATACTTATTTTGAAAAATAAGACACAATTAAACAAGTATTAAAATGTCTCTTTGTTGTGATGATTTATTCTATCAAAAATCAAATGATAGATTTTATTTTACTAATAAAAATGATGAAAATAGTATATCTAAAAGAAGAATAAAGAAATTTAGTTCTGCTAATATCAAATTAATAGAATTTAATATTAACATAATAAAGCTAACAAAAATAATGAATAGTATATTAACAGATTTTTGTGAAGCAAATGTCATAGGTTATGAAAAAAGAAAAAATAAATATTGGTGTAAAAATTATCACGGTAAAGAATGTTCGCTACATATAGAATTAGAAATAATTTATGAAAGTATTGAGTATTCAACTGTAAAATTTATCCCTGTAATAGGAATAGAAAATATAATAGAAAAATTTGTGTCAAATTTCGTAGAATCCATTGAACTTTATAGAACTTCGCCATTTATAAGGGCATGTTTGGAGAAAAACTGGGGTCTTTAAGTAGGGTAAATTTATTATTTTTTAACGTACTTAAAGGAACATTATACTACATTATGTAGTATAATTCGCAAAAATAGCCCAGAAAACGGTCGCTACATTATGTAAAGAAGGCGTCCGAATTTCGAATAGAAAAGTATCTGAACTTTTTGAAAATGGACAAAAAAAATGTCCAAAATGAAAAAGTGCCGATATTTTATGGCGAAAAGGCGCGCCGCCTTACCATATTTTAAAATTATCGTGTGGTTGCCAAAAAAATAATTTTCATTTTGTTACGATATAATTTTTTCAAAAAGACTTAAAGGTTTTTTCTCATCCTCCAGTATAGAGGATGTTGGAGGATTTAGAAAACCCAAAAAAACCCATTGAATATTTTTGCGAAAAATGTAACTTTATATCGTGTAATAAAAAAGACTTTAGTCGACACATAACCACATCTAAACACTTAAAGATGATCGATGGATTAGTTTTAGAGGATGATTTTACCCAAAAAAAAAATAAAAAAAATAAACCTTATATTTGTGAATGTGGAAAAATATACCAATACAATCAAGGTCTTTGGAAGCATAAAAAAACCTGTAATATTTTTAATGAAGAAAATAACGTAAAAAAAATAACTACTACATCTTCGAGCGAAAGTGAGATTAAAATACTTACGAATTTAGTGCTTGATGTAGTAAAACAAAACCAAGAATTAACTAATAAATTAGTCGATATTTGTCAGAGCAATATTGGTAATAAACAAACGAATAATATATCACATAGTAACATAAATTCCAATAATAAAACATTTAATCTACAATTTTTTCTTAACGAGACATGTAAGAATGCTATGAATATAACGGATTTCGTGGATTCTCTCCAACTTCAACTATCAGATTTAGAAAACGTAGGTAAACTTGGTTATGTAGAAGGTATTTCCAGTATAATTGTAAAAAATTTAAACGCATTAGACGAGACAACCAGACCTATTCATTGTACAGATAAAAAGAGAGAAACATTCTATATAAAAGATGAAGACAAATGGGAAAAAGAAGACGAACAAAGGAATAAAATTAAAAAAGTAATTAAAAACGTTGCGTGTAAGAATCAACGATTATTAATGAAATTTAAGGAAAATCATCCAGGATGTAATTATAGTGATTCGAAATATGCGGATCAATATAGTAAATTAGTAATTGAAGCTATGGGTGGAACAGGAAATAATGATATAGAAAAGGAAGAAAAGATTATAAAGAAAATAGCAAAGGAAGTTACGATTCAAAAAGGTATAGAAATTATAGATTAAATATGATTAAAAAATTGGTTTATTTGTTACTAATTCTTGAACAATCATTCCTAATGAACTGATCATAGCAAGTCTTCCGTTATTAAGTTCTGCGTTTAACATGAATTCTTCATCTTTTTTTAAAAATGTTTTAGGTAAAGAAAATCCTACATTACCTGGTTGATAATCTTCTTTCATTAAAAAATATTTACTCGTATTTGTATATGGATTTTCCCATCCTAATAATATTGATTGGAATTCACTAGAAGCAATAGTAATCATAAATACAGATAACGTTATTAAATCAGCATTATCTAAAACGTGTATAGCTTGTTTATGAGTTACTAATTCTGTAACAGGAATTGCTAAAGATGAAATCATTCCCCATCTACCATGTTTAATTTCACTTTCACGAAGTTTTACAAGTTCGTGTTGTTGTTTATTCTTAGAAAATCCCAATGGATCAAAAAATCCAAGTGGTTTTGTAGCACCATAAAAATTAAAACTATTTACTGAATAGCAGAGCAAAGTAAACAAACTGAATAATAAACTATTCATTTTATACATAATATGGAATTTAATCTTTAAGTTTTTATTAAAATATATATATTTTAATTAGTATATATATTTATATATATTTCAAATTCTCTATTATAATAAATGAAGTCTAATTTTTCTTTTGAATTTCTCTTCATCATTGAAGAGAAATAATTTAAACTTCTTATTTGTAAAATTTTCAAAATCTTCTTGCAATGTAAGTCTTGAGGATAGTTTTAATTCAGGCAAAAACACAACATATTGATGTAAGCCATCATTTCTGTATATTTTATCGAATAAATAACCATCATATTCTTTCTCCATAGTTTCTGGATTATTATTACATAAATCAAGTAATGAACAATCACATTGAACTTTTCTTATAGAACGCATAGTAGTATTAATATAATCGATTTCCTTTAACCATTTATTGTAAAAAATAATGGCCGTTTCAGATAACTCTATGATATTATTTGTAAGTTGAAATTTAATCATATTTAATAAATCCACCAATCTACGGATAGGACTTGTTATATGTATATATGCCTCAACATGAAGCAATTCATGTCTCGTTTCAACAATTTCAGAACCATCTATATATTGTCCAGACGCACTATTCCAAATTTTAATAAATTTACCTACATCTTCTGGTAGCCAATCAGGTACACTAAATTCCTTCTTGATAATTGTAGAACGAAATATTCCGGTTTTATGTTTAATAAGATTAGTAGCAGAATGATAATTCATTAATATCATAAGATAAGACACCATTTCATGACTATTTCTTACATTATTAATGTATTTATAGTTCTTGGAAAGTTCCTGTGTTAAATCTAAAATACTATGATATTTGGGGTCACCTAACAAGTTAGGGTGTTCATAAACATAATTATGAGAAACTTTTATTAATGCGTTACAATATTTCACATCTATAATTTGATTGTTTTTAATAAATATATCCATAACAAAAGCGACTCTTCTAACATTCTCTTGTAAACTACACAAACAATCAGATAATATAGTTGGTAACATTGGTCTTTTCTTATCTGGTAAATAAATAGTAGATATTCTTCTGGAAAAAGAGTTCCATAGGTTTAATACATCCATCCAAATAGTAACATTTGATATATAAATACTTAATTGTTTGACATTATCATCTAATTCGATAATGCTAAATCCATCATCAAAATCTTGACTATTTAATGGGTCGATTGTCATTATATGCCAAAAATTCTGGTCAGTTCTGTTCTCAATATTTGGATACTTTGTCTTAATTTGTTCGATAATTCCTTCGTGTGATTTACTTTCAATAGATTTAATAGTATCTTTTTGAAATTTTTGAATAGATGTGTTTAAACTTTTACAATATAGCTGATATTCATAAAAATTATCTAAAATATCAACCGGACCGATAACATTATCAGGTTTGGCTCTTGGATGTTTATCTTCCCAGTGTTCAAAATTTATTGTTACATAAAGATTTTTAAAAACTTTAGAGAAACCCATATGTTTAATTTCATATGGGACTAAGAAAGATGGTAACCGAATATCATCAGGAATACATTTGTATAATAATTTACCACCGTGATAATGAGAATGATTTTTAGTATATGTTTTTCCAGCCTCTAAACAATATTGTCTCCCATAAGTTTTATTTCCATCGAGAATTAAAACTCCTGGTATAGCTGATCCTGAACGGATAGTAGAATGTAAAATATTTACATTGCCATTTTTATCTATAGAAAATACATCATTTGTAAATAACTTACTGTGAAACGGATTAATATTTACTTCCATTTTATTGAATTTATTAGTTTCAAATACTTCCCAGGAACTATAATTCCGGTCATTAACATGTATTTTATACATCATTATACTACATATATGTGTTAAGATATCTTTAAGTATATATAAAAAAAATTGAATAAAAAAATGTTAAAATTATTTTAACCCAATATAAAGGAATGAGTTCAATTATGGATCCTGAAAATAGAAATAATCGTCAAACTGTAACAAGAAACTGCTCATTTTGTAGAAGAAATGGTCATAATATATTAACATGTAATGATGTTCAATTACGTAATTTTGAAGCAATTTGTTATAACAATATTTCTTCTATTACAAATAGAAATAATATGGAAGCTGAATTTCGTAATTTCTTATTATCAGAATGGTTATATTACCCAAATTATGTGAAATCATTCGCTATTAGATATTGTAGAGCACCATCAAGAGGTAATATAGATGTTTTTATTGATAATATAATGATACATTTTCAACCTATTATTGAATATAGAAGAATATTATTATCCAGAGAAAATATTGAAACATTCAATGAACCAATTCATCCAAATCAAAGAGACCCAGTATCAATAACACATAGATTATTGACTAGAGAAGTACATACTTTATTGTTTATGGAAATGATAATGTCAATACATGAAACTCTTGCGAATCAAACCAGAAAATTTGATATAAAAATGAATATCTGCGAAAAACCAGAGATAACAAATGAAAAATGTGAATGTAATATATGCTACGAAGAATATGAAAATAAAGAGTTTATTAATTTTAATTGTGATCATAAATTTTGTAAAGATTGTGTTAAAAAATCTTTACAAAATGAAAAAAGACAAAATTATTTCTGTCCTTATTGTAGAACAGAAATTAAGGAATTTTATTTTAATGATGAAATAGTATTAAATGACTTCAGTAATTTTATTTAGAATAAAAATGTATGGTTCACTTCAATTATCAAATTTTATTTTTAAAAAGTGTAAAATATAAAATCATCATTCATGAAATGGAATATCTTTTTTTTAAATCTGAATTGGTTGAGAAGAAATACAACCTGATCCTCCTTTCATAACTAAATTAGAATTAATAGAAGATGTATTTAAAGGAGGCGTTGGGTCCCCACCTCATCCACCACGCATTTTGAAACGACGTTTTGTAGTTCTAATTTTTCTATTCATTTTAGATTTTCTCTCAAATTTTTTAACCTTATTTCTTTTTCTTTTACGTGTCTTTTTGAAAGGATTTAAAGACGAGAATATATTTGTTAGTGTCATTATAATATATTATAATATTATTTTTTTCTGCAATTCGGTACCTACCATATTATTGTCATTATAATTGCTAATTTCGTTATTGTTTTCGTTATTGTTTTCGTTATTGTTTTCGTTATTGTTTTCGTTGTTGATATGAATATGATTATCATGTACTAAGTCTTCATTATCAACAGGCACAACAATATCATTTGATTTGCTTAAATCTTTTATATCTATTTTTTTAACAACATTTCGCTTTACATTCTGAATTTGTAACGCGTGTAGACAAATATAAGGTAAAACAGCTAAATTGTTCATATAAGTTCTATAATTAAAGAATGAAATACTTGTATTATTAGTATTAAATTTAATACTATACCACCAATATGCGGGAATGTATAATGTTTTGCCAGGTAACAAGGTAAATTCAAGACATTTAATTTTATCAAAATCAGCAACAAACTTTGGTTGTGGATTCCAAGGGTCAATTGGCGATCTAAATTCGAAATTCTCATAATCATAAATTGGATGTAAATATTTGGTGCTTTGAGGTGGAGCGAGCTTGATTTGAGCACTGCCTTGTGTCAATAGTAGATAATTTCTGTAGTTAATTTCATAACGAAATGGTGTACAAGTTTGCGCGCTGCCCATTAGCAAATCGTAATTACAGTTTGACACCATATATGGTCTTAAAAATTCGTCATTATAACGCATATTCTTCGCAACACCTGTTTCATCTAAAAAATCCTTGTTATTTTCGGAGTAATAAGAGGAACTATTGTCTTCATCAAATAATTTAATAGAAGCATGAAGTGGTAATGGCATATATAATTCTGTATTTGGGTCATTCTCTCTAACATTACGAATTTTAATCTCAAATGCATTGTAATTGTTGCTGATGTAATAGCGATTTGATGTTTCTAAAATCTTCTGACAATCAAAATCAAATATGACAGGTTGTCTTAAATCACATATTTCTTCTAATCGGTCTTTAGATGGCTGTTCAACTTCATACATTTCCAAGTCTTCACCTGTTTTCAAATGAAATTGAAGATGTAAATATAAAAATAAAACTAAACAAAATATAAAAAACGCTATTATTATTCTCATCTTAATTAAAAATGATAATAATATTTATTGAGTATAACGAAGTTATTCGTCAACCATTTTCGGTGCTATATAAAAAGTGAGTGAACTGTCATTTCCTAAACTATAATTAATTCTCATAGGACATTCATTACTTAAACAAAAATCAATTTCATTCGATAATTTATTGGTTATACACATTTTACTGATATATAGTAAACTATATGTTAAATTAACTTCTTCATTTTCTACAATTGAATAACTACTCATATCATCGACTGGAATATCAACACGCATTTCGACAGAATATCCTATTGTAGTAAATTTTACACAGTCTTCGCAACATTTAATATTTAAATCATCTCCGAAATTACTTAATTGTGATAACATATCTGTTACTTTTTTAGATGGAAGTGTAAATTCACAATCATATTCTGTAGTTGGTATATTCATTTCTTCATATTCATATTCAAGTAAAGGTAGTTTAAAAAATTTATTATAATCACTCTTTTTACAATTATTTTCCATATTTTTAAGTTCAATGAACAATGAATCAGTATCTTCTAAATAAAATAGTAAGCTTTGTTCTTCTCCTTTAGTACTTATAATAGAATGAAAAAGCACACTATCAAAACACAATTCATATTTTTTATCCACTTTATAATAATTAAACCATTCAAAATGTAATTTTAAATCGAAAAGACAAACATGCGATTTATCCATACCTTGAATATGAAAAGTATCTTTATCAACAGCTAAATTAATTTGAGATGATGAATTTTTAAGAACATGAAAAATAGATATAAGCGAATCTTTTTTTCTTTTATCACTAATAAAAAATGCGGTCTTTTTTTCTTGAATAAATTCCATATTAAATATAATTATTATGTTATATTTAATACATATTTATATTTTTAATTATTAGCTAATTCTTGCTTAATTAAATTTTTTAGATCGACCGATATTATAGTATTCTTTTCATCAGTATTATTTTGTTCTTGGTCTTGTTCTTGGTCTTGTTCTTGTTCTTGGTCTTGTTCTTGGTCTTGTTCTTGGTCTTGGTGTTCTGGAGAAAAACGTTTTTCTAATTCACTTAAAGCTATTTCATAATCAGCTAAGTTTTGTGTTACTTCTTGTGTGAACATATCATATTTCACCATAAATGACTTAAGAATATCCTTAGTTTCAGTTAAATCTCTATTAAATTTAAATACTTGTTCTGTATTCTTAGCAAGTTCAATAGTATGCTTTGAGACTACATCACCCATTGTTTTAAATTGTTCATTTAAAGTTTTTATTTCTTCACTTAATTTATTTCTTTCTTCAGGTTGTGAAGTGGTAAAACCATTCTTTTCAAGTGAATTCAAACGATTGATAATAGAGTTTAATACAGAATTATCTATTATTTTATGATTATCTGGAACTCCTGATAGTTCATTAGAACCAGATGATTTAGTCTGTTCTTCATGATCAGTATCAATAATCCATTGTTCAACTCTTCCAAGTCTCAATGTAATAAGACCAACCGCATCAGAAATACTTAGCTTCTGAAATGGTAAGCCATTTTGTTGTCGTTCATAAAATTGTTGATTTTGTTGAGGAATAAGTCTTCCAGGTTGTTGTTGTGGCTGCGTTGATCTGGCAGTTCTAACATTATTAGGTGGTAGAGGCATATTATAACCCATATTCATAGGCATTTGTTGAGAAAAAGCGGCTTGTGAACCAATAGATGTAATTGGTCTATTTCCACTAACAGGTGGAGCATTTTCTCCAGCCCGTTTTGCTCTGGCAGCGGCAAGTGATCTTGAACTCATTAATATAAATATAATACAATTTGTTTCTAAATAACTTACGCAAAAAGATATTTACATTAAATAAAAAAATTATATTTTTAAATTATATATGGAAAAATTTATTATTTTAGGAAATCGTGTTCCTTATGAGTATTTTATAACATCTGGTTCAGGACAATCTAATGTTGGTTCAGAAGGTCTCCCGTATGAAACTGGCTCCTATGACGAAGCACTTACTAAAGCAGGAATTGAAGATGCGAATATTATTGAATACACAAGTGTTATTCCAACTGGAGCTAAACAGATTTCAAGAGAAGAGGGAATAAAAAGAATCAGATGGGGTGAAGTATTAGAATGTATTAAAGCACAAGCAAATGGAGAGAAAGGAAAATTTATTAGTTCTGCTGTTATGACAACTGATGTTTATGATCCAAATGGAAAGTTTTTAGGTGGTTTTGCGTGTGAATATTCTGGAAGTGGGTCCAAAAAAGAGGCAGAACAATCTTTAGAAGGTTCTATAGATGGTATTATAGAGAGAAGAAATTATGGGAAAACACAAGGCGGAGCTAAAATGTACGAAGATAATGTAACAGATAAAGGTTACAAATATCATCCAGGAAAAATATTCGAATATCAAGGTTTACAAGTAACAGATGACCATGGAACAGTTTTAACAGCAATTTGTTTTGTCTCTCATAAATATCCAGATTTATCTTCTACTAAAGGCGGTCGAAAAACAAGAAAACATAGAAGAAAATAGATATTTTATATTTCATCACCATATTTATCAATAACAACACATTGTGATATGTTATGTATAATTTGTTGTTGTTACTTGTTGTCCATTTATATTGCCGTCAGTGAAAGAACACACCTTTTTATGTCTTGATAATCCAGACATATATTTATAAATATTGCCGCATTTACATATATATTCGGCATTTTTTGGCATTAAATAGTTATCATTTGATATCATTTTATTATCATTGTGTTTTTTGGTCTGAATATGTAATAAATAGTTTGATTTTTTAAAGCATTTAAAATGACAAAATTCACATAAAAATTTTCTGCATTTTTTGGCATTTTTGCATTATCCATAATTACCATATAATGATAATAAAAAAATGCCTAAATACTTTTTCATAAAAATAATAAAAAATTTAAAATCATAAATTTTTCATTTACAATGCCAATTTAGACGATAAAGATGTAAAATAAAAACCGGAAAAATTCAGTCAGTAAGAAGTGTTTTGACAATCTGTTTTTGGACATTTTTTTCGTCCATTTTGAAAAAGTCAAAATACTTTTCTATATAAAATTCGGGCGCCCTTCATATGTAGTGAAGTATTTTTTATATAAAATCCAGATAATTTAAAGAGTTTCTCTTCATCATGTAGTAATTCGGTCTTAAGTAGTTTTATAAAATATTATTTCAAGCAATCATTTCAACCTTAATAGCTTCATGGCTTTTATAATTATGAATTTCAAAATCATCCACTTGATAATCACTAATATTCTCTCTAATTTGTTTTATAGATAATGTTGGAAATTCAAATGGTTCTCTTTGAATCTGTAATTTAGCAGCATCCATAGCATTTTCGTATAGATGAACATTTCCCATAAAATAAACAAACTCATGAGCTTCTAATTCACAATGTTTAGCTATTAAATGAGTAAGAAAACAATACGAAGCGATATTAAACGGCTGACCTAATATGGCGTCAACAGACCTCTGATACATTGAACAACTCAATTTATTACCATCATGTACATTAAATTGACATAAAATATGGCATGGAGGAAGAGCCATTTGGTCCAGTTGAGCAGGATTCCAAGCAGTCATAATAAGACGACGACTATTTCTTTCTTTAGGTTCTTTTAAAGCGTCAATTATTTGTTGAAGTTGATCTATACCTTTAACAGATTGTGATTCTTTAAAAATATCTGGTTCATCTGGATTATATAATCTTTTACCTGTAAAGCAATTATAGTTAGCATTAAAATAACGCCATTGATAACCATATCCTGGCCCAATAATATCTTCTGGATATAATTTTAAATCGCGACTATCCAAAAATTCTCTCGAAGAGTTTAAATCCCAAATATGAACTCCTTGTTCTTTTAGTAGCTTATTATTAGTTTCACCACGAATAAACCATAACAATTCCTTTAGACAAGTCTTCCAAGCAGTTTTTTTGGTAGTTAAAATAGGAATTTTACCATCTTTTAGAGAGAAACGCATACTATGACCAAAAATACTCTTAGTTTTGCCATTTCGTCCTTCTTCCCAAACACCATTTTCAAGAATATTTTCAAGTAAATTTAGGTATTGATATTCTTCATGAGAAAATTTGTTTAAATTTGAAAAAATGTTATCAGACACTTTAGTTTCTTTATTTAAAAAATCATAATTATTTATATTTTCGTTATATGAGAATATTGCATTTTTATAATAAGGTTTAAAGTCATTCTTTTCAGTAAAATGTTTCATAATATATTTAGAATTTAGTTTTTAAATTATTTACTTAAAAGACAATTTAATTAAATAATTTCTAATTATACCCTATAGGGATATGGACAGTTCTGATGATTCAAAAAGTTTCTTTAAACATGTTTTCAATTTTGACGATGATTCAAAATCAGAAATATTAAATATACTTCAATACTCCGTTTTAGCAATAATACCAATTGTTATATTGAATAAGAGTATGCAGAAATATGTTCCTGAAGGAGATGATAAAAAAAGTAGTTTAGAAATAACAGCCGAAGTTATCATTCAAATAGTTGTCATGTTTATTGGTTTGCTACTAATACATAGAATAATTACTTTCATACCCACATATAGTGGCGCTAAATATCCTGATTTTCATATTGTATACATAGTTTTGGCTGTTTTAATGATAACGATGAGTTTACAAACCAAATTAGGGGAAAAAGTATCTATTCTTGTAGATCGTGTTACAGAATTATGGGAAGGTAAGAAAGAGCAAAAGAAAGGAAGTAAAAATGGAAATGTAAAAGTATCCCAACCAATATCTGGACAACAAGGAACTATAACAGGTCAACCAATGGGCGGTTACACTGATGGGACTGCGATTAGTTCATTACCAACATATGATATTGTCCAAGGAAATCAAAACACAATGATGCCACAACAATTGCCAAATTATGATAACATGTACAGACAAGATAATACACCTTTAGTTGGCGCAGCAACGCCTGGTGGAGGAGTTACGGAGGGTTTTAATGAACCTATGGCCGCAAACGCTGTTTTAGGAGGTGGAAGTAGTTGGGGTTCTTGGTAGAAAAATAAAAAAATTAAATGAAAATAATATTAATTTAAAAATTATTTATTTAAATTAATAACTATAATGGATGTAAATAAACTATTAAAAGCGTTGGATGATGAATCCAATGAAACATTAATAAATTTTACAACCGAAAAAATTAAAGAAATGAATTTAAAAATATTAAAAGAGCTACATCTTACAAAAAAAGAAACTTTAGATATATTTAATAAATTAAAAGATTATAAATATATTGACGAAATGAATGAATTGAAATATGGTACATTTATAAGATGGATACCGATTGAAGATCCAAGTAATATTTATTTAACAAAAGGAGCATTATTTTGTGAAACAAAAATTACAGATGAAGGTGTATTTTTTGTATGTAAAAATTTTGGTTTTCCAAAACGTCATTTTCGTATATCCATGGACAAAAATCTAATATTCCAAAAGTTGACAGATCAAGAATTAGTACTATTATCCGCATTAGATCATTTGTCTGAATCCTTATAGGGTATACACCTTTTATAATAATATCATTATTCTTATATAATTCTTAATATCTTCTTTGTCTTCGTCTTCTGGTTTTACCGCCCTTGTAAATTTCCATTTCTGACCAGTTTGGGTCATCCTTCGTATCATATTTAGACATTTGTGTTCTTTCCATTTTTTCTCTCTCTTCAAATGTTGGTCCTTGAAAAACAGCAGCAGCTTCTTGAGGCGATGATGGTCTTGATAAAGATGAACGTAAAATTTTTTTATTATACTCATCAAATCTTTCCGGATCTGGCGGAACACCATATGGTTTTACTTCTGATAGTTCAGGACCCATTTCTATATCATATTCTTCTCCACCGCCTCTTCTCTTTTTTGTTTTACAATTTTTACAATCACTAAATAATCCTGGAATAAATATACCATTTTGAATCATTTTGATATGATGTCTATGTATTGGTTTTTTAACAGTAGAAACCTTTCTACCCTTTCTATATTTGGTAATACTTTTATATCCTCTACCTTTCTTAATACTTACTTTACGAATTATTTTTCCACCTTGTTGAACTTTAGTTTCAGTATTTTCATAATTGAAACCTTTCATAAATTAGATATAGAAAATAATATAATTAATTTATATAATGAATAAGGACGCATTAGTTCATCTATTTCATATTATAATAGTTGGTGGTTTATTTTTATATGTCGGTATAAATGGAGAGAAAATATATAAGCCAATATTTTCTGTAGTTCTATTTTTAGGATTTATAATAATATTTTATCATTTATACAAAATATATGGATATCTAAAGGCTGGTAAAGGTATCTGGGTAAATTTAATACACGTATTTATAGTAGGACCTTTATTACTATTAATAGGCTATTATGGAGTTGAAACAAGTAGAAAATATTTTGAATTATTACTGATGTTAGGATTTGCGGCAATAGGTTATCATTTATATTATTTGTTTCAACAGTGATAAATTTTCAACAGCCATAAATTTTCAACAGCCATAAATTTTCAACAGCCATAAATTTTCAACAGCCATAAATTTTCAACAGCCATAAATTTTCAACAGCCATAAATTTTCAACAAGGATTTTGAATCCATTTTTTAGTAACAGAGATTTCTACACTTTCTAAAGCACCTTCAGTCCAACCTTGATTTCTTGAAACAGCTTCACCAACCACTAACATACCATTTTCAGGATGCTGAGCTAAATGAATAAATTCTTCTCTCGACTTATATAACTCTTTATTTAATGGTTTATAATAATGAGTTCCAATTGGCCAATAAAAGTCTTTAATAGCAATAATATGTATTGAATTTTCAGGAATACCCAATGATTTTTCAATAAGTATTTCATATAATTCTCTATTTTTTTTCGTATTTTGTAGATTATTTTTAAGCGCAATGGTATTACTATTATCATTGTAAGCAATCATATAAACACCATTGTTTGGGTCCATAGGAATAATACGTTGTAAAGGTCCAGGTAGAAATGTAAATCCTTTCACATATTGCTTCATAATTGGTATGGATTTTTTAGTAAATTTAGCATATAAACGAAGAAAAGGCTGTCCTTCAATATCATTATAAATAGGTTTAGATATAAGTTTTCTAATAGTGTTAATTGTAGACGCAATAATAACCCGATTACATAAATATTGAAAACCATTTTCGGTTTCAATTAAAAATCTACAAGGTTGTTCTTGTGTTTTTATAATTTTAATTACATTATTTGAAAATTTAAAATGTGAACTCCCTATAAAATGGTAAAGTTTTAAGACAAGTTTTTTCCATGGAACATGAAATGCTTTCCAGCAACAAGAATTATCTTCCATACCATAATAATATAAAGTTTCAAAAACATCTTCATTCTCATAATCAGTATATCCGATATTTAATATGAATTCTTTATAGAAATCCTCACCCAAAACTTTAGTAGCAAATTGTTTAAATGTTAATTGTTGATTTTTAAATCTTGGATATTCTCTTTTAAGATGATTCGTTATATTATTAATATCCACATTTTTAATTAATTTAGATTTATGAGGGTTAATAGTATATTCTGGCATAATAAATTTAAAATCATGTAGTAAATTACGTAGTAATTTATCTTTATTTTTCCTACCAATACCAGCTCCGGTGACAATTTCAGTGTCATAAAATACTTCATTACTTGTTCTACCTCCAATCCAATTTTTTTTATATTTTTCTAAAATAAGAAAAGATGTGTCAGGTGAGAATTCTTTTATTTTATATGCGCTATATAAACCAGACATTCCACTTCCAATAATGATTATATCAACATATTTCATTCTATACTATTAAATATTATTTTTATTTGTTATTTTTTCTTGTATTATTCTTATTTTTTCTTGTATTATTCTTTTTTTTAAGAATAATAGATTGCTTTTTCTTACATGTGAATTTTCCACGTTTAAAACCTTTATTATTAATAATAGTTTTAGTACAAATACCAATAGAACGACTTTCAGATAAATTATCAACTTTTTTGATACATCTACATAATTTACTAACAATTAAATTTTCAGCACTCGATTTTAATAAACGTTTAGACTTAGGTATAGATTTTTTATAAAATTCTAAAATGCTTTTATAGTCTTTTATTGTAAGATTAGACATTGATTTATATATTTTACAGATAAAATAAATGAACTATTTATCAAAAATAAATAAAAGTAATAAATTAATTTATTTTAAAATACATCTTTCTCAATATATGTTAGTAATGAAAATTGTCGTATTTGATTTAGATGAAACGTTGGGTTATTTTACACAATATGGTATATTTTGGGATAGCTTAGCAAATTATTTAAAAAGTAAAAATAAAAATCAATTAACACAGAGTGATTTTGATGATATATTAGATTTGTATCCTGAATTTCTAAGACCAAATATAATAAATATATTAATTTATTTAAAGAATAAAAAAAGATCAAACTGTTGTCATAAGATGATGATTTATACGAATAACACAGGTCCACGAGAATGGGCAAAATATATAGTAAAATATTTTGAAAAAAAAATTAATTTTAAAATAATTGACCAGATCATAGCTGCGTTCAAAATAAACGGAAAGCGACTAGAAATATGTAGAACAACTCAAAATAAGACACATAAAGATTTAATTAAATGTACCAAAATACCAGCAGATTCTGAAATTTGTTTTATGGATGATTTTTTCTATCCTGAAATGGTAAATGATAATATTTATTATATCAATATTAAACCTTATATGTATGAACTAACATTTGAAATTATGATTAAAAGGTTTTTAGATTCGGATATAGGAAAAAAATTAGTAGGTGAAGATAGAAGCGAATTTGAAGAATTGATGATAAAACATATCAAACTATTTAAATATATGGTAGTAGAAAAAAATGAAAAAGAATATGAAGTAGACAAGGTATTAGGTAAACATATAATTACACATTTAGAACAATTTTTCAATCATTCTACAAAAAATAGAACGATTAAAAATAGGGGAAATAAAAAGAATAGAACATTTAAAAAACGTGATTAGCATATATTATATAACTTTTCTATCAATTAAATTTTTAATTTTTTGTTTACACCCTTGAAGATTTAAAATGGCACCTCTGTGCAAAATCCAAAAGGTTTATCCATTTCAGGAATGTGTAAATTTTGGTTTTGGAATTTCTTCTAAAATTCCTGAAGTTTTAGGTAAGGTTTTACACCTTTTTACATTTCAAATGCCGATTTTCAACAAGCCACATAAATACTTGTTTTTGGGATTCTATTATTCGATATTCTACTTCATTTGTAAAAAATGTAAAATCAATAGTAAGGAGTTTCACCTTACGATGGTCCAACTTTACCCAAATCAATTGGTGAAGGACGAAATGAGTAGCAAAACGCAATATGCTTTGTTTGACTTTTGGTCTCACATACTACTGCTAAACAATCTTAGTAAGATTGGAAGTAACCTCATTTATTATCATTATTACTTAATGTATAAAAGTATTTTTATAAGTTTTATTTAATAATATTAGGCGTTTGAAATGTAAAAAGGTGTAAACGAAGTAAAAAATGAAAATCCTCACTCACTTGCCTTTTTATAAGACAGAAGACCTTCCCTTACTGGAGTAATTCATCATAGACTTCTTACTCCCCGTTAGGGATTACTAATTAAATTAAGTAAATTGTCTTTAAGTTGTTTTTGTCCCATTTTAAATCTTCAAGGGTGTAAAACGATCTAAATATTTATTTAATGCTGTAGTGGTTAATATAAATAATCCAGCACTAAATGCTATTTTGCGATCTAAATCTGTAAATTCATAAGAACTTCTTAATGGATTAAAACGCCATATCAAAAATAAACATATGTAAATTCTTATATAGTAATGTAAAGATTGTAAATATTTTGGAGCTGTTTCAGATAATCCGAATGATGATAAAATAATTAAAAAATAACTGGTATATATAATAATATCAAATAATCTTTCTTGAATTTTATTAATATGCTTATTCATATATAATTAATGAATATTATTTATTCATTCTGTTCATTTAGTTCCTTTTTCAGTTGTTAAAGAACTATATACATCCAAAGTTCTTGCGCTTGGATCAGTAGCATCAGTGTACTTAGGCATCCAAAAATAAGGCAAAATATGGCTACAATTTGGATAAAATCCATCAAAAATTTCCTTGTAATATTTTTTCTCTAATTCGATGGATGGATCCAAATTTGAACTATCCAAACTATAATGGAAGACAATATATTCTTGTAATATTGTGAATAAGGATCTACCTTGTGGACTTACGCCATCGCTAAATGCTTCTTTTCTTCTCCAAAGAATATCATGTGGTAAAATCTGTCGTCCATTGGAGTTCTGAAAATACGATTCATGAAAACTACTTCTTAACAAATATTTTTCTGGATGATGATAATGATTATGGTTACGGTAAAAACAAGGAATATTCAATACACAATTAACAAAAGTTCTATCTAAAAAAGGTGTTCTTGGTTCTAATCCATTGGAAGAAATAGATTTATCGGAACGTAAAACATCAAACAAATAAATATCTTTTAGTAATCTTCGTGTCTCTTTATCAAATTCAATATTATCAGGACATTTATTCATATACAAATAACCTCCAAATAATTCATCGGAACCATCTCCATTAAAAATGACTTTCGCATCTGAATTAGCCGCAATATATTTACCAATCAAATAATTACCAATACTTGCTCTAACAGTTGTTGTGTCATAACTTTCAATAGCTTGTATAACTTCAGGTATGGCATCAAACATTTCTTTTTCAGTAACAATAATTTCAGTATGTTTAGAACCTATATAATCAGCAACAATTTTAGCATATTTAATATCTTCTGACCCTTGTAATCCAATACTATATGTCTCAATTTGTTTGCCCTTTTTAATAAAATAATTGGCAACTAAAGCAGCGATTAAGCTACTATCAAGTCCCCCACTTAATAAACACGCCACAGGACGTTCTGTTGTATTACATCTTTTAACAACAGCATCATTTAAGGAATTAGATATTTTATTAAAAATTTCATCATACACGTAAGAATTATTCAGACATGTATAAGAGAATGAAGGAATAAAATATCTTTGGTTTTTAATAATATAATCCCATTTTTGATTAACTTTATTACCTAACTCAAGTATAGAATAAGTGCCTGGTTCAAATTGTTCAATGCGATAATGATATATATTTTCATTATAAAAATATTCTAAACATTTCAATTCCGAAGCAAACCCGTGTAAACTGAATAAGTCACTAACCCCATTTATATTATAAAGTTTATACAAGGGTCTAACACCGTACGGGTCCCGTGCTACGTAAACATAATTCACTAAGTCTTGGTTTAATCTATTATCATATAATACAAATGAATAAACACCATCGATCATCAACAATGTTTGCTCAATTCCATATTTAACAAACAAATGAATAATGACTTCACAATCAGAATCTGTCATTGGGTTTACATTCATATAATCATATAATTGCTTATAATTATAAATCTCTCCATTACATATTAATACAACATCGTTATAAACAATTGGTTGGTTAGATTCAACATTCAACCCATTAATTGCTAATCTATGAAATCCAAGAACCATTTTCATATAACTATAATCCAATTTAGAAAATTCAGGACCTCTTTTTCTACCTTTTTGAAATTGTTCTTCAATAATTGATTTTTCAATTTCATATTTACCATTATTTAGGAGTGCAAATATACCACACATATTATATATATTTATTTATGGTTAATCTTTAAACTTTTTATGAAAAATAATAATATATAAGTATATCAAATGGCCCAAGAATGTGTTGCTGATATTCATAGACAAACAAATACTCGTATATACGATAGAAATATTCCATCACAAATGTTACAACCTTATCTGGATGTAAGACCCGTTTTAACAAAATATTCTTATTTTCCAATAGTAGATCCAAGAAAACCAATTAATGTTCCACTTGTACAAATGCCTACATATAATGTTCATCAAGTATTTAATCCGGGTAATACACAATCACCATGGTCAGGTTTTGCTTCTAATATAAATACAGAATCTGAACTAAGAAACCAAATTTATGCTTTACAAAAATGTAGTCAAGCAGTATATGTTCCATCATCACAGTCTGACTTATATAACTATAAATTTAAAACACAATCAAAACCAAATCCACATGAATTATTATTTAAAAATGATAGTTTTGAAACATTTAATCCAAATCCAGCACCAAATCTATGTGGTAATTCTCTATTTTATAATAGTACAAGATGCCAAGTAAGGGATATGACAAGAGATAATTGTTAGATATATAAAAGAATATAAAAACAATATACGATATTATAAAAATGAACTATTTGTCTTATTCATTTTTATTGTTAAATTTAATAAAATGTGCTTTTTCAAAGAATAAAGCTTCTTTATTGATAATTAAAAATAAATCATTAATATATTCTCCAAAAACACTAAATCAAATAAAATATAATAATATTTTGAAAAAAGATGATGAATATTTATTATCAGTTATAGGGCCTGCAGGAACAGGTAAAACTCTATTAGCGTGTGTTAAAGCAATTGAAAAATTAAAAGAAAATACAATAGAAAAAATAGTAATAACGAGACCTGTCATATCGGTTGAAGATGAAAATATTGGTTTTTTACCAGGAAATTTAGAGAGAAAAATGGAACCTTGGGTTAGACCAATTTATGATATTTTTTTAGATTTTTATTCGAAGAAAGAGCTAAATGATTTAATATCAAATAATAGAATAGAAATATCACCTTTAGGTTTTATGCGTGGAAGAACTTTTAAGAATGCATTTATTATAGCAGATGAAATGCAGAATAGTACTCCGAACCAGATGTTAATGTTATTAACACGTGTTGGTGTCAATAGTAAAATTGTAATAACCGGAGATTTACAACAAAGTGATTTGTCTAATATAAATAATGGTTTACAAGATTTAATTACAAAAATGGAAAATAATATGCCTGATAATTTTTATTTAATTAAAATGGATGAAATAGACATTCAACGTAGTAATATAGTAAGAGAAGTATTAAATTTGTATAATAGTAAAAAAAAAAACGAAGAGAAAAAAGTAATTAAAAAAACCAACAATGATGCCGCTTTAATACCAGCACATGATGTATCTGTAAATTTTAAAGAACATAATAGATAAATAAAAATTATATATATTTATATAAATATATATATGTCACAATGATTACTTAATCAAATAACATTAAAATGTTTATTAAATAAATAAGTAATGGGAAAACATATAATGAAACAGAGAAAACAAATAAATAAAGAAGAGTTAAAATTTTATAGAAACAGAGAATTAATGATGCGTTCAATAAAATATATGTGCCAACTTTAGATAAATATATTAAACGTATTTCGCATAAAAAAGAAAAAGAAATATTTTAACCAAAATCAAGAAAAGTGGATATTATAAATCCAGAATAAAAAAATAAAGATATAAAAAACAATATCAACAATATTTATGAAGACAAAACGAAGAATAATAAATAAAAAAACATTAAGAAAACATTTTAAAAATGGCAGAGTTAAATATGGTTCATCTAAAACAAAAAACAATAAGAAAATTAATTGTAGTCCAAAACCTAAAGATCAATTAAATAATTTTAGCTGCTATACTAATAGTTCAATTATTGAATTAAGGGATAAATGGAACGCACGACACCCAGATGTTAAAATTGAGTCTAATTCACCAAAGGAAATACATAGACATCTAAGCCAACATTTGAAGGATATATGTAATAATGAAGCGTGTTGGTTAAAACAGAAAGGTGCGTTTGGTCACTTAGAAAGCGATTTAGCTGACTCTTTTGCTCCAGAATCACCACCTGAATGGAAGAAAAACCCAAATGAATGGTTATCCAGTACAGATATTATGAAAGTAATGAAACAATACGAAAAAGCATATAAATGTTTTGATTTTATTGGTCCTACACCTATAAATTTTAATACAAGAAAATTATATGGCGAATGTGTTTGGGAAGAATTATGTAATTTCAATCTTGATAGTCTAATGAAAAGAAAAAAAACGAAAATAGGAATAATTTTCAATACAGATCCGGATTATAAACCAGGTCAACATTGGATATCCATGTTCATTAATATAACGAAAAAGACGATTTTCTTTTTTGATAGTACAGGTGATCCTCCTCCTCCTGAAATTAAAGAATTAGTAAAAAAAATACAAGAACAAGGAAATAATCATGTTCCAAAAATTAATTTTAAATTTGATAGTAATGAAGGTATTGAACATCAATATGGAAATACAGAATGTGGTATTTATTCTATTTATTTTATTGTACATATGTTAGAAGATAAGATGACTGAGCATTATTTGAAGACACATATACTTAAAGACGAATATATGGAGAAATTTAGACATATTTATTTTAATGATTCTTTGTAAAAATATATAAAAATACAGTTATATTATTATATATTTAAATGTCTATAAAACAATTTAATCATAAAGAAAATATACATATGTTGTGGGATATAATAAGTGATGCTGAAGTTTTTAAATTCCTTACACCGGATATACAGAATAATATACATACAATATTTTTAAATAATTTACAAGGATTTTTTGAAGTCGAAAGAAAAAATACTACATCTTTGGTAGAAATTAACAAAAAATATATTCTTTTAATTATTAACTATATAAAAAAAAATTATTCGATACAACCAAGCAAAATTAAAATTCACGATGATAGTCCTGTAAAAGAATTAATTACATTTGAAGAGATTCAAAATGATAGAAAATCACAATTTGAGAGAGACCTAACGAAAAGACAAGAAGATTTTGAGGATTCAATGTCTTTAAAAGCACCTCCTGTTCCTGAATTTACTGATCCTAAAGGAAAAACAGATACACCAATCAAAGAAATAGATAAAATTTTAAAGGAAATGCAGGCACAACGTAATTATGAAGTTGAACAAATCAATAGAACTTATAATACATCGAATCAACTTGATAATTGGTTAAAACCCCAAGAAACTTCGTCAAAAAATGAAAAATTTGAGAAGCCAGAATTAAAATTAGAAGAAAGTCAAAATAATCGTTTTAAATATTTGAATTCTTTGGTTCAAAATACATCTCCTAATAATCAAAAAAAAATGGTGTCATTCAGTAATGAAAACCAAGTATCTATACTAAATGATACTGATTTAGAAGATGATGATGATAACAATATATTTTCAAAATTTAAAAAAATCAAAAAAGAAGAAAATATTATATTACAAATAAATGAACCAAAAATAAATGAAGATAGAATAGCTAAGTTAGAGAGAAATATAAATTCTTTAAATGAAAAAATGGATAAAATAATTAGTCTGTTAGGTGATAGAAGTTAATGGAAGTATTATTTATTTACTAATTGTTTAAATATTTTTTGTCCTTTTTCGTTTGTTTCAAGAGTTCCTATTTGAACTGGAACTATGGTAGGATCTCTTAAAGCTGATTCATAAGATTTTTTGTCATAAATATTGAGTAATTCTGTATTAATTCTTCTATAAACATATTCAACTCCATTAATGGTAATAGGTTTTCCTTTCCATTCAATAACCATTTTATTCGCTTGAACAGTCGTATCATTTTGTTGATCGGCATAATCAGGCACATAAGAAAATTTATCAATAGATGGATCTCCAAAATTAACACATTTGCCATTAGAATAAAGATAACAATCAAATGACGATTCTTTAATAGCCTCTGTTAGCTGATTCGTTAAACTTGCTTTAATTTCAGATATTTCAAAAAGATATTGGTCACTTGTTTGTGGTGTTTTAGGTAGTGATTTACTTAGATCTTTACGCTTTAATTCAACTGCTTCATCAGATTTTAATTGTTCTTCCGTAAATACCATTAAATACACGAAAACTTCAACAGTTTGTAAAGCAAGTGGCAAATCTTTATGACTACAAATACGTCTGGCGCGTCCAATTACTTGTTCAGAACGTACCGGATGCCAATATGGGTCCATTAAATGTACATAACGAGTATTACGCAAATTGATACCTTCAGACCCAGAAGATGTAATCATAAATACTTTGATAACTTCACCCATATTATTATTTCTATATTTAGATTTCAAAACATTTCCAATACTATCAGGTATATCATCCCATTCACCATTATAAATTTTTCTTACAATTTCTTTTTCTTCTACAGTTTCAGTTCCGGTATATAAAGCATAGGTTGGTTTACCTTCATCTGCTGGAGGAATGTCAATTTCCCATAATCCAGACGTGTTTTTTTTGATTTTAAATTTTGTGAATCCATTCTTATTCAATACGAGTGTAAACAAACCAATACCTTCAGCAGTTCTAAATTGACTATAAACTAAATGAAGACCTTGATATTCTGGGTCTTGAATATTCTCAAGAATATGAAGAAATTTGGGACTATATGTTTGTAAAGCTTCTGGTGTAAAAAAATCATTGGCGTGTTCTTCCATATCCTTAATTTTATTTTGAAGTCTTTCCATATAACTGGTTCCTCCAATATCTTGTAATACTTCATCACCTTCGATTTCACCTTCCCTCTCGTCTTGTATATCTTGTTTCGATTCAATCTTCTTACTTTCTTTTAATATAGAGATCATTTGACTATCTTCTTGTCCTTCTTTTTCTTCCTTTTCATCTGATTTTTTTGCTCTAATAGGAATTGGTCTGTCAGGAATAATAAAATTACAAAATAAACGAGAAAAAATACGATAGGTTGATGCTTTATCTTCATAGTCTTCCGCTACAGCACCTTGTTTTGGCTTCTTTTTCTCAAGCTTTCTTTCTTCAACACGGGCAGCTTCATATGCTTTAAATTGAACATCGCTCATAGGAACTCTTACAATATGGTAATCGACACCAAGTTGTTTATTAAATCTTGGTAACAAACTTTCTTGTGCGCTTCTAAAGTAAGAAGATAAACCGATTATTCTTCGCTTCAAAGCATCTGAGTTTTTCAATTTTCTGTCAGTTTCATTTACATACCTGGCTACAAATTCATCAAATGTATCAGGCAAAGCTTTTCTATATTTAATTTCAATACCATCAGGTATAACATCAATATCATTTCTTCTAAGAATAGAAATAATTTTTCTCTCAAAATCATCGTCTGAAATAAATTCTGTATCGAATTCAGTTTCACCACTGTCGTTTTTCTTATTATTTGAAACACCTTGATAACCCGATTCTTTTTTAATTTTATTTTTAAATCCAAAGGGATTCCTGGTAATAGTAAGAATCTTACTGGAAGGAGAATAATCCAAATAATCCATCGTTTTCTCTCCAAGTAATATTTCTTGAAGGGATTGTCTATCTATTTTCTTATTAGTATTTACAACCAATGGTATTTTCCATGTCTTTATATATCCTCTTAAAATATTGAAAAGTATTCCAAATTCATTAGGATAATTAATAACAGGCGTGCCTGAAAGTAATATTACTCTGGCGTTTTTGGCATTTAAAAGCATTTCATATAATTTTGTTGATAAATTGAAAGGTAATCTTTCTTTTTCACCACGTTTAGACTCGGCAATAGGTTTTTCTTTCTTTAATTTATTAACAATTCTACTAATAAAATTATGTGCTTCATCAATAATGACAACACTATTATCAAACATATTTTTTGTATATCCAGAAGTCATTTGTTCCAACTTTTTGTCGCGCAAACCATTATAATTTATAAATTGATATTTTTGTCTTATCATTTCATTTAATTGTTCTTCTAAAACTCGTTTATTCGTGTCACTCAATTCATCATAATTAGATTTCTTTTTAATATTAATAAAAAAAGCTCCGCCATTTTTACGTATGTATTCTTGTGGTAAATTTAATATAGCAGACATTGTAGTTAATGACTCAGGATGTTTTTCAATAGAAATCCATTCCCAAAATTGATTTTTTTTATATAATAAATCACCGCATTTTTTAAGTTCTCCTATATAATTGGCACGTAAAGATGCTGGTGTCATAATAATAATATTTTTAGAATCTTTCATACCTTCTGCTATGGCAATAGATGTACAAGTCTTACCTGAACCTAAACCATGATATAATAGTAGACCACGATATGGAGTATATAGGTTCATATAATCTCTTACAATCTTTTGATGAGTCAATAGAGAGAAATCTGAAGATGTTTTACCAATTGTATCACAAGAAATACTTTCCCGATTTTCTTCTAATTCGCGTTTATATGGTTCAAATAATGAATTTATAAAATTAACAAATATCTCTCTATTATTCATTATATAACTGGAAACTTTAATATTTATTGGAGGATTTCTTCTTGGTAAACGCTTTGTTAAATCAGTATCTCCCATTTCCACTATAACTTCAGGGCCTAATTTAGCGATACCTTTTTCGACCTTCTCTGTTTTTCTCTTCTTTTCTTTTGGTGGAATAATTGGAATGAAATCTGGTTTTTCCTCTTTTTCTTCAAATTTAACTTTTTTCTTGAGAACAAATTCTTCTGGAGATTCTTCCCCTTCATTTTTTTCTTCTTCTTCATCTTCTATAATTAGAGGCTGTTTAATATCTAATTTTTTAGCTTTCTTAACAACTGGCTTGATAACAGGGGGTTCAACAGTTTTTTGTTCGATTTCAACAATGGGTCTAATAGTTACTTTAGATTTCTTACTTTCTGCTAATTTTTTAAGAAGAGTTTCCATATCATAGCCTTGTTCTGTTCTATCTATAATAACAGGACGTCCTGTTTTTTTAAATTCTTCTTCTTCTTCTTTTTCTTCTTCTTTCTCTAATTCAACTTTACTTGGTAATATACCTTCCATATTCTGTATTTCAGATATTTGTTCACCCAAATCAGTTACACCTTCTTCCAATTGTTCAGCTATTGTTTTTTCAACCTGTTTTTTATCTATTGGTATTTTTAATTTTCTGGGGGATTTATCTCCTTTTATTACAACAGCAACTCTTTCTCTTTCTTGAACATCAGGTTTTACCATTAATTTTTGTTTTAATTTTTCTAAATTATTCATTGCTTATAATATTTACATATATAAATTTTTATATTTTTACATAAGAAATGATAAAAACTTATTTAATAAAAGAATAATATATTTATATATTAATGGAAGTGTTTTATAATAATAAAAAAATAAATAATGATGATTTTTTAAAAGTTAGTGAAACACAAGTTGAACCTGAATTAAAAATAAATTTAAATCCAAGTAATTTATACACATTAGTATTATATGACCCAGATGCTGTTGGTGGTACTCATATTCATTGGATAATAACAAATATTACTAATAATAACATTAAAACTGGTAATATTATAATACCATATAAAGGTCCTGCTCCACCACCAAAATCAGGTAAACATCGTTATATATTTAATTTATATAAACAAGATAGAGAGAATAATTCAGAAGAAATAAATGAAAGAGTGATGTCAATTGATGATTTAAGAGGAAAATTACAAATAAGTAATCCAATTTATATAACACAATTTATAAGTGAAAATGAAAGTGGTGGTAAAAAAAATAGAAGAAACAAAAAAAAAACAAAAAAGAAAACAAAAAAAACTCTTGTTAAAAAGAGTAGAAGATATTATAATTAAACTTCTTTTTCATCACTATTTAATTGTGAATAAATTGCTTTAATAGCTTCATTACACGCGATTTGTTCTGCTTTTCGTTTAATTTTGTGTTGTCCTTCACCCATATATATTAATACTTTGGTATTTGATTCTACATATTCATGAATTGCCTTAAAACTCTTAAAAAACGATATATCGACTGAGTCGGCGTGAGTTAAATGAAAAATAGGTTGTCCTAAACATAGATATACTCCCATTTTATAACCAAGTTCAACATCATGTTCAATTTCCAAATAATGTGGAGTAACCTTAAATTCTTTTTGAATCTTAACTTGTAAAATATTTTTATAATTATCATCATTTTGAATAAGTGTTACCCAATCGATATGTGTTTCGAAAATGCGATTAATAAATTTCTTTGCCATTTTAAAGCCAGGACTTTCATCATCACAATTGTCTTCTGCTAATGGATTATGTGTTTCAAAATTAAGAAACAGCGCACCAATAAAGGATTCAAACAAACAACCAAGTTTCTTTAAATTAGTACGAATTTTCTTTTCTTCAGCATGTTTAGAAATAATTAGCCATTTATGAAGACCCATTTCGAGTGCAATTCTACCAATAGCTTCATTTTTTACAATAGCGATTTTCTTTTCTGTCATAAATCCTTCATTCTCTTTAGGAAAACGTTTATAAAGATAAAGTTTAGTGACACATTCTAATATACCGTCGCCAAGAAATTCTAAACGCTCATTAGATTTAGAACTTAGTGGAAGGCAATCTGTTGGTCTTTCTACAATAGTAATATTTTGTTCAATATTTTCATAATGAGGTCTTTTTGTATAAGAACGATGTATAAAAGCACGTTGATATAACTCCAATTTGCGTACACTTGGTGGTAAACCATATTTAGAAAGAATAGATTGAACTTCGTTCAATGTAATCTTAACATTTAGAGGATTATATGGATTAAATACTATTCCATCCTCAGTTTTAATTAAATCATCGTCTCGCTCTTGTTTGATCTCTATCATTTATATAGTATAACGAGATAGCTTTAAATAGTTTATAATTAATTTTTAGAAGTGTTATTATAAAAAATTGATTTATTATTATTCTAATAAATAAAAGAAAAACGAAGTATTACAGTGATGAATTACGATTTTAAATCAAATTGGAATAATATCATTCTGCCTTTATTATCTTTACCAAAAGTTAAAAAAAGTATAAAAAAAGGCATAACCAGCTATATTAATGATGGTAATTATTATAAAGATATAACTTATAACCCTTATGAATGTCCTGCTTTTTATCAAAGAGGTGATGGTTGGGATGTTTATATTGATGATTTTGAAGAGAAATTAACAGAAAAATTTTTAGAAAGTGGATTTTTAAAAAAAGATGAAAATGAACCAGCAACAAATGATAATGGAGAAATAGATGATTATTTTGATTCGTCAGAATATAATAAATATTTAAATTATAAAAATGAGATACTCAAACCATTTATTAAACATCACGAAAAAACAAGTTTAAGAGCATATCAAATGTTTGGCGCTTGTCATTGGTGGAACCCAACATTCGGATTAACATTAGCAAAATTAATATACCCAAATGAAAATTGGATTATTAAAAGTAGTGATTATCACACAACGATTGTAAATAAAAGCGAAACGCTTGTGTTTGATATATTATATTTTGATGAAAATGATGAAACAAAAGGTGGTAAGAAAGCAATAATTGATGCTGTTAAATAAAATTAAAAATTGATAAGATAAATTTAAAATAACATAAAGATAAAATTACATAATGAGTATGGAGGAAATTGAAGAATGGAAACATATTGATGGTTATAAAATTTATGAGGTTAGTTCGTTCGGTAGAATACGTAACAAAAATAGCGGAAGAATATTAAAAGCAGCAAATAAAGGCGGTTATTATTCAGTTGGTTTATCTAATAAAAAGACTAAATCGTTTAGTGTTCATATTTTAGTAGCAAAAGCATTTATTCCAAATCCTGAAAATAAATATACAGTTAATCATAAAGATAAAAATGGACTAAATAATAATATAAATAATTTAGAATGGATGACTATTCCAGAAAATAATAAACATCGTAGTGAGGGTGTAAAACAAACTACAAATCAAAATTTAGAAATTTATAGAATAAATGCTAATACAAATGAAATATTAGAAAAATATATCTCAATTGAAGATGGTGCTAAATGGGTTGTAGAAGAAAATTTGTCAAAAAACTTTCACTCAGCAAGATCTTGTATTAGTTGTTGCGTTAGAGGAATTACTAATTCATCTTTCGGGTTCAATTGGAGAATTGTAGATCAAATAAATTTCCATAATGAAGAATGGAGAGAAGTTATTATAAATGGTAAAAAAATAGAACATTATTATGTATCATCTTTAGGAAGATTTAAAAATAAAAAAGGAATAATTATGAAGGATTATAAACCACATCATTCAGGGTATATATATGTTAGAGTTAATAGTCAAAAATATGCGTTACATAGATTGATTGCTGATACATTTATACCAAATATACATAATAAACCTATTCCTAATCATATTGATGGTATTAAAACAAATAACTCAGTAAGTAATTTAGAATGGGCTACTTATAGTGAAAATAATTTACATAATCATAGAATTGGGCTAACGAAAGGTCATACAAGAAAAATTATCCAATATGATTTAGGAATGAATGAAATTAAAAAATTTGATAGAATTTTACATGCAAGTAAAGAACTTAATATATGCTATAGTAGCATTAAGGCTGTTTTATATAAAAAACAAAATACGGCTGGAGGATTTATTTGGAAATATTTAGATTAAATTTAAACATTTAAAAAAAAATAAAATATTAGCGTAAATTATAAAGATGGTCTATATGTCTGGCAGTAAAATGGCTCGTAATGCAGCATCGATTATAAATCGTCCGAGTTGTGGCGGGAATAAAAAGGCAGGAACTGCCCCACGTGTCGGTTGGTATTTAACTAACAATACTATGTTAATTGGAGCACCTCAAAGTGTTCCTAGGTTCTGTATGCCTAACAGAACAATCCAAACCCAAAAATACGGATACCGTGCAACTATCGGTGGAAATCTTTAAAAATTTTATAGATTTTAAATTTTTATATAAATTTAATAATTTTATATAAAAAATATATTTAGATATATTCTTATATCGTAATTAAATGTCAAAAATTAAATATAATTATGAATTACTAAAGATTATATGTAAAGATGTGATTCTATTAAATGATTATTCAAGTTATAAAATTAATCGTGATACAATTATTAAAGGTAAATGTGTAACACTAAATTGTGACAATTTTTTTAATAGAGTTTTTAGATATTTATTTAGAAGTTCAAATTTTTGTTGTGATATATGTACTAAAAATATATCTAAAATTAAATCAAAAAATACATTTATATCTAAATATGGTGTCGAAAATCCAATGTTATTAGATGAAACTAAAAATAAAATAAAAAAAACATTACTAAGTAAATATGGAGTTACACACCAAATGTTATTATCTGATACAAAAGATAAAATCAAGAATACATTATTGAGTAAATATAATGTTGACCATCAATTAAAAAGTGAACAAATTAAAAATAATATTAAAAAAACATGTTTAGATAAATATGGAGTTGAATATATTTTTCAATCAAAAGAATTCAAAGAAAAAAGCAAATGTACAAGTTTAAAAAAATATAATGTAGAATATCCGTGTCAATCAAAAGAATTTAAAGAAAAATGTAAAAAAACAAATTTAAATAATTATGGTATAGAATATCCATCACAAAGAAAAGAAATAAAAGATAAAAAAATTAAAACAAGCATTCGTAAATATGGTGTAGAACATCCACTACAAAATTCCGAAATAATGAATAAATCATCTAAAAACTTATATAAAGTTAAAGATTTTATTTTACCATCTGGAAATACAGTAAAATGTCAAGGTTATGAACCTTTTGCTTTAAACGAATTATTTAATAATTTAAATTTGAAAGAGGAAGAAGTGAAAACCGGTTCAAAAAACGTTCCTGTAATATGGTATAATGATACTACTAATAAAAAACATAGACATTATGTTGATATTTTTATTCCATCACAAAATAAATGTATAGAAGTAAAATCTACATGGACAATTCAAAAACAAAAAGAAAATATATTTCTTAAGCAATCATCAGCTAAAAACTTAGGTTTTTTATATGAAATTTGGGTTTACAATGCGAAAGGTGAGAGAGTTGAATGTATTATTTAATTATTAATTTTATAATTAAGATAAAAAACAATTTAATAACTAATTATTAAATTATTTTAATGCTTATCAAGATTGATACACGAGAGACCGCGTTGTTACATCAAATGCTTATTCAGGTTTCAAACATTCCTGTATTTAAAACCATTAAGGTTAAAACAGAAACGTTGCCTATTGGTGATATTATTATAAATGATGATAATGAGGATAAAATTATTATTGAGAGAAAATCCGTCGCAGACCTTTTATCAAGTATCAAGGATGGTCGTTATGAAGAACAATCATATAGATTAAATGGTATTAATCATCATAATCACAATATTGTATATTTGATTGAAGGTGATATAAATAAATCAAATAGATTTAAATCTGACAATCAAGTTGAAAAACTTACAGCATATTCTGCTATGTTCTCTCTAAATTATTATAAAGGATTTTCTGTATTTAGAAGTTTTTCTCTTGAAGAGAGTGCAAATATAATATGTAATATGGCTTACAAAATTGGAAAAGATTTAACTAAAAAACCTTATTTTGAAAATAATAGTCAAACTGAAGTACAAGTAAAAGAAGTATGTGATACAGATATAACGAATAATGATTTAAATAATGATGATAACAATCAGAATAATTGTAAAGATTATGTAGGTGTAGTAAAAAAGATAAAGAAAGAGAATATTACTCCAGATAATATTGGAGAGATAATGTTATGTCAAATTCCAGGAATTAGTTCAGTGACAGCATTAGTAGTTATGGAAAAATATAAAACAATATCAAATCTTATTAAAGAGTTGGAGTTAAATAGTGAATGTTTAAAGGATTTATCCTATACAAATGCCAAAGGTCAAGTAAGAAAAATAAGTAAAACATCCCTTGCGAATATAGCAAGGTTTCTTTTGAATTTATAAATTTAATATATTAAATAAATATAATATATAATATATATGAAGGAATTGTATAATTTATTTTTATTTATAGCAATTTGTTTTGTTTTATATTTAGTATTTAAAAATTTTAATTATAATCCATTGAGGGAAGGAATGACTGATGCGTCAGGTAATAGTGTATCAACACCCTCAAATGGTGTTGCTGGAAATGCTTCAGCTTATTCAGCGTCCTTAAAATCCGCAATTATAAAAGCAAATGATACATTTTTAATAAGTAAATATCGTTCTGATTACGAATCTGTAATTTTAAATTTAGATGATCTGATAAATACTCAAATGTTAAATATAGCGTTGAATATTAATCAATCCAGCCCTCAACAATCTTTAATACAATTGGGTCAAATGAATCAAGCAAAGGGTGCTTTAAATTCAATAATGAAGTATTTGGATAGTCAATAATAAATTATTATTTAACCTCATTATAAACATAAGCATATTTATAATCTCTCTTTTTATAATTTATACAACAATATCTATCTTTCATTGTGAAAAACGCGTCGTAACAGCACGCATATGGTATAGGACAATCATCATCTTTATTACATAATATATTAGGATTATGCCATATTGGTAATTTTAATTTTTCATAAATTTTATCTATTAAATCAATTTCCTTATTCTTAAAAGGAAATAATATAAATAATATTATTAATATATTCATTATTATATAATATATATATTATATTTATTATATATTTTTATGGTATATAAATTTGAACTTCATTTTGTTTATAATATCCTCTATCGACTAAACTTTGAGTATATTTTTGTCCACCCCAATTTGGATCCATAGGATCTGGACTTATTGTTGCTTGTTCTTGTTTGACATTCATCATATCTAATGGTGTCGTAGTGCCGACGTAATAGGATGTTTCATCATATGCGGGATATGAATCTTTATTATAAGGTGGGTCATTTCTTGTAGCATCCACTAAAAGTGTAGGGTTTGGATATGCTGGAACATCTGGGTAACCTAATGAAGTTTCCATAATAGTTTCACCAGAAGAACTTGCTATTCCCATTGGAGCAGCAGAAGAAGGAGGTAATCCAGCTTGAGGTTCAGATACACTTGGTCTTACTTTATAAACTTGGTTTCCTTGAGCATCATATGTGGATTGAACATATAAAACAGGACATCTAATACCTTGACTATTTTGCCAATCTAAAAATTCTGTATAATCTTCTAAATTATCAAATTCAATTGGATTAACTCCAGGAACTTGAACCAGTTTAGAATTATACAAATAAAATTTGGAACCCTTTTGAATTAATAAATTAGGACACCTTGGTTTTGTTCCTTGATTAGTGTATCCTTCACTATATTTAGGGTCAGAACATTTTGCGTAAAAATATATACCTATTAAAAATACTATTATTGCCAATAAAGTTGTAAGTGTCATTATATATTAATTGTGATATTATTTTCTACATATTTTATATAATGGTTTATCACGAAATTAATAAAAAAAATTATAATAAAGGTAAGATAACATTAATTGACAAGTTAAATAAACATTTAAATAATAAACAAGACAAAATATTTATTTTATTTTATATGGAAGGGTGTGGACCATGTAACCAAACACGACCTGAATGGTCTAAATTAAAAAATGTTTTATCAAGTAAGACATTAAATAGAGAAGATATAGTTATTGTTTCTATTGATAAAGATTTATTTGGTAAACTTATGAATATAAAAAAAGCACCAAACAGTTTTCCAAATATTAGATTTATTACAAATGCTGGAGACAATGATGAAGCATATGAAGATTCGGATATTCATAGTAAAGACCGAAAAATTGATTCGTTTGTGGAGTGGTTAAAGCTTAAATCTGGCGAAAATAATATAACTAAATCAGAAGAACCAATCAAAAGATATACAAAAAAGAATTCAAAATCTTATAAAAAAACAAGAAAGATGTACGGCGGGAAATGGTCATCAAAATATAAACGCAGTATTAATTGTAATAGACCCAAAGGGTTCTCTCAAAAACAATATTGTAAATATGGACGTAATAAATAAATATTTTTATAATATATGATTCAATATATTATAGAAGCTTTTTTTGGATTTATTTCAGGTATAATACTTGGAATAACTGGTATACCTGGTGTAGCAATTATATTACTTGGTTTACATTATTTTACACCCTTGAAGATTTAAAATAGCACCTTTGTACCAAATCAAAAAGGTTTATCCATTACAGGAATGTGTAAATTTTGGTTATGGAATTTCTTCTAAAATTCCTGAAGTTTTAGGGTAAATGTTAAATGGAGGGAATAAATTAAGTAATAAAACAATTAAATATATTACTGCTTATTTTAGTTTGATAACAGGTGCTTTATTTTTTATTTCTGCTATTTATGAAAAAAATTAATAATTAAACCAATGAGCATTTAAAATTTTCTTTTGAGTATCCTATAATAGCACAAGCAATTCTTTTACCAGCATTACCCGTTTTCAAACTTTCAGCATTTCCACCCATTCCACAATCATCTTCGTCCTCATGTATAATTAACCCTCTGCCAATTATATTACACTTAGTTCCTCTAAGTTTAATAACATTATCGTGAAATGAATATTTCGCTTCGCCTTTTGAATTTGTTACAATATTTCCTAAATCACCCACGTGTCGTTCTTTTACACCAGGACAACCATGATTTTTTCCATATGGATTAAAATGAGCACACATACTGGTACATTTATCTGTTAGATCACCTGCTTCATGAACATGAAAACCATGTGCGCTATTTGGTTTCAGTCCTATTAAGTTTAAATTGATTGTTACTGTTTCATTATCTAAATTTTCACTAAATTTAACCGTGCCTTTGATAGTATCGTTAAAAACAGCAATCGCATATATAGGTTTATCGTTCATTAAATTATATAAATAATATATAATAACAAATAATAACAAAGCAACGCATAAATAAAATAATTTGTTTTTCATATATTTGAGTAATAATTATTCTAAATATGATATTACTTATAAACTTTTTTATAGTTTTTTTTTGACTTTATTTTTTTCTTTACAATTAATTTATTTTTTATTGTTCTTGCTTTCTTATTTTTAAAATAGTTACCTGCACTTTGTGAGGCTAAACTATTAGGAACAATATAAATTAGAGATATTGCTTTATAATTTATATCTAATAAATTATAGATAAACATTATAAAACAATCAATTCTTAACATAGTTCCATAATCTATTTTACAAGTATTTGTATTGGTATTACAATTTATTTTAATAATGTTATTAATCTCTTGAAAAACTTCTTGAATACTATTTGTGTCAGTTTTTTTAGTTAAATCTAAAATAAAATTATAAAGGTCACGAAATTTTCCATAACTATCAACTAATTTAAAACATATTGGTGTTTTTTTATATTGTTTTAATTTATTATCTATAAATTCAATAATTTTTGATGGTTCATCAATATCTCTTATATCTTTACGAATTTTATATGTATTGTCTTGTATTTGTTCTTTATTCATTGGATTATAAAAACCCATTTTATTATACCAAGATTTACCTGTTGATAAAATACTTAATTTAGCTATATCTAAATAAATGTCTTCAATATTTCCATTTTCATAAAATCTTAAAATTAATGTTGAAGCATCAGCGTTTATAATCACAGAATAATAACCATATCTTTTTGCAAATTCTTTTATAGAATTCAAAATAAAATTTCCATAATTATTTATGGGAATACATTTATTTATTTCATTTATGCCTATTGATATACCTTCTTTTCTATTATACAAAATTATAGAAAGACACGGATCATCGTCAGGATTATAACTTTTTGTTATGTCATCACTATTTTCTACAAATACATCTAATGTGGATTTACCATGAATTATTCTATTTTTTATATCAAATTTATATTTTAATGGTTGATTATTTAGTAATTCTTTTAAATTAGTTATAATAAAATTATTATCTAGTAATTCTTCATTATTTCCACCTTTAAGATAATTGATATTCATTTTCATATATAAAATGAATATTATTTCTAAAGAGATTATTATTACTTCTCTCTACCTTTTTCTTCTTCAAAGAAAGTTTGATATTACTTTTATATAAAACAGCTAAATTATTTACACATTTGAACTATATATTGTAAGTTATTATTAAAGCCTTTTTGATAATATATAATAATTGTTAATAATTATATTTAAAAAAATTGATTAAAATTAAATGAAATAAACATAAATTATCAATTAATAAATATCAAAATGGAGCACATTTTCAGAGTTTTTGATTATAATGTTTTTAATACACACGATTCATCAAGAGAAAATGATGAAGAAAATAATTTTAAAGACACAAATGTATTTATGATACAAATGTTTGGTGTAGATGAACATGGTAAAACATATTCTGTGGTTGTAGAAGGTTTTAGACCATTCTTCTATGTAATGGTAAATGATAAATGGTCTATTACTATGAAAGAACAATTTATAGCTCATTTAAAAGAGAAAATGAGTAAATCTGGTTATTATTCTGATTCAATTACAGAATCAAAACTTATTAAAAGGAAAAAATTATATGGTTTTGACAATAAAAAAGAGCATAAATTTATATTTATTGAATTCGCAAATATAAATGCGTTTAATAAAGCAAAAAATTTATGGTATTCTGATTATCAATCGGGTCATCAATTATTTAAAAATGGCTACGAATATCTGGATACAAATATTATGTTGTATGAAGCTAATATTCCTCCTCTATTACGTTTCTTTCATATTAGAGATATTAGTCCATCAGGATGGATAGCAATTCCCAAGAAAAAAGTAGTCGAGAAAAAAGACACTTTTAAAACAGTCAATTGTGATTATGAATTTGTTACCAATCTTAAAAACATAATTCCATTAAACGATAAGGAAACGAGAGTTCCTTATAAAATAATGAGTTTTGATATTGAAGCAAGTAGTAGTCATGGAGATTTTCCAGTTCCTATTAAAACCTATAAAAAATTAGCTACTAATATTGTAGAATATTTTGAAGAAGCAGGTATTGATAATTTCAATAAGGATTCAATAAAAGAAGTTTTACAAAATATAATTCTTACTGCTTTTGGATATGGTTCTATGACTGAAATAGATTTAGTATATCCAAAAAAGCATCCTGACTCAAAAGAAGCAGTTATTCATTTATTTAACAAATGGGTTGAATGTAAAGTAAGAAGTTTAAAGAAGTCAGAAGAATTTACTGACGCAAACACATTAGAAAACATGTTTGAGAAAATGTCAAAAGAAATTAATCATGAAAATGAAGAAATAGATGAAGAGAATACAAGTGATATAGCAAATGAATCAACTAATTATAGTAAACTGAAACATTTTAATAATATAAAAGAATATTCAGACAAAAAAGCAACTATTATTGATGTTTTATTAGATAAAAAATATGAACGTGAAGGTAAATTGAATGAATTAAATATTACACTTATCTCTACCTTCCCTAAATTGGAAGGTGATAAAGTAACATTTATTGGTTCAACTTTTATGAATTATGGTAATAAAGATCCGCATTTCAATCATTGTGTAGTATTAAATACATGTTCAAAAATACCTATGGATAATTCAGAAGTGGAAACTTATGCTACAGAAAAGGAAGTATTATTAGCTTGGCAACAATTAGTTCAACGTGAAAATCCTGACATCATTATTGGTTATAATATATTTGGTTTTGATTATGAGTTCATGTTTCGTCGTGCGGAAGAAAATAATTGTGTTGAAGATTTCTTAAAATTAGGAAGAAATAAAGACGAAATTTGCGGCACAAAAGATAAGGTTTCGGGAAAATGGAAAATTGAAGAAAGTAGTATCCAAATAGCAAGTGGACAACACGATCTGCGATTTATTAAAATGAATGGTAGACTTCAAGTTGATTTATATAACTTCTATAGAAGAACTGAAAATCTAACCAGTTATAAATTAGACTATGTTGCTGGTAACTTTATTGGAGATTTTGCCAAAAAAGTAGAGCATAATTCAAGTGAAAATAAATCAACTATTTCAACAACTAATTTAACTGGTTTATTAATTGGAAGTTATATTCATATAGAAGAGATTGGTCATTCGGTAGATTATTATGGAGATGGAGCCAAATATTTGGTAACAGAAATTGATAAAGAAAATAATAAATTCATAATTGACGCTATTATAAAACCAGACTTTAATAAAAAAGTAAGATGGTGTTTAGCTAAGGACGACGTTACACCAAAAGATATTTTCAGAATGACAAATGGCACAGCAGATGACAGGTCCGTTATCGCAAAATACTGTATTCAGGATTGTAATTTAGTTCATTATCTATTTAATAAATCAGATATTCTTACAGGATTTATTGAAATGGCAAAAATTTGTAGTGTTCCCATTAATTTCTTGGTAATGCGTGGTCAAGGAATTAAGCTACAAAGTTTAATTGCAAATGAATGTCGTAAGATTAGAACATTAATTCCTGTTATTGAAAAAGGCGATTTAGATGAAGGATATGAAGGTGCTATTGTTTTACCACCTAAATGCGATTTATATTTGGATAACCCTGTTGCGTGTAACGATTATGCGTCATTATACCCAAGTTCGATGATTAGTGAAAACTTATCACACGATAGTAAGGTGTGGACAAAAGAATTTGATTTAGCAGGTAATCTTATTGAAGAATGGGGTTATAAAGATACAAATGGAAATTATATTTATGATAATTTACCTGACTACGAATATGTAGATGTTCAATATGATACTTATAGATATTTCAGAAAACATCCGAAGGCAGCAGCTAAAAAAATAAAATGTGGATATAAAATTTGTAGATTTATTCAGCCACAAAGAGATGGTGAATCTGCTATTATGCCTGCTATTTTAAAGAAATTATTGAAAGCAAGAAAAGATACAAGAAAAATGATTCCAAATGAAAAAGATGAATTTATGAAACAAGTTTTAGAACAACGTCAATTAGGTTATAAGGTAACAGCTAATTCATTATATGGAGGTTGTGGCGCAAAAACCAGTTCCTTTTATGAAAAAGATATTGCTGCGTGCACAACTGCGATGGGACGTAAGTTATTAACTTACGGTAAAAGGATTATAGAAGAATGTTATGCTAATAAAATCTGTGAGACCAAACGTCATGGACTTGTTTTAACAAATGCTGAATATATATATGGTGATAGTGTTGTAAGTTATACACCAATTTATATTAAAGTAAATGATAAGATAGAAATTATAACAATTGAAGAATTAGCAAATAAATATGGAAACAACAATTGGATATTATGTAAAGAAGAAGGAAAACAAGATAAAGAATTTTGTGAATTGAATGGAATAGAATCTTGGACAGAAAAAGGATGGACAAAATTATACAGAGTTATTAGACATATATTGGCATCTCATAAAAAAATAATAAGGATTTTAACACATACAGGTTTAGTTGATGTCACAGATGACCATTCATTGATTAAAGCAGATGGAACCGAAATTACACCAAATAATGTCAATATTGGAAGTGAATTACTACACAATCCACTTTTAGAAAAAGTGGAGCAAAATAAATATAAACAAAATGACGATTCTTATTCAAAAATTTTTGATAATATGGTTGACGCAGCGATATTTATCAATTATTTAAATAATAATCATACCAATTTTGAGATAGAAGTTTCTGATAATCTTAAAATAATTATAAATTCCTTAAGGGATTCAATTAATATTGATGTAAGTAAAAGTTCTGTAAAAAAAATCCAAGAAATAGAATATTCTGGTTATGTATATGATTTAACAACAAAAAATCATCATTTTGCGGCTGGCGTTGGTAATTTAATTGTTCATAATACGGATAGTGTATTTTACACATTTAATCTACAAACACCAGATGGGCAACCAATTAGAGGTAAAGATGCATTAGAAATTACAATCGAATTAGCCCAAGAAGCAGGAGAAATAGCAGCCAAATTCTTAAAAGAACCACACGATTTTGAATATGAAAAAACTTTTATGCCATTTTGCTTATTATCAAAGAAAAGATATGTAGGAATGCTTTATGAAACAGATCCGAATAAATGTAAGCGTAAAGAAATGGGTATTGTATTAAAACGCAGAGATAATGCGCCCATTGTAAAAGATGTATATGGTGGTATCATTGATATTCTTATGAAGAAACAAAGCATACCAGATGCGATTCAGTTTCTAAAAGATTGTCTTCAAAATATTGTTGACGAAAAATATCCGATTGAAAAATTAATTATTACAAAATCACTACGTTCAGGATATAAAAATCCAAAGGCAATTGCTCATAAAGTATTAGCAGATAGAATAACCGCAAGAGATCCAGGAAATAAACCAGGACCAGGTGATAGAATACCATTTGCTTATATTTCTGTAGGAGGTAAAAAAGTTTTACAAGGAGATAAAATCGAAACACCTACATTTATTATAGAAAATAAGTTGAAAATAGACTACTCATTTTATATTACAAATCAAATTATGAAACCGGTTCAACAGTTGTTTGCGTTAGTTCTTGAGAAAATCTGGACAATGAAAAATAAGAGACCAAAAATTTTGAAATATAAAAAAGATATTGAGAGTCTAAAAGAAAAATATGGAGATGATGATGAAGAATTTGAAGAGAAAAGAGAAGAAATCAGATGTAAAGAAATTAAAGCATTATTATTTGATGAATATTTAAGAGAAACAAATAATGAAAAAGCTGGAAATCAAAGTGTTACAAAATTCTTTACAAAGAAATAAAAAAAATATAAATATATTTTAAATGAGAAGTAGGAAAATTAAATTTTTTAATAAAAAAAAATCTCATAAAAATAAAAAAGGTGGACGATTATTTAGTCAAAATAATTATTTAGCTCCTTCAGGTGATTGTGACCCAAACAATTTAACATCCATTCAGGGGTCTAAAGCTCTACATGAAAATTATCAAAAATGTTGTCCAAAAGGATTTATGGGAAGTAAAAATACATCACCTTATTGTAAACAAGTTGAGTTGAACTTTCAAGCTGCTCGTAAAGCAGAAAATGATGCTAATGAATATCACGGATATGAACCTAATGAAGTTTATAAAATGAAACAGCAAGAACCATCTGTGAATCCTATGCCAAAAAAACCTTGGTATAAATTTTGGGGAGGTAAGACAAGAAGAAATAGAAAATATTCTATTAAAAATAAGTATAAAAAAAATTCTAAATATTTATGAATATATTTCTATTTACAAATGAATTTTTGTATAATAGTTATTCATTGAATTCTCTTTTATTTGATGTAATATAATTTATCTGTTATTACGTGTACGATTCATAGTTTCAAGTAATAACGACATTAAATCACCAACATGATTACCAGATAGATCTAAAATTCCATTTAATGTATCTTGTGGTATCATATTATAATAATCGATTAATAATTCCACAGAACTTTGTTGTATATTATTATTTCTCTCTATATTATTATTTGAGAGGTCAACTACTTGTTGCGAATTGTTAAAAAATTGGTTACCAACATTAGTACTATAATCTCTTATATCATATCTACAAACTGGACAACGACAATTACTTCTAAACCAATTCATAAGGTGTTCTGTATGAAATATATGACCGCAATTTCTTATAACAGTTACCATATCATTGTCCTCGAAATTTTCCATAGATATAGGACATGAAGTATTTATAGGTCGCGAAATGTCGCAATATCTAACATTTCTTGTTGCTGTTTCAATTTGTGATTGTGTAGGATATATTTCTACTGGTTGTAAAAAATTGTTAAATATTTGATTAATTAAACCATCATTATTTATTTGATTTCTATTATTTCTATCTATATTATTTAAATTTAATGGTTGCGCTGAAAATCTTGTAAAAGTGGTATAAAAATTATTTTCCCATCTTCTTGGATTATTTCTTCTTGAATAATTATTACTATTTTGATTAGAATTTAATAATTGAACTAATAAATTTCTTATATTATTATTGCTCTCAACTAAGTTATTCAATATATTCGTTATTAAATTAATTTGTCTATAATTATCATTATACATAACATTTAAGATTTCAATTAACAAAAGATTTTCATTACTTAACCTAAAATTACTGTTATTTCTAAAAGTATTCAAATTCGAATAGTTCATAATAAATATATTATGAAATCTGTTTAAATATATTACTCATATAAATATATTTAAAATGGAAATAGCAAAATACAAAAATAAAGGATTAAGTGGGTTAGCTAATTTAGGTAATACATGTTTTATAAATTCATGTGTACAAATTTTATCACATACTTATGAATTAAATAATTTTTTAGATAATGAAAATTATAAAAAAAAACTAAAAAATAAATACGATTCTGCTCTACTTTTAGAATGGGATAATCTAAGAAAAATTTTATGGAATGAAAATTGTGTTGTTTCACCTGGTAAATTTATTAAAACAATACAAAAGGTTGCTAAACTGAAAAAAATGGAAATTTTTACAGGTTATTCACAAAATGATGTTTCTGAATTTCTTTTATTTTTAATAGAATGTTTTCATAATTCTCTTTCGAGAGAAATATCCGTAACTATATCAGGGGAACCTAAAAACAATACAGACGAATTAGCAATAAAATGTTTTGAAATGGTAAAAAAAACATATTCAAAAGATTACTCTGAAATTTGGAATTTATTTTATGCGGTAAATGTGTCAGAAATTACAAGGATAGATAATGGTAAAATATTAAGTTTAACTCCAGAACCATTTTTTATGGTAGATTTACCAATTCCGTCAAATATTAAAGAACCATCATTGATAGATTGTTTTGATTATTATGTTGATGGAGAGATAATCGAAAATTACAAAGATGAAGAAACAAATGAGAAAGTAGATATTAAAAAACGTATCTTATTTTGGTCATTTCCTAATATTTTAGCTATTGATTTAAAAAGATTTAACAATCGTTCGCAAAAAAATCAAATACATATATCATTTCCATTAGATAATTTAGACTTATCAAAATATGTCATAGGATATAAAACAGAAAAATTTAAATATGAATTATTTGGTGTATGTAATCATAGTGGCTCAACAATGGGTGGTCACTATACCGCATATGTTAAAAATGCAAATGGTGCTTGGTATCATTTTAATGATACATCCGTTTCAGAAATAGGTAGAAACGAGTCAATAATTTCTCCAAAAGCTTATGTATTATTTTATAGGAAGAAGACATAACTTATATTTTTTAACTATTTATATATTATAAATGGAAGTAGTAAATACAACAACCACAACAGATCCAGTAAATATGTATAATTCATTTAACAATTACATAATGAATCCTATAGTTTTTATAATAATAGTATTAATAATTGTAGCATATTATGCTTTTTCATCATCTTTAGGACCAGGAAATTTAGGAAATAGTGAAGGAAAAAAAAATGGTGGAGGTATATTTGGTGTAATCATAATTGCTATTTTAGTAATTTTAATTTTAGTGAATGCTTTCCAATATTTTTTTAGTGTAAATGTAACTGCTTATATTCAAGGATTATTCACACCAAAAACTACAGTAGATATAGTAGTAGATCAAAGTGCTTATCAGCCATCTCCTGTGCCAGAAATTAAATTTAGAAAACAAGTATTTAATATTCCAGGTAATTATTACGATTATAATAACGCAAAAGCTTTATGTTCTGCGTATGGTGCTGATTTAGCTACATATGATCAAATTGAAAAAGCTTATAATAATGGAGCTGAATGGTGTAATTATGGATGGTCAGCAAATCAGTTAGCTTTATTCCCCACACAAAAAAATACATATAATAAACTACAAACAATACCAGGTCATGAGAATGATTGCGGTAGACCAGGAATTAACGGAGGGTATATCGCTAATCCAAATGTTCAATTCGGTGTAAATTGTTATGGTTATAAACCAAAAATAACAAGTGATGAAGAAGAATTGATGAAAACAGCAAGTCCATATCCACAAACACCACAGGATATAGCTTTCCAAAAGAAGGTTGATTTATTTAAAAATAATTTAGACCAAATATTAGTATCACCATTTAATCATAATACTTGGGGTGAATTATAAATTTTATTTACATTATTGTTAATTACGATTTTTATATCTTTTATGAAAAGGCATATATAATTTATAAATAATATAAAAATTTAAAATTATAATTAAATAAATGGAAAAGACAGATGAAGAATATGAATATGATAATGAACAGATTAATATTATGTTTCCAAATGCGGAATTTTCTGTTGCGATTGATATTGAAGATATGGAACAATTGATTACAGATAAACAAGAATTATTTATAAAAAGAACTTATGATTGTTATTGTTATAGTTATGACAATATAAAAAAAAAGGCAGATTATTTTTATATAAGAGGTGAAAATTTAACGTATCGGTATGTAATCGAACAACTTATAAAACAACGATTACAAATTCACTGTGAACATAGATTTTTAGAAGGATTTGATAAAACGACAGATTCCGTTTGTCAGTTTGAATTATGTTTGGGATCTTGATGTAATTACAATTACTTTAAATAAAAGTTTCTCATATTATCATAATAATTTTAATCTTTAAATCGGCATTTGAAATGTAAAACATATAACATTCTCAATAAAAATAAAACATATTATATATAAAAATAAAAAGAAAAATAATATTTATATAATAAATAAAAAGAAAAATAATCTTGATATAAATAAATAAAAAATTATAAATTCCTAAATAAATATAATTACCAAAAGGTAGATATTTTACTACTAAAAAAGATATACAATTTTTTTCAATAACATTGTTTCTACATATTGGGCAGGACTTATGTGTATCAAACCACATTTTTAAACATCTATTATGAATATTTCCATCACAATCACAATTTTTAAAAAAAATTGATTGGTTACTTAATTTATTTTGATTTAATTCATTTATGCTAATAGTTTCAAAACAAATAAAACATTCAATAACATCTAATATATTATTATTATTATACAATACTTCTTCATCATTATACTGTTCACATACTCTAAATAGCATTATCAGTTATATTATAATAATATAAATAATTGTATTATATATTTTTTTTTGTTATAGTTTTTTTAGAATGCTTTTTTACTCTTCTTGTCACTTTTTGTTTTTTATTTTTTATAGTTTCATTATGTTGTCTAACTAAATCTAATAATTTATCATGTAGTTCATCTTGTATTACATCATCTTCTTCATCAGTATCTAATTCATTTTTTTGAATATCATTATATTTTCCACCAACAATTCTATTATTATAAGTCAATGTCCAATTAGGAATAACAAGATTATTAAATAAATCAGAAACTTTATCTGATTCACCACCAAACTGTTCATTATTAACAGTCATAATTGGAGACATTCCCGCTTTCATCATTATCGAATTAACACTAAAACCTCCAGAATGAATACTTCCTTCAATGTCATTATTAAAAACTAATTCGCCAGCACCTATATAATCTAATTCGCTCATATAAATTATTAATATATAAATTAATTATTAGAAAAGCGCTTTATTTCTGAAAGTACTTTAATTGATCTTTTTTGTTTGATATAATCCAAAATAGTTTGTACTTGCGATTCATTTTTAATTATCTCTCCAAGTGTTTTCTCTAAATATTTAAAAGTAATAGGTTCAGGGACTTTTGTATTGGCAAACTTTATTTTATCATCTCCTATTTGTATTGTTGAGTTAGAGAGATTATTAGATACTGCGTAAGTAGTTATATTTTTCTCGATTAAATTTCGTTTTTCTCTCAAATGTCGGGTTCGTTCATTTAATTCTTTTAATTGATTATCTAACTGAACCCATTGTTTTATCTGATTTTCAAAACCGGATGAACTCATTATTTTTATTTAATAATAAATTAAAAAAAAATATACTTATTTAATTTAATGTTTACGACTATGTCTACGAGTCTTACCACCTCTCTTACGTCTATATGTTTGCTGCATACCAAGAATACTAAATGGCACGATTGCTTCATTAATAACTCCGCCTAAAAATCCTCCTCTTCTACGTCTTCTTCCACCTGCGCTTTGAACCAAACTCAAATTACTATCACTTGGCATTTGAGATGGTGAAATAACATTTTGACCTTGAGCACCAATGATATCATTTCCTGGAATTTTACCATAAGGTCCAGATTGGTCCATGGTTCTTGCCCATTGAGAGCCACCTGTTCCGTTTACATACATACCATAACTTGTGGCAGATGAATAATTTCCACTACCACCTCTCGTTCTACGACTTCTACTTCTATGTCTACGAGTTCTACTATATCTTGCCATTATATAGATTAGTGAGAATAAAATTTATGTATTTTCCTAAATTTCTTCCGCAAATTTATTTATAATAATTTATTATTTAATTCCTTATTTCTTATAATTAAAATCAAAATAATAAGAATTGCTAATATCATTACAAATATTAAAAATACAAGTGACATAATAATGTAAATATACGGATTTATTTCATATAAAATAAAATCAATAACAGGTTTAAGTAACATTTTAAATTCATTTTTTATATCTTCTCTTTTTAAAATATCTAAACACTGCTGTACAAATGAATCTTTCATAAATAAATAATAGAGATTTTATATATATTTTTTGCGTGTTATAAAAGAATAATTTTTCTTTATTTTCAGTAATGATGGATAATATAATAGAGCCCAATCATCTATTTGATTTCACCAAACTTACTTTAGCGCATCCTGTTGGAATACAAGGTGGTGCTTATTTTACAAAAATAGAATATAACAAAAAACCTTTATACATACAAACAACCAAAAGTTTGACAAGGCAAGGATTTGTTAAAAGTGGAAAAAAATATTATTGTGATTTGATGTTTGATAAAAATTCAGAAATTTTAATACATTGGTTTGAAAATTTAGAAGTAAAATGCCAGAAACTAATTTTTGAGAAAAAAAATGACTGGTTTCAAGGTAATTTAGAGGAAAATGATATAGAAACAGCATTTAATTCATTATTACGTGTTTATAAATCTGGTAAATATTATCTATTAAGAACGAATGTAAAAAATACTAAAGATGATATTCCTGTTGTAAAAATATATAATGAAAATGAAATTACTTTAGGAATGGATGATGTAAAGTTAGAAACAGAACTAATTTCTATTTTAGAAATACAAGGTATTAAATTTACATCAAGAAATTTTCAAATTGAAATTGAATTAAAACAAGTTATGGTATTAGATAAAGAACCAATTTTTGAAAGTTGTTTAATTAAAACAAATAAAAAAGTGCAAGAACTAAAACCTTTAGAAGAAAAAAAAGAAAATAATGTTAATGACACAGTTATTACTAACAGTGATACAATTTTAGAAGAAGATGTTGTTGTTAAAGAACCTCTCATAGAATATCCTGATATAAAAGAACCTCTTACAAATGAAACAGATATAATAAAAGAAGTGGAAAATTTAGAATGTTTAGAAGAAATAGAACCAATTGATATATTACAACCTGAAGAACCGAAACAAGAGGAAGAAAATATTTCATTAAACATTGAATTTGAAGATTTATTAGAAGACATTCAGGAAAATAATGATGTTTTAAAAGAGATTCATAATAATGATTTAAATTTAGACAAAAATGACTCAATTATTAAATTAAAAAAACCAAACCAAGTTTATTTTGAATTATATAAAGAAGCAAGAAATAAAGCAAAACAAGCAAAAAGAAATGCTATTTTGGCTTATTTAGAAGCGAAGAATATTAAGAAAACTTACATGCTTGAAAATATAAATGACAGTGATAGTGATTTTGACGCAGAAATTGACGAAGCTTCAGAAAGTGAATTGGAAGGTCTTTAAGAAAGTTTTAGGATAATTAATATTAATCATAAAAATTATTTTATCATTAATTTTATATAATGACTGTCTCTTTTAAGAAACTATGGAATGACTACGGAATTGGAGCCATAATTATTTTATTAATTGTTGCATATTGTGTTGCCGCATTTGCAGGTTATTTAGGAGCCAAAGGATTACCCGGTCCCGAATCAAATTCATCAATGCAGCCACAATATAAAAATACAAATGCCGCATATTCTGGCGCGGTTCGTGCTTCTGAACCTTTAGGACAGAATGAAGTGTTTGCTTCTGCTAATGGCGTTCAAACTTCTATGCCTGGAATACCAGCGTCTTGTTCTAAGCCTAATATTCAAAATCCTGCCGAACTTTTACCAAAGGACACAAATTCTCAATGGGCTCAATTAAATCCTTCTGGTAAAGGTGAGCTTGCTAACGTTAATTTGTTGAAAGCTGGCTACCATATTGGTATCGATACTATCGGACAAACTTTGAGAAATGCTAACCTTCAAATTCGTTCCGAACCTCCTAACCCACAATTGAACGTGGGACCCTGGAACCAAAGCACAATTGAGCCTGACTATATGAGACCTCCTCTTCAAATTGGCAGTGGTTCCCAATAATTTTTTATAAAAAATAAAATTTATGATGTCATCAGTGTCAACTAACTAATATCAAAATCTTTATATTCATTATTTTTACACATATAAATATTTTGAACTCTATTTTCATTTGTAATTTTCTTAATATTTTCACATAATTCTTTTAACCAGATATATTTATTATTATATACATCCTTTTGTAGAATCCTAATTATTGAAAATCCATTTTGATTAGCACATTTCATTTTGAATAGATCTGTTTTTCTTGTTTCTTCAGGAGATAACCAATTCCCAATTTGTTCGAAATGCTGTTTCCCGTCAAGCTCAATAATAACTTTTATCTCCTCAATTACAAAATCAAATGGTAAATATTTAATATTTTTACACCACTCAACCTTATATTGTCTTTTTAATGTAGGATAATATTCAACCAATCTATTATATAAAATTAATTCAGTTTTATTCACACAAAATGAACACCAAATACCATTAGTTACATCTGATAACTGACAAGAAAATATTTTATTACATACATCGCAATCAAAGTTAAATTTTTTATTAGTGCTTTTACACCATTGAAGATTTAAAACCGCACCCTTAAAGTATTTTAGAAAAAATAACTTAAAGACACTACATATATTTATATGTCCTTGGGTGTATTCTCATTTGGACATTTCAGGGATTTACCAGTATCATTCTGGAGGAAGAAATCGGTTTAATCAACCCTTACATTTAGTAAGCCTACCCAAAATTTACACGGAATTGATTATGTCCAACCTTCAAGGTGTCATTTTAAATCTTCAAGGGTGTAAATAGCATTCTAGGGTTTATATTTTTGTCATTTAAAAACTTACTTCTCTCTACAGAAGCAAATGAATTATCTAAACACATATTACAATCTTTATCATCGCACAATTTTTGATGAGAACAATACGAACACCACTGACCTTTACTAGTTATATTTTTTATATTCATAAAAATAATATGAGGGCATTTATCACAATTAAATTTGTATTTTTTTCTATCAGCTCCTTTAAAAAGTTGTCTGGGGTTTAATTCATTTTCAAGAGACCAATATTTAGATTTTTCGTGTGAAGCAAATGATTTATTATAACAAGATAAACAACCGTTACTACATAATTTTTTATTAGAACAATAAGGGCACCAATTATTTCCTTTATTAATATTCAATAAAGAGCTCTCGAATGGATGCCCACATTCATCGCAGTTAAACCAGAATTTCTTATGTGAGTTTAATGCTACGTCATTCGGTTTCAAACTATTTATATTTGACCAAAATTTTGACTTAGGATGATTATCAAATGTTGCCATTATTTATTATTTTTACTTTATAAACAATAAATAATTTTATATCAATTTTAAATAATAAAAAAATAACTTAAATATTAATATCAATATAATACATTAGTTATGATAAAAGTATTGGTAACAGGATGCTCAGGATTTATAGGTTCTCATTTGATAACTACATTAATCGAAAATAAAAATTATGATGTATATGGAATGGATATAAAACCATTACCAGAAGATTTTAAATATAAAACATTAATTAAATTTTATCAGGAAGATATTCGTAATAGTAAATTATATTCTATTTTAAATGAAAAACCAAATATTGTGATACACTTAGCAGCTTTAGCTGGAGTAGGTAATAGTTGTAAAAACCCGTGTGAATATATAGATGTTAATATAAAAGGAACAACAAATATTATTTTAAATTGTTTAGAAGTTAATTGTAATAAAATAATTTATGCCAGTAGTAGTAGTATTTATGGAAATGAAGATAATTGTGATAAATTAGAAACAACTATACGTCTACAAAGCCCATATTCAATCACTAAAAAAACGTGTGAAATTATATTTGATTATTATAATAGAATGAATAATATAAGTTGTATAGGATTGCGTTTTTTTAGTGTATATGGTCCAAATGGTCGTAAGGATATGGCTCCACATATATTTATTGATAGTATTATTAATGATAAAGTTATTACAATAAATGGTGATGGTAATATAACGCGCGATTTTACATATATTACTGATATTGTTAGTGGAATATTGGCATCAATAAATTATATAAATGATGAAAATAATGGTATTATAAATGAAGTATTTAATTTAGGAAATGGAACACCAATTTCAATAAATAAATTTATTGAATATATTGAAGATATTTTAAATAAAAAAGCAATTATTAATTATGGAGTATCTAAAAAATACGATAATAATTTTACATGTGCTAATTTAAATAAGTCAAAAAAATTATTAAATTATAATCCTACAATTAGTATTAAAGATGGTTTAATATTAACAATAAATAGTCATTTAATTAAAAATAGAAATTTATAAAAAATAAAAATATTATATATGGAAAAACATAGTATATTCTTTTATATATTCTTAGCATTTATATTATTTTTATGTTTAATAATTTATTATCAATCTGATGCTTTTGATTTAAAATGTATTATAGCATCAAAAGATGGAAATAGATATTGTGTAAGAGAAAGAGAGAAAATGGAGTTGGCCGCAAATTTATTAGCGGAAGTAACACAAAAGATGAAAGATATGGTTGCATATTTGAAGCAAAAACATCCTGAGGATCCTCGAACTAAAAGATTAGTGGAAGGGTTTAATCCAAAAAAGGTAAGTGAAACACTTCCTACAAGCGAATTAACCGCATATAGTGAAAATAAAGGAGAAAAATTAGCTTTTTGTTTAAATACATCAAAGAATGGGTCTAAATTGATTGATATAAATACATTAACATTTGTAGCTCTTCATGAGTTATCACATATAGAAACAGTGTCTGTTGGTCATAATCAGGAATTTTGGCAAAATTTCAAATGGACATTACAAAACGCCAAAGAAGCCGGTATTTATTCACCAGTAGATTATAAAAAAAATCCTGAGAGTTATTGTGGAATGACTATTAATGATAATCCATATTATGATTTAGTATAAATTATTTTCTATATTTAGATTACCTTATTTAATTGTGAAATAGTCTAATTCCCTTCGGGGTGCTTTTACATCATTGAATAGAAGAATAACAAAATTTTTATTTTTTATAGAAAGTTTGTCTCATTTTTCTTTTCGGTTTGTGTAATATGATCAATAGCCTTAATATATATGATTTTATTTGGTCATCGTTTGCCAAGTCATTTAAATAAAATTTATTTTTAATTTAAAAACATAATTAAAAATAATAATTCATTTATATATATATGTCACAATCATTATATCCAAGTACTATATCATTAGATAAACCTTTAGATAATATAATTTACAAAGTTAAAAAACTTAAAAATGATATAATTGACACTATTTATGTATTTTATGGTCGAAAAGTAGAAGGTGAAGACATACTTAAAAAAATATTCAACGATAGAGAGTATGATGATATAAAAAAACATAATACTAAAATAATTTTTAGTGAACAACGAATTCATCCAGATGACTCTATTGTTACTATTAAAATTAAAATACTTAATGAATTGACCAAATATAATATTTCACTTGAAGAAATATATTTATTTTGTAAAAAAATAGAAACTCTTAATTCTGTAGCCATTTATCAATCATTAACTCAAAATAAAAAAATAGCTTTAACAAAACTAAGACTTGAGCAATTTCTACAGAATATAGATTCTGATTCCAACGGCAATCCTATTTCATCTATTAAATACGATAAAGATAAGGAAGTGTACTCCTATGATGATATTTTTGAAATGAAATTAGATAACAAAGAGTATATAATTAATAAAGTTTTAGGTCAGAAGTTTTTTATTGTAGAAAATGAATATCCTTTTATTTGTAATCCATTTGATGTTAGAGAATATGACAAATTTTTAGAACAAAATAGCCACAAATCATTATCAACACTTAACAATCATTTATTACTCAATTCTGGTGAAATTGTTGATAATAGTATTTTTTTATGTTTAGCAGAGGATGTATTATCATATGTTGAAGAAAAAGATGTATCACAAGAAACAACTCTTAAAATTTACTACCCATTTATTTATAACAAAAATATAAATTCATTGGAAGACTTAGAGAGAGGCAGAGAACAACTGATTCAAGGTAATAAAAAAATAATTAACGAAAAAACGGTGAATTATTTCAAAACAATAGATATGTTTTATGAAGTATTTGATTTAAGAAAAAAAGATTTGAATTATGTAAGCAAAGGAATCAAATATATTAAAGCTGTCATGAAACCAGATTTTAATGTAAAAATTCCTCTTGAAATCATATTTAAAATAATTCATGCTACAGAATCAAATCCTTTAATAAAATACAATCCTTCTTCAAGACAAGAAAACATTTACAGACTATATACAGATAAAATAGCTGTTGATGGACGCAAAATTCCTTATCTCAAAAAGGCAAGTATTTTTAAATTAATGAAAACGATTGCTCGAAATAAATCGGTTTCTATCCATATTGAAACTACTGATGAATTAATCTTAAATTGTGAATTTGACGAAGAAGGATACATAACTATGTCAGGTGAATTTAATAACTTAGTAGATGTATCTCAAATAGATGAAATTTTTAAGAATTCTATAAATCCTATTATCAAGGAAATTAAATCAGTGCTTGAACAAAGTGGATACAAATTAAATCTTTTTAACAGTTTAATTGATGAAAATATTGAGATTAAACAGATGACGTATGAAACAAAAATTTTGATTACAAAACAATTCAACATCGATTCTTATAAAAATTGTATTAATACTGTTTTTGTGAATGAAACAAATAAATTAAAACAAGGCAATATTATTCTACGTTTTAAGCGTGTATCTAATTTTAGTAAATTTACAAGTCAAGAAGCTTTTATTCTTGAAAAAGCACAGCAAGGATTAAAGGGCAGTGATATTATACAAGCTTTACTTGAAAATTTTTCTGATGATTTGAATTTAGAACAAGCAAGGGAATTAGTTAGTAAAGTAGCAAATGAATTAGAAGTTGAACGTGGTGTCAGAAAAACAGATATTAAAATCAAAGAGAACCCTGGTTTCAAAACCATTATAACATTAGACCAAGAAAATGCTATACTAAAAATATCAACTGAAAATATTAACAATATTAATTACTTATATACGTTACCTATTTATTTGGATACGATTATTCGTTTAACACAAGATAAAAATTCCACCAAATATCCTGTAACAGAGATAAACAAAATATGTGACACCGAAGATATTGAAGATGTATCATTTGAGGATATTACATCAACTACAGAATCTTCTTCTGAGGAAGCTGAAATTGAAGGTGACGAAAGTATAGAGTATACTAAAGAAAAAATAAAAGACGCGTTTAGTTTATTATTTGATGATGATGATGATGAGTCAAGTGAAATTTTGGAATCAGAAGGAGGTAATAACTATAGATTTAATATTAATGAAGTTAAAAATGATAGAAAAGGTTTTAATGTTGATTTTGAAGGCGGACAAAATTCATCAGAAGAATCGATTACATCAGAATCTGATGAAACTCCTAAATTAAAATATGGAAATGTTACTGTGCCATCTGGTTTATCAAGCGATAGTTCACAACCATTAGAAATAAATCTACCTGTTGAGGTAGACTCATCCGAATCATCGGTTTCAAGCTTAAGCTCACTTAAAAAAGAAAGTTCTGAAACAAAAGAATCCGATAAACCTCTTGTTAAAAGTTCAGAAGAATCTGTTCCAAGTGAAAAAGTAACTACTCCTGTAATTATACAGGAAAGTTCTGAAACAAAAGAATCCGATAAACCTCTTGTTAAAAGCTCGGAAGAATCTGTTCCAAGTGAAAAAGTAACTACTCCTGTAATTATCCAGGAAAGTTCTGAAACAAAAGAATCCGATAAACCTCTTGTTAAAAGCTCGGAAGAATCTGTTCCAAGTGAAAAAGTAACTACTCCTGTAATTATACAGGAAAGTTCTGAAACAAAAGAATCCGATAAACCTCTTGTTAAAAGCTCCGAAGAATCGGTTCCAAGTGAAAAAGTAACTACTCCTGTAATTATACAGGAAAGTTCTGAAACAAAAGAAACCGATAAACATTTTGTTAAAAGCTCGGAAGAATCGGTTCCAAGTAAAAAAGAAATTAAACCTATAGAACCACCACCATTAAAAGCAACACCTTCAGAAGAATCGGTTCCAAGTGAAAAAGTAACTACTCCTGTAATTATACAGGAAAGTTCTGAAACAAAAGAAACCGATAAACATCTTGAATCATTTCCTGACGTTAAAAGCTCGGAACAATCTGTTCCAAGTGAAAAAGTAACTATACCTAAATCATCCAAAAAAACAACATCAACTCCAAAAGATAAAAAGTCATTAATAATAGAAAGTGATAAAGAAGAAGATGAAGAACAAGACGAAGAACAAGAAGAGGAAGAAAAAGAAGAAGACGAAGAACAAGAACAAGAACAAGAAGAGGAAGAAATTAGAAATATAGACGGAATGAAATTGAATAAACCATATTACTTTCAAACATTAATTGAAAAGAAAGACCCAATATTAATATTGAAAGAAGATACAAAAGAATACAATGCTTATTCAAGAACTTGTTTATCCGATAAAAGAAGACAACCTGTAATATTGACAGATGCTCAACTTTCAAAAATAAACAAAGAACATCCTGGGTTTTTGAGAGAACAAGATGTAATTAAATATGGTTCAGATGAAAAACATCAATATAATTATATTTGTCCACGTTATTGGTGTTTAAAAAGTAATACTTTTATTGATCCAAATGATATTAAAGTAATAAACGGTGATAAAGTTCATCAGCCTAAAAAAGGTCCGTCTTGTGGTAAGGTTTTACCAAAAAAAGAAAAAAAAGTGAAAGCAGGATATTATATTTATGAATTTAATGATGATTCGTATCCTGGATTAATTCCAGACAAACACCCAAATGGTTTATGTTTACCTTGTTGTTTTAAAAATTATAATACTGAAGCAAGAATAAAGGCAAAACAAAGGTGTCTCGAAAAAGAAAAAGATATACAAGAAAAAAAGGAAGATAAAAAACAAGAAGTAGCAAAATCACACGAATATGTTTTAGGCCCTGAAAAATTTCCTCTTGAATCAGGTCGTTGGGGATATTTACCAGCAGAGATTCAAACCATTTTACATGAAATAAATGCGGATTGTCAAATTAGCAAAACAAACACAAATATTAAAGAAAATCATCCATGTCTTCTTCGGCATGGTATTGAGATAAATAAAAAACAATCATTTGTTGCAGCGATTTCAGATGAAATATTTTTTGGAAAAAGAATTATTGATCAAGAAAATAAGTTAACTACAAAAGTCGCAAAAGTTTTAACAATAAAAGAAATGAGAGAAAGAATTTTAAAGTCTATCAATATCGATTCTTTTATTAAATATCAAAATGGAAATTTAGTTACAGATTTTTATGATAAAAACAAAAAGGTGGACATTACAAAATATAGTAATTCCAAATTATATTCCAAAATTAATACTACAAAAGAAGAAGATGTGTCATATTTTACCAAAGTAGTTTCCGCATTTGAAAACTTTTCTCTATTTTTAAAAGACGATGATTCTATTATAGATCACACTTATTTATGGGATATTATTTGTATGCCAAATAAATATCTCTTTCCAAATGGTGTAAATTTAGTAATTTTTCAAATACCACACGATGATATAACAAACAATGTACAGTTAATTTGTCCAACAAATCACTATTCGGCCGAGTTTTATCAAGCAAGGAAACCAACAATAATGTTAATAAAAGAAGATGGTTATTATGAACCAATATATTCCTATTTATTTGATGGCAAAAAACTAACAGTTACAAAGGAATTTAAGGAAAGAGATCCACAATTATCCAAAACATTAAGAGCTGTATTTAAGGAATTAATTAAGCCATTTTTTGAACTAATATGTAGACCATTAGATAGTATGCCTAATATTTACAAAGCGAAAAGACCATTACTTTTATATAATCTTGTTCAAAAATTAGATGAATATGAATATAAAATAATTAAACTTGTTATGAATTTTAATAATAAAATTATAGGAGTTATAGCGGAAGAGCCAAGCGCGAGTGAAAGAAGAGGTTTTGTTCCTTGTTATCCATCTGCTTTGGATGAAAATTTAAAGAAAGATTTGGATTTCGTCTTTATGAATGATTTTTCCATTTGGAATAATTATACTGATACAGTTCAGTTCTTGAATAAACTTGATAAAAGAAGTAAAAAACGCAGAGACGAAGCATCTATACCATGTAAACCAGAATTTAAAATAGTAGAAGATGAATTAGTGGTTGGTATATTAACAAATACAAATCAATTTATTCAAATTTCTCAGCCAATATCAATAGATGAAATTAATAAAGATTTAGATTTACCTTCTATTACAGATGAAGATTATATTGTAAATCCAAAGGAAAGACCAATGATTCAATCAGATAGTAAAATTATTACAGAAGATACTGTTGATACTGAGAGAGAAGATTATATAAAAAAAATAAAATTAGAAACCAGTTTTTATAATGTGTTTCGAAACACAATTAGAATTTTATTGAATAACTATGAGAATATTAAAATTAGAGCAAAAATAGAAACAGAAATATTAAAAGAATACATTATTTATTTAGATAAGCTGAATAACATTGATAAATTGTTAAGACAATTGGTGAATAAAAAAATACAATTTGTAGGTGATAAAAATTATTATAAACTCATTAACGAGGTTTCTACATGTATAGTTAAAGACAAAGACAAATGTAAAGATACATCTAACCTATGTATAGTTAGTGAAAATGGAGATTGTAATTTAATATTACCAGAAAGAAATCTAATTACAGAAAAGAAAAATGAACCAATTTATTTTGGAAGAATGGCAGATGAGTTAATTAGATATAATAGAATTAAATCATTTATGTTTCAACCTCAAACATATTTATCTTTTGGAAATATTGGTTACAACTTAAGAGACAATGAAATAATATTAATACAATCAATATTGACACAAGAATATTTTGAAAACTTAATTCCAGTAGTTGATAATAAATATGTGAAGGCGATTTCTTATGATGAATCACAACCTATTATTACACAACTCTATGAAAATAAAATTCCATCACTCGATCAAGCTATTGGTAGAAAAAATGTATTAGTTTGCGATAGAATAGATAAAGATCATATTACTTCTGGAATATGGAGAAAATGTTTCCCTGAAAATTATAAAGAAACAGGATTTAGTAAATTCAATTTTTGTACATTTCATTTTATTATTGATTTAATAGAGAGAAAAACAAAAGAAAAATATGAGATCAATGAAATAAAAAATCAATTATATGACGAATATAAAAAATATCTTGAAAAATATAAAGATAAGATTGTTGATATTTTAATTTTAGAAGGTAAGAAAACACTGGGTGACCAAGTTCATGCTGATACATTATCGTTTGCCAGTTTTATTTATACAGATAATTACTTTTTAACAACATTTGACTTATGGTTATTAGTGAATAAATTTAAGATACCAACCATATTTATTTCGCAAAAAACTATTTTACAAACAAAATATGAAAAAAATGGACAACATCTATATAATCATGAATTCGTTGGTTATGGAGATAAAGATGATAAATTTGCTTTCATTGTTTTACCTGGATTTAGACCTGAAAATGTTCCTAATTTTAAAATAATTAAAAGTGACAAGGGTGAAGTTTTTATTCCTCTTGATAAATTAAATGAAAATTGTATGGAAAATATAAAAAACGCATTTAAAAACAAAAGTAGCATTGAAGAATACCTTACAAAATTTAAAATGCCACCAAAAACTGTTTATGAAAAGAAAAAAATATTAATAATTGAATCTGATGACGATACTTCTAAAATTGATATTAAGAAAAAGAAAAAGAAAATAATAGTAGAGCAAACTAAACCTGTTTCAAGTGAACAATACATTGAAAAACTAAATAAAAAACAAACAAGAAAACTTATTATTAAAGGTGAGCCAAAAAATAAATCAAAAAGACGACCAGATATTAAAAAACGTAAATTATTAATAGTTGAAAGTGATTCTACAGAAAAAGTTTAAATAATTGAGTCTTCATCTTCTTGTTCTTCTTCTTCTTGTTCCTCATCTTCTTCTTCTTGTTCCTCATCTTCTTCTTCTTGTTCATTATTATATTGATAATAATTTGTATTGAGCCTATATGGAATTCTATTTGTAGTATTTAATGTTCGTCTATTATTTATTAATATTTCAGAAATTAAAAATGTTTCGGTTGGTTGATCATCATAATCACTTTCGTCACTTTCGTCGCTTTCGTCATCATTACTATTACCATCATATTTATAACACAAATGATTACTCATAAAATTTTCAATTTCACAATCATTAAATTTTTTATGTTTTACAATAAACTCTACATGTGATTTTATTTTTTTTATTTTACCGTTTTTAAATATATTTTTAAATCTAATAAATTTTCTACCAAATTGGGGATTATATTCTTGAAATTCTCTTAGTTTTTTATTGAGTTTTTTTTCCGCTTCTCGTTTTTTGTTTTTTAATAAAGAATATGAAGCAATTAATTTTAACTCTATATATGGTTTAAAAATTTTGATTAAGTCATTTTCTGGAAAATCATCAGCTATATTTATATGTTTACGTACATTTTTAAACCTGTAGTTAAAATCATTTATAAGTTTATTTATAATATCTTTTAAATTTTGTTTACTACAATTATTAATGTAATTTTCTATATTATATTCTCTTAATAAATAGTCATATTTATTGACAAACCTTGTCATATTAAAATTACATTCTTTGAATTTTAAAAATACATCAAAATGACTTGATTTTATATTATTCATTTTGGTATTTGAAACCACGAAAAAATAAATATAATACAATATAGATTTACCAAAAGGAACATTATTATAAGGATTTTTAATTGGTAAAGGTTCACAAAAAAATGAAAAACCATTTGTTAAAGATGTATAAATTATTTTTAATAAATCTTCAATTCTGAATAAATATTTAGAGTTTATATGATAAATACAAATTACATTAGGACTATCAATATTTATTTCATTTAATTGTAAATCAGTATTTATAATAATTTTGGATTTTTTATATTTATATTTAATTATTAAATTATTTAACGTATGGTAAATCTTTTGTATTTTACAAAATAAATTAAAAAAATCGCTCTTTTTCTCAAAATTTGTAGAAAAATAAAAGTTATTCATTATTTCATCCAATTTATCAAATTTACGTTTTTTATAATTTACATCAGAACAAAGGATTTTAAAAAAAATTTTTAACATTCCATCTATTTTATCCGAATCATCATAATTTAAACAAAAAATATTGTTATCAAAATTTATTAATTTATATATTATTTTATTATATGTAAGCATATTAAATAATATAATTATTTATATTTATATTATTAAATTTATATTATTAATTTAATATATCTAAAATCCAGGATTATAATTATCATTATCATTTCCTAAATTTTCTCCTTTAATAGTTATCACATTATTTTGAATATTAATTTTACTAACACTACAAGGGTCTTGTGGGTTATCAACATCTCCAAAGAATTTTTCTATTTCTTCGTCTACATTTATATATTTATATTCACTGGACGCTTCCAATTTCTGCATCTCGTCAATGTCTAAAACAACTTGAAATGCTGCTGTTCCAAAATACCCTTCTTGACCACACATAACATTCGCTGATACACCTCTTAACGTATCTAATTCAGCATGTCTTGCTGCTTTTAAGAACATCTCTGGAGTCTCCTCAAAAGAAGCCTTAGCAATTGGTCCAATATTATCATTATTAATACCATGTCTAAAGATGGAAATTAATTTATGTGTAAATGTCATTCTATCAACTAAAACACTATAGTTGTGGTAATTAATATAAGTACCATCAAATTCAACAACATCGACCAATTCATTATAAATTGCTTGTCTGGCTGCTTCAATGCCAAGTACATCATAAATTTCTACAATATCATTACTTAAGGTTCTGGTATTATCAATATAATCAAGTCCAAGGACTTCTAATAAATTGGTGCCGATTGTATCAAGTACCCAGATATCTTGTTTCTTGTATAAACCATTTATTTCTACTACATTATCCAGAACTTTTCTTAAAATAACTTTATTAATACCTTCAATGCCTCTTAATACAACTTTTTGTAGAAGTTGATCTTGGAAATTCTTTAAAATATAAATTTGATCAGATTGATCAAGAGGATTTACTTTTGTTTTCTTTTGTCCGCCTCTATTGCTACTTGATTTAAGAACATCATTCATTCTAATTCTGAATACCAGTTTTTCTGAATTAAAATCAGAATAAATACAACTAATTTGTTCTTCGTAACAACTTTTAAGTGTAAAATTAACATCGTCCATTGTAATATTCTTTTCAAGCATTACTTCAGGATCCATTATCATTCTAACTATCCATTTAGATTTCTCTGTTTCACCAGATTCAAGATTTACTTCATTACATTCATCTACTAAATTTTCAAAAGCTTTATATTGTTCAATACAATCTTTATCTTCAGAGATTAAAGTATTAAGATCGTCAGGGTCAAAACATATTTCTGTTGATTTTACAATTTCTTGTAATTTTGTATGCTCAAGCATATACATAATTGTATGTGCTTTATCTTTTTGCCTTTGATCTTCAGGTTTTAAATAAATACTTAAAGATGGATTTTTTATTTCACTGGACAAAGACAATATTTCTTCAATTCTTGGTACACCACGAGTTACATTGGATTTAGAAGCTACACCGGCAAAATGGAAAGTGTTCAAAGTCATCTGAGTTGACACTTCTCCAATACTTTGACCTGCGATCATTCCAACCATTTCTCCAGGCGTTACAATCGCTCTTTTATAATCAATTGTAATTGTATCAAGTAATAATATCAGAGAATTTTTGTTAAAACGTTTAACGACAAGTAGTTCTTTTGGTGAAAGATAATAATAATATAATACTTTGAATAATTTAGTGGGTGGTGAATAGTAATTTTTATTTAAATTTTCGTAATATGTATTGATAAGTTGATAAGCTTCAAGTGGTGTTATATCAACTAACGAAGATGAAGATATTCCACATTGTCCTTGAATTGTATTAATAATATAGCTAAAACAAACTGGACAACTCACAGTTTTTTCGCCTTTATTTTTAAAAACATTCTTAATAATTACTTCCCTCATTTTCATCATTTCTGATACCATATCATTCATTTGTACAGCATATTCTTCATTTTGTTTCTTCATTCTTGTTAATGTATTTTTTAAGAATATATTACTCAAAGTCTTTACTTTGCCTGTTTCTTCAGGAATTAAATAATGATTATAAATATCTTGGGAACTCATTTCAACAATGGGTATTTCTTGATCTTCTGCTTTAGTGGTGTCTATTCCATCATCACCGTATTGAAATTGGACAATCTTATTTTTATTTGTTCTAATTGTCATATCATAATTAACCATTAAATCTTCAAGACCTTTAATAAGTCTTCTCTGAATGTAACCAGTAGTAGAAGTTTTTACAGCAGTATCAATAAGACCAACACGACCACCCATGGCATGCATAAATAGTTCTTGTGGAGTTAGACCATTAATATAAGAACTTTCGACGAAACCACGAGCTCCAGGAGAATCATCATACTTTGTAAAATGTGGTAAAGTTCTATGTTCAAATCCATATGGTATACGTTTACCATCTACGTTTTGCTGTCCAAGACAAGAAATCATAAATGATATGTTTAAATCTGAACCTTTGGAACCTGCTTTCACCATTTCAACAAAGCGATTTCCTTGTGCTAAATTTTTTAATCCAATTTTACCAGCTTCTGATGTTGCTTGATTTAAAATACTATTAACTTGCGTTTCAAATTCTTCTTCATTTGTTTTACCAGTATTATTTTCAAAAATACCTAATTGAACTTTATCAATTAGATTTTTAACCTCCGTTTTTTTATTGGTAATTACTTTTACAATTTCATCATTTGTAGTTTGATTTGAAATTAAATCACTAATGCCTACACTGAAACCAGCTGATTTCATGTATTCAGTAACAACATTTTGTAAATCATCAATAAATTTAGCGGAAGCCATATTACCAAATTCGTTACAAATTCTCTGTAACAAACCTCTTGTTCTTCCACCTAATACACCTTTATCCATCTGTCCACGTAAATATCTTCCATTATTAATTTCAATCTTATTATTTACTGATAATGGTGGCATAATTTGACTTAAAATATCATAATTGCTAACTGTTCCATTTTTCTCTATATCTTGTAAAAGAGTGTTAGCATTTATTCCATTAAACATCATCAGTAAATTCATTGCTTGTCTTGGTGTAAATTTTACACCTTCTTTTGAAAATAAATACGAACCAAGCATTGAATCTTGATAAATACCAATAATGGAAGAATTATTGGCTGGACTTATGATTTGATATGGTACTGCTGCCAAATTTTTTAATTCTGCTTCGGATTCTGGATCCTGTGGCATATGCAAATTCATCTCCAGATGGAGAACCCTTACGATTTCTCGTAAAGCTAGACTATACCTTATGCCTCATCAAGTTGGTTAAACTATCATATGAGACCCACAAACATCTAGTCGTTGAACCTTCCCCATACTCTTACCATATCGAGGTTAGGGGCTTGGCTGCGGATTATCCAATCCTTTGCTTTTTTACCATTGGGTTCGGCTATTAACCGAGTTCCTTACAAAAGTTTCCAAATGTAAGTGGTAGCAAAGGCTCTAAGGAATTTCCCGTCAATTTGAATGTGTTGCTAAATGATTCTTTAAATTTTTTATAAATTCAACTGCACTTATTTTGCTATCTTCTAATGAAATATGAACTCCACCAAAATCAGCTTTAATTCTATCTATATAAACATACCAACCATATTGCTCATTATATTTTTTTAATGGTTTAATATATTTTTCAATGTCATCATCTATTTGTTTGACATCCTTAAACCTTTCAAATTTTTTATCTTTAAAATAATTTATTACTCCATTAGAGACACGTTTTTTACTTTCATCACTATGAGTAAATACACTGCCTCCATTTTTAAGGTTATAACCATTCGGAAATAAACTATTTAATTCCTTAATGTAGTGTAATTCTCTTTCATCTGATTTTTCAACTTCACAACATTCAATCAATTCAACAATAAAATCATTAACACCATATTTTCTAATGGCATTATTTAAATAATGTGATTGATTTTTCTTATTTGAAAATGCTTCTGAAATGTGACATCTAAATCTACCTTCGTGTCCATATGGTCTATATCTTTTATGATTTAATATATGAGAAACTGCTTGTCCTACATATATCTTACCATTTGAGATATTAGTAATTTTATATATTTCGCAATATCTTTCGGTTGGGTTGTCTAAAATAACTTTTGATAGTTCTAAATATTTTGATGGTTCCATTATAATATAGTTGAATATTTTATTTTTAAGTGCTTTTTTATTAGAATCATTTAACTAGAGAGTATCACGCTTTTAACGCTCTCTGTTGGGGACAAGATGAATTTGCGTATGTCTATCCCCATCAAAATCAGCATTGTAAGGCTTTGTCAAGCCGCCCTTACCATTTCTGGTAAGGCTGGAATACACCTTGTGCCCTATCAGGTTGGTTAGACCTTCATTTAGGACCCGTCGTCATCTACTCTCTGAACCTTCCCCATACTCTTACCATAACGAGGTTAGGGGCTTGGCTGCCGATTATCCAATCCTTTACTTTTTTACCATTGGGTACGACTGTTAATCGTGGTCCTCATAAATGTTTCCATAAATGAGTGGTAGTAAAGGCTCTAAGGAACTTCCGGTCAATTTGGCGACGTCGCAAATAAATCAATATATACTTGAGGCAATTCAAGTTTATTTTCTGTATGATATTCTACTAATTTTTTATAATGTTGTTCAACCTGTGATTTTATTATTTTATTATTTTTCTTTAAATTCTCAGAAGGAGATAAAGGCATTGTATTTCTCCAATTAAAAGCTATTAATTGTTGTTCTTCATTTTCTAAATTAAACCTTGATAAAGGAATAACGTGATCTATATGCCACTCAGAACCACGATTTTCAAGAGTATAATTAGGTTCATATTTTAAAAGCCAGTTTAAATATTCAGGTATATTACAACCCAAATATTCTATTGTGTGCTTATTTTTACTATATAAAGCACTAATAATTCTTGAACGAATTAATCTCTTCAATTTCTCAAGAGGTTCATCCCTTTCACAATCTTTACATTTTAATCTATTATTGCGAAAACATAACTTATTTTTTATATTCTCACAATATTTACATTTTTTATTATCTGTTCCTAATTCTTCTTCTTTCTTTTTGTTTTTCTCAGCAATCTTTTTTTGTTTAAATTCTGTAGCTTTTTGAATAGCAATAATACGATGATTCTCATCATTTTCATATTTAGAACGCCGTTTTGTATTATTACAGTCAATACAAATCTTTCGATTCTTAATAAATAATGATATCTGTTTGGTATTGTTACAGAAATTGCATGTTTGTTCTGTTTCATTATTTATTTCTAATGCCTTATACTTTTCTCTGCTTCTTATATTTCTACATTCCTTACATATATTACGTTTGGGAATGAATAATTTTTCATTTTTTGTTATACCACATTTTGAACAACATTTTTCTAAAGGTTTTGTATCCGTTACTTCCATTTATTTTATATTTAGATTTTATTTTTATATTATTTTGCCTCATTATTGATTTATTTACTAGGGGGTAACACGCTTTTAACGCCCCCTGTTGCCGACACAAAGTCTATCGGCGACATTCATTCTAAAAGTGTCACCTCGTTTCATGATACGAGCAATATGACACATCATACTCATTCTATGAAGAGTAGGTTGTCTGTTAAATAGAACGGCATCTCCATCCATCATATGACGATGAACGATGTCGCCTTCTTCCAAGACAATAGAATTCCTATCTAAATAATATTTTAAGGTGATTGATTCACCATTTCGTTTTTCCAACATTTTAGCTCCAGGCCAAACTTCAGGTCCATTTCGAACTAATTTTGTCAAGAAATCTTTATTAATTTTATTCACAATGACTGGTTTGGTAATATTTTTAGCTATTTTCATAGGAATACCTAATTCTCGAATGGAAATATTTGGATCAGCAGTAATTACTGAACGCGCACTAAAGTCGACACGTTTCGCCATTAAATTACCTCTCATTCTTCCTCCTTTTCCATTCAAACGATCTTTAATTGATTTTAAAGGTCTACCTGAACGTTGAGCTACTGGAGCAGCACCAGGAATTTTATTATCTACCTGACTTGCCACATAATATTGTAATACTGTTGACCAATCATCAATGACATTCGCCGGTGCGTTTGCTTGAATTTTCTCTTGAAGTGTCTTATTCGTTTTTATAATATTTACTAAAATATGACTTAAATCATCTTCAGACCTCTGTTGTGAATCATGTTTTACAGATGGTCTTACTGCTGGTGGAGGTACAGACATTACTTGACAAATCATCCAATCTGGTCTTGAATATACAGGACTAAATCCCATAAAAGATACATCTTCGTCAGATATTCTTTTACATATTTTCAAAACCATTTCAGGAGTAATTTTAACAACAAGTGGCTCTGAATTACCATCATCGCCTTTCCATTCAGCATAAATACTTGCTAAGCCTTCTTTTCTAATTTTGTTAGGTTGAAGGCAACCACAACCATCTTCAGTATCTTCCCCACAGCGCTTAATTTTACTGGCCAATGAAAATACATATTTCCATCTTGTGTCACCTTGAAGCTTCAAGGCTTGTTTATATTTTTCTTTACTAATTAACAATTTACTACATTTAAAACAAACACAACGCATAATTTTCTGAATAGTATTTAAGTATTGAATATAAAATACTGGTCTAGCTAATTCAATATGTCCAGAATAACCAGGTGTCTGCATATAGTCTAAACCATCTGTTGGACAAATTAATCCGGGCTCTAAAACACCCATTCTTGGATCAAATAATCCTCCAATTACTGGTTTATTATTGACATATGTATCTCTGCTCGTAATTTCAGCAACAGAACCTTTTCTGATTTCATCTGGAGATAATATACTAAATTGAATTCCTACAACCTTTGAAACATTCATTGTATTATAATTGGAATTTGTAAATTTCGGCATCTCTTATAATATATAAGAATAGTTTTAAATTGTTTTTTACAATCAATTTTTTATTATTTGTAAATTATTGTAATTATATTATTCTAATTTATTCACGTATAAATTAATAAAATAATTTTTTCTTATGCTTATAACTTTTTGTAAACAATTAAAATATTATTTATTTTCTAAAAATAATTTTTCTATATTTAGGCTTTAATTCTATTAAAAAGTTTGTAACATATATCAAATCTATTTTATTTTGTAAAATAAAATAAAATTGATTTTGATTTAAAATTAAAATTATAAAGTATAATAATATAAGAATGACTCGTGATAATTCCAACAAAATTTCAAAGAGAGAGCAAGTTAAGCGTTCTAATAAGAAAACTGAAACTAATCTCAAAAAGAAAAAAAATCAGACTTCAGATAGTGAAGATGGAAGTGATATAGAAAGTGATGAAATGGATATGCATGAATTTCGTAAATATGTACAAAAAATATTTCCTTCAAAACACATGCAAAAAAAAATTGATTCTGGTAAAAAAGTAAAAAAAATATTGGACGAAGAGGAAGAGGAAGAGGAAGAAGAAGAGGAAGTAAAACCTAAGAAAAAATTAAATAAAAAAACAAATAAAAAATCTAAAAAGGTAATTGAAGAAAGCGATGAGGAAGATTGGGAAACTGATTCAGAAGAAGAGGAAAATCATAAGAAAAAATCTAAAAATAATAAAAATAAAAATAAAACAGACAAAAAATCTAAAAAGATTGATGTATCCGATGATGAATCTGTTTCATTAGGTTCTCAAGATACAGAGGAAGAGGAAGAGGAAGAGGAGGAGAATATTAAACCTGGTAAATTTAATATAATATTTACAATTGGTGGAAGAGGAGAAGATGAAGAAGAATGGGGTTCTGAAGATGAATATGATGAGGATTATGAAGATTACGGAGATTCAGTTGATGTTACAGAAGATGAAGATGAAGAAGTTTCAACGGATGAATCTTCCGATGAGGAGGAAGAATATGAGGAGGAAGAAGAACTCAAACCCACGAAAAAATCAAATAGAAAAAATAAAAAGGTTATTGAGGAAGTTCAAGAGGAAGAGGAAGAAGAAAAACCTGAGAAAAAGACTAAAAAAACGGTTAAGGTGGAAAAGAAAACTAATGAAGAATCAAAAACAACACCTGAAAATAAGAATGAAATATTACAAAAATTAAAAGATATGTTAGCAACTAATCCAAAAGACAAATCAATTGAAAAATGTATTGAAGTATATGAAGAAGATATCAAAAAACAAGAGAAGAAGAAGGAAAAAAAAGAGAAAAAACAAAAAGAAAAAAATATGAGAATTTTTAGAAAAATTATTAGTGACAAGAATACTATGAATGATTTCTCTTTTTATGAAAAATTAGAAATAGAAAATCAAAAGAAACTTATTAAAGAACTAAGAGAAATTAATAAAATAACACGTATTGAAAAACCATACAGAATGACTCTATTAGAATCGTCTATTCCAGTTCAATTTAAAGCTGCGGCTATAAAAAAAGTGAATTCTTTGAAGTATATGGAACCAGGAAGTGGTGAATTTTATAAAATTAAAAACTGGGTTGATACATTTATGAGAATACCATTTACAAATTATCAAGAATTACCTATTAGCATTGAAGATGGTGTAGAAAAATGTCACGAATTTATGGAAAATGCGCAAAAAACATTAGATGATGCTGTATATGGTTTGAATGACGCAAAAATGCAAATTATGCAAATGCTGGGACAACTTTTAACAAATCCAAAAGCTATTGGTACAGCTATTGCAATACATGGCCCCCCTGGTACTGGTAAAACGAGTTTAGTAAAGGAAGGCATAAGTAAAATATTGAATAGACCTTTCGCATTTATTGCTCTTGGTGGTGCTACAGATAGTAGTTTCTTAGAAGGTCATGGCTACACATATGAAGGAAGCACTTGGGGTAAAATAGTTCAGATATTAATTGATAGTAAATGTATGAATCCTGTCATTTATTTTGACGAATTAGATAAAATTTCAGATACACCAAGAGGCGAAGAAATAGCTGGAATATTAACTCATTTGACAGATACTTCACAAAATTCACAATTTCATGACAAATATTTTGCTGAGATTAATTTTGATTTAAGTAAATGTCTATTTATATTCAGTTATAATGATGAAACAAAGGTGAATCCTATTTTAAAAGATAGAATGTATAGGATTAAAACTAAAGGCTATTCAGGTAAAGAGAAAAATGTCATTTCAAACAATTATTTGTTGCCAAGAATTAGAGAACAAGTTAAATTCAACGAAGGAGATATTATAATAACACCTGATGTATTAAGTTATATTAATGAGACACATTGTCATAAAGAGGATGGTGTAAGAAACATGAAGCGTTGTTTAGAAATTATTCATACAAAATTAAATTTATATAGATTAATGAAACCAAATTCCAACTTATTTGAATGTGAAATGTCATTAAAAGTAGAATTTCCATTTAAAGTTACAAAAGATGTTGTAGATAAATTGATTAAAAAGGAATCAGATGGATTAGAGACATGGAGGTCATTATATAATTAAACAATTTAAAAAATAACAAATAAAATATATAATATGAGTTTAGAGTACTATATATTTTGTAAAAAGAAATATGAAGAGATTATATTATATTTGGAAAATATATTAGATTCTTATGATTTAATAATTAACTACACACTTTCTGAGGAAAATTTAGATCAAAATCATTTTAATATATTCCAACCAGACCATAATAAAAATTTTTTTTTGAATAATTTAATTCATACAAAACAACTTAAAAAAGTATGTGACAATAAAATAAAAAAATTATGTCTCCATGAATACGAGACAGATACGATAGATATTACTCCAGAAAGAAGTGAAAATATTACATATTGTAAAATCTGTGGGTTCACAAAATAATATATATTTAAAAGAACTTAAAGAAACTGTTGAACCTATTCACTACATTATGAAGAGGATTTGTTTAACTTATCTTAAAAAGTAGTGAAAAAACATTCACTACACTATGTAAAGAAGGCGTCCGAATTTCGAATAGAAAAGTATCTGAACTTTTTAAAAATGGACAAAAAAAATGTCCAAAAAAAAAAAGCGTCGTTATTTTATGCAAAAGTCGCGACTTTACTGCATATTTTAAAATTAAGGTAAGGACACAGAAAAAATAATTTTTATTTTGTGACGATATTTTTTTTTATATTTTTAAGAAAAATGATTTAGGTAAAATTCTGTTGTATATATATGACAACAAATGACAACGAATTTTACCTAAAAAAGCCCACAATTTTTTACTGTGAAATTTGTGACTTTAAATGCTTTTATAAAAGAGACTATGAACGACATATTAACACCAAAAAACACAAAAACAACGAAAATACAACATTTGACAACGGATTTTACCTAAAAAAGCCCAACTTAAAAACTTTTGCGTGTGAATTTTGTGATAAACTTTATAGTGATAGAGCCGGATTATGGAGACATAATAAAAAATGTAATCAAACAAATTCCGAGAAAGCATCTAACGTGTCTCTCGAAAATTTAACAACAGATAAACATCTAATTATGATGTTAATTAAAGATAATAATGAACTTAGAAAAATGATGATGGAACAACAATCATTAATGCTCGAAAACAATAACAAAGTTTTAGAAATTTGTAAAAATGGAACACACAATACTACTACTCATACAAACTCGCATAATAAAGCATTTAATTTAAATTTCTTTCTAAATGAGACGTGTAAAAATGCTATGAATATTATGGATTTTGCAGAGTCTATACAACTTCAATTATCTGATTTAGAAAAAATTGGTGAAGTAGGTTATGTAGAGGGTATTTCTAATATTATAGTAAAAAATTTGAAGGCCCTTGACGTTACAGAGAGACCCATTCATTGTGCTGACAAAAAAAGAGAAGTTATATACATTAAAGACGAAGATAAATGGGAAAAAGAAGATCATGATAAAAAGAGGTTAAGAAAGGTAATAAACAAAGTAGCATGTAAAAATCAAAGGCTTTTGCCAAAATATAAAGAAGCGCATCCGGGTTGTAATTATAGTGATTCAAAATTTTCAGATCAATATAGCAAATTAGTTATTGAAGCTATGGGTGGGTCTGGTAATAATGATAACGAGAAATCAGATAAAATAATAAGAAATATCGCAAAGGAGGTTGTTATTGATAAGCAAATATTATAATTATAATGAATATATTCTACAGTTTGTAGATTAAATATTATATTTAGTAGCATTTTATGACCAAATAGTATCTGTATTATGCCACCACATACCATCGCCTTTTTTAACATCATAAAGTGCTCTAAAAATAGAAGAACGTGATAATGGAACATTACATCTATATTTATCAAGAGGATGTGGGTTTGTTTTAAGTTGAGCTGATAAGGCCTTTTTACCTACTAATTGTTTTTGTTGAAAAGCAAAATAAGTGTAAAATCCTTCATAAGATAAGGCTCTAATTGGAATTAAATCTTGATTATTATCTTGAAAATCTCTCAAATATTCATCACAAATGGCCATACCAGAAATATCAGCTAAATCTTCTCCTATACCAATGGAAGCATCAAATTTAATTCCATCCCTTGCCGCAAACTCTTCATATTGTTTGATAACATCATTTTGTATTTCTTTGTATTTCTTCTTATCTTTTTCTGTCCACCAATCTAATAGTTTTCCATCAGCACCATATTTACTTCCCATATCATCAAAACCGTGTGACATCTCATGACCAATTGTAAAACCCAAATGAGCTAAATTATATTCAATACCTCTTTCATCTAAATCGATAAACGGTTTCTGCATATAGCCAAGATTGATATAAATAGCATTTTTTGCTGGTGTATAAGAAGCATTTACAATGTAAGCCTGTGTTCCTGTCATTTTAACAGGATATTGTGTCCAATCCATCATAGGTATATCAATAACACGTTTACCTTCAAGATCAATAAATTTTTGATGTCTCCATTTAATTATTTTAGCCATGTTATCATACAATATTGTCGTGTAACTTAGGTCAGGGTCTTCTCTTAATTTTTCAGGCGTGCCATAAATAAATTTAAAGGCATCCAATTTTTTTAACGCATATTTTTTAGTCGAAGGTTGTAACCATTTATTTCTGCGCAAAATTCTTTTAAAAACAAATTTAAGTTCCTGACATAATATTTTAGTATATTCTACCATTTGTGGATTTTCATAATTTTTTACATATTGATTTGTTAAAAATGTATTAAATGGTATTGACATATACAAGGCAGCACTTACAGCAGGAGACTCATTTATAGACTCTTGACCTCTCTCGAATTTTCCGTAAAAATCATAAATAATTCCTTGCCAAGCATAAGTAATTCTTGTCAGTCTTCTTAATAATAAATAGATCCAATAAGTTCTCCATTTGGGTGTTTTCCAATTATCCATGAATAATTTAGAACCACATTTTAAGTAATTTAAAGTTGAAGTAATAAAAAAATCAGGTGTTTTCTTGAATCCTAATTGCTTTGAAAATTCATCCCAATTAAAACCATATTTTTCCATAGCATCATTCTTAGAAACTTTGTTATAAAAAGATTCTTCTTTACTGGTTACATCTATACAGCCGAGAGTATTAAATATATCAACTTGAACATCAAAACAATCTTTTGCTACAAAATCATTTTTACCGAGACAAACATCGAATATTTTTTTAACTGATTTAAAATATTCCTTTCTATAATTTTCTTTATAAGCAACCTCTTTTCCGTCATCATAATATACAGATAAGTCTAAAATAATAAATTGTATTGGATTTACATAACATCTAAAAAATTCAGGATCTTTATCATCCGGGTTTAATGACCAAACAAAAGGACAAGCAGAAGATATCATTTCATCACTATTGAAGTAACTCAATAGAGCCCATGGATTATTTTCACTAATGTATTTATCTACAATTTCAACAGATTCTTGAGCTAATTTTTTACTATAGGATAAAGGATTCATTTTAATGACTGAATTATAATAATTTCTCAAATTTTTAGCGAGTTTATTGTTATGTGTTTTAAAATAATGAACAATAATATCATGTAGTTCTTTATATACTTTATCTTGTGCTAAACGAAAATCATCTACTTGGACAATATATTTCTGCTGTTTTTCTAAACTTACATTTTTTAACCATAAGTAATTAATATAATCATAAAAATCATTATTTGGAGTTATGTTTTGTGGAGCAAATCTTGAAAGCAATTCTTTCGCAAATTCAGCCTTTTTATAAGTTTCTATATTTCTTAGTTTCTTAACCTCTTGTTTAGCCAATTTTCGACTAAAACCCCTTTCAAATGGTTTTAGTCCTACTGTACATATTTTATTATTTTTTGACGTTTTATTATTACTTTTTACATATTTTTTTTTATACGTTTTAGGCATTATATATTATAAATATAAAATATTACTTAGATTATCAATATTTTATAAATATTATAATTTAATATTCAGAATATGGAACATTGTTACCTCCTCTCATGACAAGATAATTATATTGACCTGTTGTCATACATGCACACCCACTTGAATTACTATAAGTATTAGGACAACATTCGCCTTTGAATGGTGTATTTGCGAATAATAACATTTCGCCTTCTGGTAAAGGAATTGGTTGAGGTTCTCTATTCAAAATTTGCTGAACACCAGGACTCAATGTTTTGCCAGGAACAACACTTAAATTTGGTGCAAACCAAGATGAAGTATTGATAGGTATATTTTTATTCAAATCATACGAAGATGACTGTCCATAATTTGTATTTGCTCCAACAAATCCTTCTTTTTGAGATACGATCCCTTTAATTTTGTTGGCAATAGCTCCTCCACCTGGTGCTGGTATATTTCCAGATATATCTTGAATAAATTGTCCAGAGCCTATATTTCCAGATAAATCTTGTAAAACCTGTCCAGACCCTACATTACCAGAAAGATCAGTAAATGCTTCCATTAAACTATAGTTACAACATCCACAAACAGTATGTCCAACCATGATTAAGTAAATTATGCCAATTAGAATAAGAATTTCAAGGTTCAATTTAAATCCAAAAATTGAGATATCCATATTATACATAATTAATAGATAATATTTTGAATTAATTGTTTTCTAAAAATCTGTCAATAGCCGCATTATAATCTTGAAAAATAATATTCCCTATTTTAAAAGTTCCTTTATTTGTTAAAAGATGATATAGCTTTCTATGTTTATTTTTTATAATTACACTTTTATTATGGAAAGTTGGTAAAAATCCTTCTACAAAATGATTTTCTCCTAAATTATATTTAAATTGTTGAATAATGTTTGAACCATCTATTTCTACAATACCATAAACTTTGTCTCCATTTTCAAGAATATCATTTATTTTTACTTTGTTTATCTGAATCAAACCATTATTTTTTGTCGCAATTTGTGTTGAATCAGCAAATCCACAGTCCAAGTATCCATGTATAAATTCTGTTTTTTTCTTAGGTATGTGTTTATTTGTTATATTGCTCAATTTTTCGTCATAAATTTCATCCCAGTCAGTAAATATTAAATCATTGATTTCGATTATCTTGTTGGTTGTATTTAAACAATATAAGTATTCTTCATAATATGAATCTAATTTAATTGCTTTTGGATGTCTCGATACAGGTATCCAATCCTTGTTATATTTTACAATATGCGAATCTGAGATTATTATATTATTCAATAAATACATTGTAGAACCTTCACTAACCACTTTTATTTTTGCGGTAACAACATTATTATTACGCAAAATATCACCATTTTCTATAAACTGTATTTTTTTAAGAGTACCATCATTCATCTCTATTAATGTATTTTTGTCAAAACATTTAACACTTGGTATTTTCATATTTGGTTTTACATTTAATACATCAACCATAAATGCCAAAATAATAGCCATAGGTATAGCAATGGCAATAAAAATAACAGTATTAGCTGCTGCTATTCCCCACGTAAATGGAACTATCCAAAAAACCATAATCATTATAGCGAGAGCTACTAAAATGATAATAATAAATTGAGCTATTGCACCCATTAAAGATTGAAGAGTATAAAATCCACCTAATAATGTAAAAAGAGCTGCAGTCATTGTGCCTTGAATTTTACCAATAAGATCTCTAAAACTAATAATAATTTGCATCAATGGTATCATAACATTCATTAGTCTCCCCATTATTTCTTGCGATACTTCTTGAAAATAAGTTCTAATTTTGTCAAACATAGCTCTGATATTCTGAATCGCATTTTGGATACTATCAGCAAATGATTTCAAGAAATTAGTAAAGAATGTTATTGGACTAAGAGCATCTCCAGCAATATTGGATAAAATACTTTGAATACAATAATTGAAATTTTGCGCAGTGTATTCAGTAGCAGAAACACCTTCAGGATGTGTAATAAAACCAGCAAATGGTATTATAGATGGATTACATCTTTGGTTAGGCCAATCATTAACAATCGGTTCTATATTAATCATAGTATGAAAATAAGAAACAAGAATAAGTATAATAAGTGTAATTACAATAAACAAAACTAAAGATCCGCTATATTGATCAAAATAATTAAGTTTATCATACATTTTATTAATTTTTTTTAATTCATTATCCATATATAGTAAATGGATTAAAAAATATTCCTAATCAATCTTCATTTTTATAAAATGATCTTCCCAATCCCAGAATAATTCTAAACCTATTTTAATCTTATGTTTATCAGTTATTAAACAGGTAAACCATTGACAATCAAAATCATTACAAATTTCCGCTTTTGAATATTCTTCAACTCTAATAAATTTATTAGACAATTCATCGTATACTAAATGTGAACCAGTTACATAAATGTCTTCATTATTAACACCAGAACCTTTTATCTTATAGATTGGCACTGGATCTTTTTTATTGTCAATTTTCATTGTAGACTCGACTACAGAACCATCTTCTAAAATATCTCCTAAATCAATATCTTTTATATGTTTAATAGTTCCGTCTCTCAACTTAACCTGTGTATCAGGATAGAAACATTTACCTAAATGTTTGACAAGCTGACCAGGTGGACCATTCCATGTGCTCTGCATAGTTTGTATACTACCGTCCATTACATATAAGAGGGAAACCATAATACCGATTGTCTTTCCGATTAAATCTCGTATTCCAATAATAATTTTTTGAAATTCAATAATTAGATTCAAAAACACACCAAAAACGGACTGAATAATAGAAGAGAAGAAGTTTCTAACTTTATTAAACATTGCACGTATATTTTGAATATCTGTAGCAAATCCACCTAACATAGTACCTAAAGAACCTGTAATAAATGTAATAGGTTGTAACAAATATCCCATAAAATTAGACTGCATAGTCTGAATACAGTAAACAAAATTTTCTTCTACATTATCTGCTAAACCCATATACATGGGATTACATCTATATAACGGCCAATTAGCTTTAATTTCTGCGACTTGACTATAATAAAAAACACCAGCTATGTAAATGGCAAATGCGATGTTTACATATAAAAAATTAACCCAATTTTTTCCAGAAGGCATAACTTATATTAAGAATATAAAATTATTAATGAAATTTATATTCTTAATAACAATTTTGTAATATAATTTTAAATTTTACACCCTTGAAGATTTGAAATGCTGTCTCATTTCAAATCTTTTCAGGTGAACCAGGTGAAATTTATAAAAAAGCACCCTTTTAGGGTGCCGTTTTAACTCTCCATTGGTTTTAAATAAAATGTAAGAAGTCCTGGGTCAATTTGTTGTGCTGCTAAAGCATATGGATTACCAGCTGGGTCACTTGTACCAGTTGTATATGAATTTGAATATATAGGGCCAAAAATATCTTCAACTACAATAATCATTGGTGTAGTTGTAGTATTCCAATATACATTATAATAATCAGTAGGCGGGGTTACATTGCTGGGATCTTGGCAATACATGTTACCACCGTTAATTTTTAAAAAATAAGTTTCAGACGGTATTTCAGAACCTTGCGTTGAATAATTAAGATAAATAACACCTAATGATGTATTATTTATAGTATTACCAAAATCACCACCATTAATTGTAATTGTGCCATAATAAATTGTCCCAGGTGCGACAGTGCCCTCTTCAACCCAATAACCATCATATTCTGTGTTATAGTAATTATTTATTATATTATAATTATATGTCATAGGTGTAGTTACATATGTATCATTTCCACATATATCTTGAATATATTCACCATAATTCTCAACATCACCTTCAGTTGAAACCAAACCATAATTTGTAATTGTACCTAAATTTGTCAACTGTTCATCTGAGTTTAAAATCATAAAAGTATAATTATAAAGCGTACCTACATTTAATATATTTAGTGTATCATTATATGAAGAATCATATATACTGTCGTTATATGAAGAATCATAGGTACTTGTGTCGTTATCACTCGTCGTAGATTTATTATTTTTTTGTAAATTTTGTCTAAAAAGAGAAGTATTATAATTACCATAATTATTTATAATTCCTTTATTAATAAAGGAACAAGTTAATGTAACTCCTTCTTTAATGTTAAAAATTTCATCTGTTTCAATATTTAAAATATATTTTGTTGAAAAGAAATCTTTTACTAAATTATATTCATTTGTACTAACTTGTGTTATATAACCATTCAATAAAGATGAAGTTAAAAATAAAGTATTATCTCCTAAAGTAGATGTATTGACAGATTGTATGATTACATTTGCGTCCTGTTGTGCGGAACTTTGTGCGACTTCTTTTGCTATATTCAAAGCAATATTATACGCATCTTCTTCTGATACATTCGATTCAGCGGTTGCACTTCCAGATGCTGTAACAAGTAGTTCTTTACGAAAGAAAAATTGCGCAGTAAACACTCACAATAGCGGTAGCCTTTGCTTTATAAGTTGGCATTATATATTAAGAATATAAAATTATTAATGAAATTTATATTCTTAATAACGATTTTGTAATATAATTTTAAATTTTACAATAATATTTGATAGAACTAATTTGAATAAAATGTAACAATTCCTGTGTCAATTTGTTGTGCTGCTAAAGCATATGGATTACCAGATGGGTCACTTGTACCAGTTGTATATGAATTTGAATATATAGGGCCATAAGGATTTTCGCTCTCAGTGGTTGGTTTAATTGTATAACTCCAATATACATTATAATAATCAGTAGGCGGGGTTACATTGCTGGGATCTTGGCAATACATGTTACCACCGTTAATTGTTAAAAAATAAGTTTCAGACGGTATTTCAGAACCTTGCGTTGAATAATTAAGATAAATAACACCTGATGATGTAGTATTAGCTAAAGAACCACCATTAATTGTAATTGTGCCATAATAAATTGTCGTCAAAGGCATGAGTTCGGTAGCAAAAATTCCATCAGAAGGATATTCTGTGTTATAGTAATTGTTTATAATATTATAATTATTTGTTACAGGTGTATTTCCAGATATATCTTGAATATATTCACCATAATTCTCAAAATGACCATAATTTGTAACCAAACCATAATTTGTAATTGTACCAGTATTTACTATAATTATGTTTGACTGTAAAGTAATAGTATTATAATTATTTAAAGTATTAACATTTAATACATTGAATGTATATGAAGAATCATAGGTACTTTTGTCGTTATCACTCGTCGTAGATTTATTATTTTTTTGTAAATTTTGTCTAAAACCAGAAGTATTATAATTACCATAATTATTTATAATTCCTTTATTAATAAAGGAACAAGTTAATGTCACTCCTTCTTTAATGTTTAAAATTTCATCTGTTTCAATATTTAAAATATATTTTGTTGAAAAGAAATCTTTTACTAAATCATATTCATTGCTACTAACTTGTGTTATATAACCATTCAATAAAGATGAACTTAAAAATAAAGTATTATCTCCTAAAGTAGATGTATTGACAGATTGTATGATTACATTTGCGTCCTGTTGTGCGGAACTTTGTGCGACTTCTTTTGCTATATTCAAAGCAATATTATACGCATCTTCTTCTGATACATTCGATTCAGCGGTTGCACTTCCAGATGCTGTAACAAGTAGTTCTTTACGAAAGAAAAATTGCGCAGTAACACTTGCAATAGCGGTAGCCTTTGCTTTATAAGTTGGCATTATATATTATAATTAGAAAATAATTTTAATGTTTTCTGCTTGTTGTTCTTCCTCTTCGACTTCGTCTTTTATTACGTTTTGTTTTTCGTCTTTTACCACCACTATAACATCCCCAACTCCAATTAGGATTACCTCCTTTTTTATATCTTCGCTTTCTTGAACCACCATTTTGAGTAGCTTGATTGTCATAAACTGAATTGGCAGAATGTTGCATTGATATAGATGATAAATCAGCTATTTGAGAATTAGGATTAGAATTGCCATTTTGAGGCGTATATTGCATTTTCATCTGTGGAACAATAATAGTTGCTGGTTGTCCTCCTCTATATTTACGTGTTCTACCACCAACAGCGTTATTTAGACTGGCTTGTTTAGTATTCATATTTTGATTAGCCATTAGCGCTGATTCACGTGGATTACCAGCTCCAGGAGTATAAGATGAAATTTGTGGTTGTAATAAACCAGGAACAACATTTTGATTATTCGACATTATTAATATATATAAATATTTTAATTAGTTTAAATAAAATACTTAATATATTAATAATAAATAATGGACGACAAACAACGATTACAATTACAAAACATGATTAAGGTAAATAACGTTGAAGACCAAACAGATTTTATACGTAGTTTAAAACATAGTCAAATCATTAGAAATGAAGTAAATAATATGATTTTAATTAAGGCAAAATTTAGGGGAGATGATGCTAAAATTCATGAGGAATGTGTGAGCGAATGTAATTTCTTATTTACATATTACACGGATATTTACAATAAGGTAAGAAAGGATGAGATTGATATTTGTATTCTAAATAAATTCTTGGATGTATTAAAGCAAATTGAAGAAGGTGAATTAGATCAACATGATGGATCCTTTTTAGTAGGAACCATTTTAAAGGAATTATATGTAGATAGTGCGTTAAAAAAAGCAGACAAGTTAAACGCAAATGAAGAACAAAGAGAAGAACCAAAAGGTCCAGAGAAAAAGATATCGTATAAGCAATTCAAAAAAATGAACAAATAAATATAATAATTTTTGATACTATAATAATTAGTTTAAAACATAAACAAACAGAAAAAATAAAAGATTTTGAACATCCTTATTTGGAACTAACAAATAATCAAAAGGCTTTGTATGAATTTAAATTTTGTTTTGGTTTTATTAATGTGGAAGAGCAATATGAATTTATGAGATTAATAAAATACTTAATTGAGAATAAATTAATAGATGTAAAAAGAAGAGATGGTACAAGTATTTTAAGCAAAATAAAATTAAAAATAAAATATTATGAAATAGCTTCTTTACTTGGTAAAAAAGAAAAATTTAATAGATTAAGTTTTTATGATTTTGATAAACACGCAATTATGAATTTATGTAAAATAGTTCAAGAAAATAATATGAATATATCTGGTGTATACCAAAAAAATGATACGAGTTTTTGGTTTCCAGAATTGATAGTATATAAGATGGATATCCAAGAATACATATTATTCAATCCACAAGATAACTTGGTTTATGACAAATTAATTCAATAAATAACATAAATATAACTATATATATTTTATATATAATTATGTCAAAAAAAATTAAAACAACTACAACTCTTGTAATAGTTGAATCTCCAGCAAAATGTAAAAAAATAGAAGAATATTTAGGACCAGGGTATAAATGTGTTGCTTCATATGGTCATTTACATACAATTAATTCACTTAAAGATATTGACATTGATAATAATTTTACACCAACATATTCAATCATAAATGATACCTTAAAAAAAAAACAAATAGAGGTTTTAAGAAAGGAGATTAAAAATGCTGATGAAGTTATATTGGCAAGTGATGCGGATTTAGAAGGTGAAAAAATCAGTTATACTATAGCACAATTATTCAAATTAGATATAAATAAAACGAAACGTATTACATTTAATGAAATAACAGAAACAGCTTTACACCAGGCAATACAAAATCCAAGAACAATCGATATGAATTTAGTGAATGCTCAACAAGCAAGACAAATTCTTGATATATTGGTTGGATTCAAAATCTCTCCGGTTCTATGGAAATTAATAAAAAATGGAAAAGATAATGCTTTAAGTGCGGGTCGTTGTCAGAGTCCCGCATTAAAACTGATATATGAAAATCAGAAGGAAATCGATGAAACAAAAGAGAAAAAAGTATACAATACTACTGGTTATTTTACGAACTCCAATTTACCATTTGATTTGAAACCGGAAGGGATATTTGAAGATGAGAATGACATGATAGATTTTTTGGATGAAAGTTCAAATTTTGCTCATCTATATACATGTTCTCAGCCCGTAAAAATATTGAAAGAACCTCCTGAACCATTTACAACAAGTAGACTACAACAAGTGGCAAGTAATGAACTACATTATTCACCGAAAGAAACGATGCGACTTTGTCAGATATTGTATGAAGGTGGATATATAACTTATATGAGAACGGATTCAAAAAAATATAGTGATGAATTTATAGAATTAGCTAAAGAATATATAATTAAGACCTATAATGAGTGTTATATAAATAATAATCTTACAACTAATTCTTTAGATGAAAAAGAAAATCCAAAAAAACGTGGAAAAAAAGAAAAAAATGCAGACAGCCTTCGGCAAGTCAAAGACAGCCTTCGGCAAGAAGCACACGAAGCAATAAGACCAACTATTATTTCTCTCAAAGATCTACCAGAAGAAATGGATTCAAAATGTAAAAGAATGTATAAACTCATTTGGACGAATACTTTGGAGAGTTGTATGTCGGCAGCATCTTTTTATACAGTTACAGCAAATATTTCAGCCCCATTAAATTTAAAATATAGTTATACATCAGAGCTTATTGATTTCCCTGGATGGAAAATAGTTGAAAATAAATTCTCTCGAGAGAACCCAACCTACCAATATTTACAAACTATAAAAAAAGAATCATCAATAAAATATAAGAAGATTTATTCAAAGGTCATAATAAAAGGTGGTAAAAATCATTATACAGAGGCAAAATTAGTTCAGCTACTCGAAGAAAGGGGAATAGGTAGACCATCCACATTTTCATCGCTTATAGATAAAATTCAGGAACGTGGATATGTAAAAAAAGAAGATGTCAAAGGAAAAGAAGTATTTTGTAGGGATTTTGAATTAGAAGATGGAGAGATTTGTGAAATAGAAAAAAAAAGAGAATTTGGGAATGAAAAGGGAAAATTAATAATTCAACCATTAGGAATAATTGTAATGGAATTTCTTGAAAAACATTTTAGCTCAATATTTAATTACGAGTATACGAGTTTAATGGAATCCGCATTAGATAAAATCGCAAAAGGTGAATTAATATGGTCCGAAGTTTGTGCGTCATGTAATAAAGAAGTAGATGAATTAATTGACTTGATTAAAGATGAGACAAAATATGAATTTAAAATAGACGATAATAATACATATTTAATTGGAAGGCATGGTCCAGTAATAAAATGTGTTGAAGAAAAGAATGGTAAAGAGGAAGTAATATTCAAATCAGTAAAAAAAGATATAGATATATCAAAATTGAAGACCGGTGAATATCAAATAGATGATATTATAGATACAAATAAAAAAACAAATTCACAATATAATTTAGGTCAATATGAAGGGAAAGATGTTATATTACGAAAAGGTAAATTTGGTCTTTATGTTTCATGGGGTGAAAACTCCAAGGCATTAAAAGAATTAGGTAACAGACCAATAGAAAATATAACATTTGATGAAGTGAAAGAATTTTTAGAAAAAGGTTCCAATATAATTAGAGAGATAAATTCAAGTTTATCAATAAGAAAAGGTCCAAAAGGAGATTATATATTTTATAAAAATACTAAGATGAAAAAACCATTATTTCATGATATAAAATTATTTAAATTAGAAACGAATGAAGATTATAAAATATGTGATATGACTATTTTAAAATCATGGATAATAGAAAAATATAACATAAAATTTAATTAAAGTTGTAATGGTGGATAAACAATTGATTTTGTTGATCGTAATATTTGTGGAACCATCAATGTAAATTGGAGCATAAAAGAATAATTAAATACACCAAAATCAACAATTCTTCCGTCATGATATCTTATTTTAATTTTTAATCGTCTAATTCTCTCTGCAGGAGGATAATAAGTTTTATATGGAAGAGATATATTATCAAACCATTGGGATAAAGGTGTACATGGTACACCTAATTTTGCGAAGGAAGAATTAACGATACCATTTGTCTGATTTGTTGTTATTGTAAAAGGACTTAAATTGTATGGTTGAGTTTCATCAATACAATTTTGTCCAGTAATTTCCATATACATATAAGCTTCACCCATTAAATTAATTTTATATTGACACTCAATCCAATTTACCACACTACCAGATAAATCTAAATTAGGTAATAGCCAATAACCGTCGTCACCGGGAGTTACATCTCCATAAAAAAATCTTGGTACTGTTATTCCATTTATTGTTTCATATGTTGATGTATTATCAGTTGTAACTGAATTTGTAGAAGATGTATTACATCTTGGTAGACCAAGATTATTTGGTAAACCCCAAATAGTAGTATTTGGAGCATGTGCTCTTTGAGTACAAGTTACTTGTGTTAGTAAATTTTCTAAAACACCTAATTCATTAATTAATATAAATGGGTCAGTAGTATTCCCAAACCAAATTCTCGAACTAACATTATTATAAACAACAATAAATCTTTTATAACCACTATTTAATTCGAATGTTTTTAATGTAATATCCCAACCATCAAATGGATAGAGCTGATTTTGTTTAGTAAAATATTTAACAATCCTATTTGAAACACTAAAATTCAATTTATTAGTTAATTCTGTTGTCATTTGTGTGGGGTTATAAAATCCGTCTTGAATAGTAAGAGTGTATGGATCATTTTCAGAAGATACCAATGCTTCATAAATTCTATAATTGTAATCATCTATTACTCCATATTCACCAGGATTATAAGGATTTTTAATGTAAAAAGCAAGACCAATATTTCCATTTGCTCCTGAAAATACATCATAATTAGATGGAAATGACCAATTAACTAAACTTAAAGAAGCAACATTTAACATATCTTCAGGTAATTCAATTTCAAATTCACTTGAATTAGGATATTTTACAACATCTCTATCTTCAGAGTGTATTGAAACATATTTTTTGTAAAATATATATTCTTGAGAACTTTGAATTAGTGGATGATTTGTATTTAAATTAAATGAATTTAAGCTATTATGAAATTTAGCTGATTCAGGTGTCATCATATTATTTCTATTTCTATCCATTATTATATTATAGTAAAATATATTTTTATATTTAAAATACAATTTAATATTAAAAACTAAAATAATAATATAATATATGTCATTAGTAAGTACAACAGCAAATTATGGTGGAAGAGTAGGAGATCAACAGAGTACTATTAAACAATTTATTATATCGAGTGATACAGTAAGTTGGATATATAAAAGACTTCAAAATTTGGTAAAGGTCATAACTGTTGTAAATCCAAAAAAAATTCCAGTTTACTTGGATTCAGATTTAATAGTAATAGGAGGTATTTTTAATCCTTCCGATGAAAGATTAAAGGATGATATACATAGTTTATTCATAGATGATGAAAGAACAGATAATTTACTTACATTAAATCCTATATTATTTTCATATAAAAATGACATTAAAAAGAAGAAACACTTTGGTATTTTAGCTCAAGATATTGAAAAAGTGTATCCAGAATTAGTTGAGAGTAATATTGTTTCTGGATATAAAACAGTAAATTACATAGAATTAATACCAATAATGTTGGCTAAAATGAAAAGAATGGAAGACGAAATCAAAGAATTAAAAGAAACACGAAAAATAATAAGCTAATATTTTATTATCACTCCAGTATATAAATGGGCAATTGGTATTCATCTATATATAAATCATGTATATTAGCTTCATTAATTTCATTTATTATTGGATTTTTTTCTCAATCACAAGTATCTTTAGGAGCATATTTAGCAGGTTATTCTGTATTAATTTTTGGTATATTGATGATCTTAATAATAGTTTTTAATAATATTTTAAAATCCACTGGAAATAGTTCCAATATATCCACTTTATTCTCTATTTTAATGACATCTGGACCTTTTTTATTAATGCTTGGAGTAATAGGATTTGTATTATATTTGTTGATCACTTATTACAATAGAATAAGCGAGGGACAAGTGGCCGGTGGTTATAATTCATTTAGTAATATAATTGTAATGTTATTATTATTACAAGTCTATTTAGTATATAAGAATATAGATAATGATAGTTTTGAATCATCAGGAAAAATATCTAAAGTAATATCGAGTATAGTTTATTTATTAGGTGTATTAACAATGATTTGTTCTATAAATTTATATATAATTTTGAAATATTATACAACAGATGGTTTTATTAACGCTAATTAATTTTAATAAATTTATAAGTGAGCCCATAATTTTGTTGTGTTTCCCAAATTCCAGATATTTTAAGAATAAAAGAGCATTGTTGTTTCGTTCCAATATCTGAAAAAATTTTTATATATCCTAAACTGATTTGATCATAAATTTTGAATGATGGTAATTTATTACTTTTATATTTTTGTAATATTTCTTGTTCTACTATTTTAATACTATCAATAATATCCTTATGATTAAAAATACTAAAATTACATTTGTATTTATTATAATATTTTTCACATGTAACATCATTGAAATTGACAAATAAATATACGCCATTTATTACCATATTAGGTGTAGAATATAATATTCTAATAAAATTACCATTATTCATAATATTATTTTTTATTGGTTCACAAAAAAATATGTTTTTATTATTATATTGTTCTATTAGTTTTACTAAGTTCATAAATAATTAATGTATTTTGTTTTTAAGCGATGTACATATTAAATAAATATAATTGGTTAATATGATAATAAAGAATATTAAACTATATAATAAATAATGAAATTTTATGAGACACATTTTGAAGAATATATTGCTGAAAATAATAGAGTGAATTTGAATCCTAAGTTAGAAAAAATATATGAAAAATTTCCCAAATCGCTACAAGAATTAAAAAACTTGATTTTTTATGGTCCAAGCGGAGTAGGAAAATATACACAAATGTTAAAATCTATAAAAATGTATAGTCCTTCTGATTTGAAATATGAGAGAAAAATAAGTGTAACCTACAATAAACAACAATATTTTTTTAAAGTTAGCGATATACATTATGAAATAGACATGTCATTATTAGGTTGTAATTCTAAATTGCTATGGCATGAAATTTATCAACAAATTATTGACATCATTTCGGCAAAAAATGATAAATCCGGCATTATTGTATGTAAATATTTTCACGAAATACATAGTGAATTATTAGAAAATTTTTACAGTTATATGCAGCAAAATAATTCAATAAATGTTGATATCAAATATATACTAATAACTAAGGAATTAAGTTTTATACCTGATAATATATTAAATTGTTGTGAAATAATAAATATTTCAAGACCTACAAAATCATGTTATGTAAAATGTATAAAAAATAAAATTACTAATAAATTTAAAACAGAAAATATAACAAATATAAAAAATTTACATCATAATTATGATGAAGATTTAATGTTACAATATAGAATAATTAGCAATAAAATTATCCATAATTTGATAAACATAAATGATCTACAATTTTTAAAATTTAGAGATATAATATACGATATATTTATATATAATTTAGACATATCGGATTGTATCTGGTATATTCTCTCTAATCTTATAGAAAGAAAGTTCATTAAAAAGCAATATTTATCTGATATTTTAGTTAGAACGTATTGTTTTTTTCAATATTATAATAATAACTACAGACCAATATATCATGTTGAAAACTATTTTTTGTATTTAGCAAAATTAATACATTCTCTCTAAAATTAATTACTCCAAGGCCATCTGTAACGATTATTATTAATATAATTTCTATTGTAATAACGAAAACCACGTAAATAAGTTCCCATAGGAGCAGGAATTACATTATTAGATTGTGCTACATAATAAAAATTATTATATCCATTCGGAATGCCTCTTCTATAAGTAATAGCGCTGGTATGAATTGCCATTATATATATAAAGAATATAAAATTTAATTACTATATTTAATACTTAAAGTTTAAAAATTAAATATAAACAATGAATTATAAAGGCGCATTTATCATACTCGAAATTGATTTTATAAATGTAAAATATCAAGAATTAACATTAGAATACTTAAAAAAACGCTATAGAAAAATGGCTTTGAAATATCATCCAGATAAAAATGGTAACACGGAAGAATCAAATGAAAAGTTCAAAAAAATAAACGAAGCTTATACTTATCTGAGGAGAGAACTGATATATCTTAATCCAGATGACTTAAGTGTAGAAAACGATAACGATAATTACGATAACGAATCACAAAATATTTATTTAAATGTATTGAAAAATTTTATTCAATCAGTAATGGAAGGTGATTACATTGATTTATTAGCTAAAATAGTAAATGATATACTAATTGCTGGAAAACAATTATCAATTAAATTATTTGAAGATTTAGACAAGGAAACTGCGTTGAATGTCTACATTTTTCTCTCGAGATACAAATATTTACTTCATTTTAGTGATGAATTATTAGACAAAGTTAGACAAATTGTAGTAAATAAATATGATAATGTAGAAATATACAAATTAAATCCAAGTATAAATGATATAATGAATAATAATTTTTATAAATTGTATGTAAATGAAAATCTATATTTAGTTCCTTTATGGCATAATGAGTCTTATTATGATGGTTCAGGATGTGAAATAATAGCGATATGTGAACCAGATTTACCAAATAATATTAAAATTGATGAACATAATAATTTAATAGTGGAAACTGTTATATATGCTTATAATGAATTGCCAGAAATGATACTACATGATGAATCAGTAATAATAAACATAGGTTATGAAGTATTTTCGATTCCTCTCTCAAATTTATTTATGAAAAGAGAACAATATTATTGTTTTAAAGGTAAAGGATTGGTAAATATAAAAAAAGATATATATGATTTGTCTGATAAATCGGACATTATTGTGAAAATTAATTTTATATAATTGTAATTTTTATTATGTAAAAATTTTTCAAAGTAAGAAATGTTTAACATATAATAAGTATTTGAATTTATTATATGTAAAAAAAAATTTATATCAATTTTTATATTAAAATTTATATTTTTATACGTCAGTCTTCTTCTTGGTGACAACCTTCTTTTTCTTTGGTTCTTCAACAACTGGAGCTTGTACAACTTTTTCTACAACAGGCTCAGGAGTAGGAGTAGGAGCTGGTGGAGGTAATTTATATTCATCTTCATTATCAGAATCTTCAACCAAAGCACTTACAGAATTATCAACTTGTTCTATTAGTTCAGTTTCTGGTAATGCTTTTAAGACTGCTCTGTCACCAGGTCTCACTGTTAAGAAACAAGTATCATCTGGAATAGCAGATGTCTTTGGCTTTCTAACAATAACTTGTTTCAAATTCCAAGTAATAGATACCTTAGCAGGACTTCCTACAAACCATAAACCAGCACATTGAATTAAACAAATGACTTGAATAGGTGCCTTACTATTACTTCTCAAGAAGTCAAGAGGACTTACTCCATGATCAGTCTTACCCTTAACATAAAGAGGATTATAATCTTCATCGAATACAGAAGTTTGCCATACGTCTTTCCAACAAGGTAACTTTACAGTCAATTGTGGTGGTTGAGAGTAATCGCGCTCTTCGCTACCCTTAGAAATTTTAGGATACTTAAGCATAGGAGTAAATTTCTCATCCATAACATCCATTGACTTAATTTCTTTACCAAACCAATCCTTAGAATATGTCATAGCATCTTGCTTAATTTTTTGTTCAACTAATTTCATTTGTTCAAGAAATTTATCAGCATCAGGAGTAGTATATTGCCCCTTAGAGAATTGAATAGTCATAGTATATTTTCCAGTTCCAGCTCCATCAAGTGTCTTGACTTCTTGAGCACCCCATGATCCAATTAATGGTGCCGAAATAGTAAGAGATTCTTTGAAATGTTTATTATATAAATTTACAACTTTACCCCCAGCTGGATTAGGCTTGGGAGCACTGTAACTGAAAACAGATAAATCAATATTAGTACCGTCAACGATTGCGCTTGCCATTTTATTAGTATACTCTACATTATAGGATTATCTTTAAATCAATTTTTTTTTAAATATAAAATAAAAGAAATTCAGGTTAAGAAAAGTATTCAAATCATATATCATAACATTTTTATTTTATAAATAAGTTTTTGAATAAATAATAATATTATTATTTAAAATAATTCAAAAACAATATTATAGTATATATATATGACTGAACTTTTAAATAAAAATAAGAGCAAAGAAAGTTTGATTGAAGAATACTTGAATGCTATAACATTAAAATGTGAAGAAAAAATGCCAGTAGTTAAGAAAGCAGAAAAAATATCTGATGACAAATTGATTATCCCGACAATTAAAACATACAATATATTAGTTTACAATAATTATAATGTCGCACAACTGAAAAGTTTTGCGAAACATTATAAATTGAAAATAACTGGAAATAAACAGCAAATAATGAGTAGAATTTATAAGTATTTATATTTTTCATCTTATATAATCAAAATACAAAAACGTTTTAGAGGGTATATTGTAAAGAAATACAATAAACTTCATGGTCCAGCATCATTAAATAGAAAGATATGTACTAATATAGATGATTTCATTTCTATGGAACCAATAGAAGAAATTAAATTTCATCAATTTATAAGTTATGAGGATACTGACGGATTCATATATGGTTTTGATATAAGTTCTCTCCATAATTTATTTTTAAAATCTGGAGAAGATATTAAAAATCCATATAATCGTAATTTAATACCAAATATTGTGTTTAAAAATATAAGAACTCTTATACGTCTAAGTAGAATTTTGAAAATTAATATAAATTTGAATCTTGAAGATGATACAAAAAAAGTATCCAACGAAAAAGCAATCGAACTAAGAGCAATAACATTATTTCAAACAATAGATTCATATGGAAATTATACACAAGCTGAATGGTTTCTCTCTTTGAATAGAAATCAATTAATTAAATTTATAAGAGAATTGATGGATATTTGGAATTATAGAGCTCAGCTTCCGAATGAGACGAAAAGAAATATTTGCCCACCATTTGGTGACCCATTTAGAAATTTAAGTATTCAATACGTAAATACAGAACAAAATTTATGGAATATCAAAAAAGTTTTCATTGAAGTAATGGAAAAATTAATAAATAGCGGTATAGATAAAGATAGTAAATCTTTAGGAGCATATTATGTTCTTGGTGCTCTTACATTAGTTAATACAAATGCTGCTACATCTCTTCCTTGGCTTTTTCAGTCAGTTAATTACTTTTAATTTTTATGTAGTATAAAAATTTTAAATATTTTATAGTATATTATGATATTATCGTAAGAATATATATTATTAGGCTTAAAACTACTTAAAAAGTAGTCAATAGACTATAGTATAATAAGATGCCTAAGAAAACATCTAAGACTACTGAGATTCTCGAAGAGAAAGTCGTTGCTGCTCCTGTTCCTATCGTTGAACCTGATGCTCCTGTAGCAGAAAAGAAAGTTAAGAAGACCAAGGCTCCTAAGTCTGTCGAAGAGAAAGTTGTTGCTTCTGAACCAGTTGTTGCTGCTCTTTCTGATGCCCAAGCTGATGGCGAGACTCCTCTTGCTGAACAATCTGTTGAATTTCTTGCCAAGATTCAACAACTTAGTGTTATGATTTCCTCTCTTAAAACCGAATACCGTGCTCTTGAAAAAAAGTGGTCTCGTGAGGTTAAGAGTGCCCAAAAGGTTTCTTCCAAGCGCAAGCGTAAGGCTGGTAACCGTGCTCCATCTGGATTTGTAAAGCCAACCAAGATCTCTGATGAGCTTGCTTCATTCCTTGGAAAGGAAAAGGGATCTGAAATGGCCCGCACTGAAGTCACTCGTGATATCAACAAGTACATCCGCACTCACAATCTTCAAGACAAGGAAAATGGACGCAAGATCAATCCTGATACTAAGCTTGCTGCTCTTTTGAAGCTTAAGAAGACTGACGAGTTAACCTATTTCAATCTTCAAAGATACATGTCTCCTCACTTTGCTAAGGCCACCAAGGAATCCACTGTTTAAACAAAGTGAAAATAAAAACAAAAATAAAATAAAAAAAAACAAAAATAAAACAAAAATAAAATAAAATAAAATAAAATAAAATAAAATAAAATAAAATAAAATAAAATAAAAAAAAATAAAAATTATACAGTCTTTCGAGACTATATAATTTAATTAAAATTATTATTTTTGAAATACTTATTATATATTGATATTTTACAAATGGGTATTGAATTAGATACTTATAAAAAAAACAGGATAAATGAATTAAAAAAAAATTTCAATTCTGTTGTAGCTCGTTTAAATGCTTTATTAGGAAGAAATATTCGTCAAGTAAATAATTTAAGAATTTCTAAAAGTCAAAAACAAAAACTAATAAATACTTTAACCAATCAATACAATGGTAATATTAAATCATTAACAGATAATTTGAATATAAATATACAAAAAGTCAGTAGTTTTCAACCCAAACATATAACAATAAATGGAAATAAAAAAGCACTATTAATTGGTATAAACTACATAGATACACCAAATGAATTAAATGGTTGTATAAATGATGTAAATTGTATTCAAGAGAGAATATCACAAATTGGTTTTAATGACATAACAATATTAACGGATTATACAAGTTTTAAACCTACTAAAACAAATATTTTAGATACCTTAACAAATTTATTAGCTAATGCTCAAGCAGGTGATTACCTTTTTTTTGCTTATAGTGGACACGGTAATTATATCTTAGACAGAAACGGAGATGAAACTACCGGTTATGATCAAACGATTGTCCCACTTGACTTTAACATGATAATTGATGATGAATTGAAATCGATCATTCAAAATAAGTTAAAACCAAATGTCACATTATTTGCTATGTTTGACAGTTGTTATAGTGGTTCAGTATTAGATTTGAAATATCAATATTTAGATTCTCTTAACTATGATAATTATACAGAAAATAATAAACAATTAGAAACAAAAGGTCGTGTGATTATGATAAGTGGTTCTACAGATAAACAAACAAGTATAGATGCTTTTATAAATAATAAACCAAATGGAGCAATGACTTGGTCTTTATTAGAAGCAATAAAACAAAAACCAAATAGTAGTTGGAGAGAATTAATTAAATCTATGCGTGACAATCTCAAACAAAAAGGATTTGTTCAAATACCACAATTATCCTCTGGAAATATAGAAGATATTGATAGAACATATTTTATCTAATATTTACTATCATTTTTTTTTTGAAAAACTTTCGAAATCTTCAACACTATCATCATCAGAATCATAGTTCATTAACATGTCCAGTAATTCTTTTTCATTTATATGCGGCTGATATTTTAAAACGTCTTGTACCGATATATTCATATCAGATTCATGCAATTGATATAAATCACTTAGAATGTAACGTACAATAAATGTAATGTCAAGAGTTTGTGTTTTTAATATATCCATCATTTTTAAAGAATAAATATTTTTTTTAAGAGTATCTCTATCGTATTTATTATTATATAAATCCAACATTTTATATAATAACAATTATTTTATTTTTAAGCAAAAAAAAATTTATATTTTTTTTTATGGAAATAAGAAGCCATCTTTTTTTAATATATGTTTGATTTCATCTTTCATTATAGGACCATTTATAATTTTTATTTTTTCAAATACTTTGATATTAATATGATTTACATTTAAGTCAAACATATTATTTATTTTTGATAACAGGTCATAATCCTTTATGATTTCTTTATGATTTTCGTTTAACCAATCATAAAATGTCATTTGTGAATTTAGTTTATGATATTTCTTAAAATATTTTAATATTTTTGTCAATGTGTTTGAACAATGACATTCTATATTATAATCAGTGCCTGATAGTACACATATATCTCTGAGTTCTTTTTGTGATATTCCTAAATTATTCAAAATTCCTTTAATATCATAAATCACTGCTGTATGATTCAATAAACTTATATATCTAATAACACGAGGACAACCATATACGAACATATCCATATCTTCACTTAAACAAGCCCATACTTTGTCTTTCATTGTCAACATAGCACACAATTCATCCGCTTCTCCTGGAGCATCATAATATGTACCGCCATATGCTCTAATTAGATTTTTAATAGTTTCGATGTCATTCTTGTTTATGCTTACAAATTTTTTCTTAAGCATATCCATATTATAAATGATTTCTTGTTTATCAGAATCATCCATATCTACATTTAATTCTAATATTTCTTTCAATTTATTGTATTCTTCTTCTGCTTCATGTTTATCCTCTTTACGTTTTTGAAGTAATTCATGTTTTTCAGGCGGAGGTTTACCATCAAAAACGAATATTGGAATAATATTATAGTTTCTGAATATAGATAACATAAGATACATATTTTCTATAAGTGTATCTTCTGACGCAAATCGGTACATATAAATGCTAATATCAATAGCAATTTTTTTACCAGATAATTCCGCTAGTCTACATAACTTTATAGAAGGAGATGCGTTGTCCTTCAGAAATCGATTCAAATATCGAATTCCCATTTTGATATGTTATATAGTAAATGCTTTTATTTAATACATGATTTTAATTTTCAATTTTATTATTTATTCAATTTATAAAATAGAATTATTTGATTTTTGATATATCATATTCACCTACACTAATGATATTTTGATATAAATCATTGTACTCCTTTGATTTGCTATCCATTTTTAATAATTTTTCCATTTTTTCTAAAACAGTATCTTGATAATAGATGTCATTTTTAAATACTTCATACAAATTTTTATCATTTAAAATGTTTTTGTATAGTTCATTCTTATCTTCTAATACACTATATTGTATTTTTGATTTAAGTGGATAAAGAAAAACACTCAGCAACTTTATTGGATAATTACTAATTACCAAATTCATTTTATAATCAATATCGTTCAATAAATATTTTATACATTCATCCGTTAACAATGAATTAGATTGGTCCTGATAATGATGATGATACCATACTAAGCTATAACATAAATAAATATTAGATAGAATATCAGCCATATTTCCAGATAACATTTGCTTTGATTTAATCTTTCCACCCAATAATGCTATAAAATTAGATAAAATACTAAATTTTAATGTTGTTCTATCTAATCTGGAACAAAGGTTAGAATTATTCATAACTTGTGAAATAGGATTTAATACACTTAAATAGTTTTTTACAATTTCTAATACTAATTGGTTGAAATTGTTTTTAAAATCTTTCATATTATTTTCTTGAATATTTTGGAAAATAGGAAATATATATGGATGGCTCTTATTTAAACCCTGACCAAAAATGATTAGTCCCCTTGTTAGTGTATTTGAGCCCTCTACAGTAATTCCAACAGGAGATGAGTTATAAAATTTTGTAAAAAAATTATTTTCACCAGTACAAATTCCACTACCAGAATATATATCCATACCATTATTCAAAATATTTCTTGCGCGTTCAGTCGTTTGTTGTTTCATTATTGCCGTAATAACTGATGGTGTGTTTCCATTATCCAATATAAAATTTGTGAACTTGACAGATGTATGAATAATCCACGTATTAATATACATATCAATAAATTTCTCACGAACTGACTCCATATTTCCAATGTTCATATTAAACTGTTTTCTTATATTTATATAATTTAATATAGATTGTGTTACAAATTTTGAAGAACCATTTGCTGTTGCTGGTAAACTAACACCACGACCTACTGCTAAACATTCCATTAACATTTTCCATCCTTCGCCAATTTTATCAGGACCACCAATTACTTGTTCAGGATCAATATAAATGGTTCCTTTAATTGTTCCATTTGGAAACCCAGCATTATTTGGATTATGATAAGTTTTCTGCTCTAATCCTTCTTGACCACTTTCAACTAATGCTACTGTAATACCTGTTTTTTTATTTTTTAATAGATTATTTGAGTCATTTAATCTAAATGCTATTCCAATTAAATTAGAAACAGGTGCTAAAGTGATATACCTTTTATTTAAATTAATTTTTATTTTAATTTTCCCATCTTTTATTATAACATTACCTTCGTCAATTTGTCCTACAGCATCACTTCCATTGTTTGGTCCAGTTAAACCAAAGCATGGAATCAAACTTCCATCAGATAATTTAGGTAAGAAATATTTTTTTTGTTCTTCTGTGCCGTAATGTTGTAATAATTCAGCTGGTCCTAAAGAATTAGGAACCATTGTAACGACTGCTAATGAAGGATTATAAGAAGATATTTTCGATAATATATAAGATTGTCTCTCAATAGAAAGTCTGTTGCCTCCATATTTATTATCAATTATCATACTCAAAAATCCTTTTTTACCTAAGTCATTCATAACATCTCTTATGTAATTTGATGGATAAATTGGTTTAGTTCCATAAGTATTTAATAAATGATGAATAGATTTATCGATAAATATATTAGTTCTCTTTTTTTTTTGTATCGGTTTATATAATTCTTTATAATTAATTCTACCTTGAAAGATATCTCTGTCAATACTTGTACCGCCAGACTTTAATGCGATTATCTCGGTTTCAGAAATTTTTGGTAATATTCTTTTTATACCATGAAACAACTTATTATACAACATATTATAGTTTAATTAAAATAAATTTTTTAAACTATTTTAATAAAAATATAAATATTCTACAAAAATATAAATATCTTAATAAAAATATAAATATTCTAAAAAATTGAAATACTTAGTAAAGATTAATAAAAAAAGATTAATAAAAAGTAATATACTATATAAATCATTAAATACGAAGACAAGAAGTGAAACTAACTATGAAAACGCTGCAATATATGAAGTCAATATTGACTTCGACGCAGCGAGTCAAGCTTGGAAATACAATAAAAAATTAATTGGAAATGGTTCATACAGATATTTATGCTGTAAAATCAAAAAAACATGTAATTTAACTTGTGTTCCAGGAGAAAATTATTGTAACTGGCATTTGAAATTATTCTATGAAGGAAAAATTTAACCTAACTCACAAATACTCATACGTAAATTGGATAAAATATACTTATAATCTCCTTTTTTTCGTTTAATTTTATATAGAAAAATTTCTGTATTATGAATGTCGTCTAATAAAGATTGTTTTTTATAGTTTTTTTCGACAAATTTACAAAATTCTCTCAAATTGCCTATTGTCTTTTTAAAATTCAATAAGGACAAATTATGTTTATTACACCAAATCAAAAATCCTTGATAGTTATTTAATAATACTGTCTTAATAACATAATAAGAGAGAACATTTGTATTTTCCTTGTACAAATTCTCTCTAACAATCTCATAATGTTTAGAATTAAAATACAAATCTTTATATGTTAAACCCATAAAATCTAATGTTTTCACTAATTGAAATATACTATATGTTCTTTCAAAATTAATATAAAACTCAAAGTTAGATAGAAAATCAGTAAAATCATTTTTATTTCTTATAGTGTGAAAACTACAAAAGCAAACATTTATTATTTCTGCCCAAAATTCAGTGTAAGCTTCATAACTATTTACTTCAGAATTTACTTTAAAAATATTTAATATACATTCATTTACTATTTCATTATTCATCATAGAAAAATCCAGTCCAAAATTATGAAACGTTTCATGAATAAATACTTTGAACCATTCCTCTTTTCTAAAAACAACAATTTCTGAATCTCTTGGACATGTCGTCGTAAATGCGGTATTTACATTGTTTTCGTCTAATATATTTATATTGGTATTTGGTAAGCTTTTTTCCAGAGAAGTCATGTAAAAATAAATGGTAAGATTTTTAGCACATTCTTTGGATGAATATATATTTAATATATATAACCACATACATATCGTCTCCATATATCTGTTATATAACTCTATTTCCAATTCCAAATTATCATTTTCAACAATAAAATGTACTTTTATATTTCTATCATAGAGAGAAAAAGAATATATTAATTCAGACATGATGGATTGATCAATATGGTTTCTTACTAATTCTGGGAAACTTTTTGAATTAAAATTCATTGGCTTTGTTATTTGACAAGAAGACATTATTTTTTTAAACTCCATTTTATAGTGTATTAATTTTTTACATTGATTATAAGAGTCTAATAATGAGTCATATATCTCTCTTAATATTTGGTTAGTTTTACTTGTATTATGTATATAATTTAAATGTTTGTTTTTTGAAAAAAATAAAATCAAATCTTTACTTTTTTTTGATAATTTCATTTCTTATAATTTATTATTATTAATATTTATATAAATATTATATATATATATATGAATAATAAAACTTCAAATACTAATAATAATTTTAATAAAACAAAAAAAATATATATAAAAAAACCTAAAATAGTAAAAAATCCATATATTAAATATATAAATACTAAACTAATACCAAATACAAGAATTATTAACAACATGTTTCTTGAATATAATAGTTTTTTAGAATATCAAAAAAAATGCTATAAAGAAAAACGAGAAGTAATGTATTTAGATGATTGTTTTTTGATAATCGAAGATAGTATACAAAATGGTTTAAAAAAAAATAAACTAAATTTATCATTTAAAATGAATCCTAAAACGACATTAGATAAATTTTTGGCATATTGTTATTATACAACACAATCTTCTATATTTAAAAAAAATATTAATGAAGGATTACAAGATTTAAAAAATCAAATAGGTAAAGATATTAGAAGACAAGATAGAATAATTAATAATAAATCATATCCATATAGTTTTTTTGATAAAGATGATAATTTCAAAGACACAGATCTGTTATATAACCTTATTATTGGTTATATGAAATTATATTATAATAAAATAAATTTAAATTTAGTTAATAAAATTGTTTTATTGTCATCACAAAATATATTTAATTTTATGAGTAATTTAATATTATTAAAATTATATGAAATAATAAAACAAAAAACTATATTTATATTTAAACCACAAAAAAATTCAACTTTAAATATAAAAACAAATATAATGACAATAGAATTTCATTTTAAATCACAATTATTAATATCTATAGATGATGAACCAATTAACCCCGAATATCCGTGTGGTAATTTAGAGTATAGACTTTTTATTGATTTATTAAATAATAAATATGAATTAAAAAACTTCATTTTAGATTATGATTTAGATAAATGCGGAAATAAATTAACGCTCAATGAAGAATTAATAAATAATGAAACTGTAACAAATGACGAAACTACAAAAAATAATAAAAAAAAATCAAATATGAAATACATTATACCTGCCACAATCGTTACTGCTGGTATTGTAACTTTACCATTTGTATTACCACTTTTGGGAGGTAAAAATAAAAAAAATAAAACAAAAAAAATAAGAAAATTAAAATAAGAAAATAAAAATATAAAACCATTATTTATTATATAATGAACAACACAATAATAATTGTTTTAGGAATTATTTTATTAGTTTTGATTATTTTAAACCATATAACAATTATAACAACAACAAATGTTTCTCAGCAAGGTAATTGTGCTCAAACCGCGTTTGGATGTTGCCCAGATGGTGTAAATTCAAAGATAAATTATTTAGGTACAAATTGCCCCCAATATAATCCGGGACCAGGTTATCCTAATCCACCACCACCTCCTCCTCCAGGACCTGGACCAGTGATAAACAAACCTATTGGTGGATGTGCTGGTACACAATATGGATGTTGTCCTAATGGTCAAACACCAAAAGCAAATCCACAAGGTTCTAATTGTAATTAAAAATATATTAAATAAAAGTAAACATATTATATATAATGAAATTTGTAAATATAATATTATTAGTAGCTCTAAATATAAGTCATTTAATTGAATCTTTATATTTGACAAAAAATCAAATAAACTTAATTAACAGGTTAATACAAAATAAAAATACAAATAGTTATCAAAGAAATAAAATTAATAACATATTATTTTCTGCTTATGAAAAATTTTCTATAAAAAAAGCTATTGAATTTAAAAATAATTATAAATTAAAATGTAAAAATATAAATAATGATGAATTATTTTTAGCTTGTAGATTTGGATTATTTAAATCTATTAAAAAATATAATGCAAAGGGAAGTTTTACCAAATATTCAAGTATATATATAAATTACGAATTATTAAAATTAATAACAGAAAGATATTCAATAAATATAATGCCAAAAAGCTATAGAACAAAACATCAATTATATAAATATAAAAATTTATATAATGTAAGATTAGCTTCTTCTTACGAAGATTATGAAAAAAATACATTATTTATTAATGATGAAAATATTATATATATTATTAATAATAAAAATTTATATCAAGAAAAAATCTCAAATTTATTAGATAACTTAACACCTTCGATGAGACGCATTTTATATTTAAAATATTTTACTAATCCTAATAAATATATGTCAAATAAAAAAATATCATTATTAATGGATTGTTCGGAAGAAGCAATAAGAAAAAAATTAATTATAATAAAAAATATAGCAAATAAAATATAATTATTAAAAATAAAATATTTAAGTATTATATGATGACTGATTCATCTTCAGCTACTTTAGAAGAAAATGGTCTTTCTACAAGTCATGTTCCTGTTGTAACGTCTGTTGAAGAAACCCCTACTACTCTTGAAGAAACTATTGTTGAAGAAACTATTGTTGAACAAGTTCTTATAGAAACATTTGTTGATGTAGTTAAAAAATTGATTGAAACAGATGATAAAATTAAAATAAATCTAACTCCTGAAGTAAAAATAGTTTTAAATAATATGATATCCTTAACCCCAAATACATTGAACGATATAGAAAAAGCTCTAACTGAAATAGTTAAGGATAACAAGATTGATAGCGTCGATATACCAAATCTTATTATTGTAATTCAAAGAGTTTATGAATTTATTTATTCTTTAAAAAGTGTAAAATTTAACTCTAAAAAACGACCTGAAATAACGTGTATTTTACTAAAATATATAATTCATATTTGGGCTTTATCTAATATTAGTGAAGATAAAAGAGAACTATTTTTAGTACAAACAAACGCATTAGTTGATTCATGTAGTAATTTATTAAGTTTTTCAAAAACAATTAAGACACCAGGATGTTTGAAGCTTTTTCGCAATTGTTCAAAAAAATAAATTCATTATTTCATTCAATAAAATAATGAATACATAATTCTCTAAATTTCTGTTCGTCTAATTTTATCACGAATTAACATCAATTCATCAAACACTACAGGTTCAGAACCTCTAATATAATGTGTTAGTTTAGCATCTCCAGTGGCTAATAACATTGTTTTCAAATCTTCATTTTGTGTAAACTTCGCATATTGAGCCGCGTACATTTCTCTTTTTTGTCTTTTACCAAAGAAATCAGAGTCAGTTGAAACCTCGAGTGGTCTCAAAAGTTCACCTTTAAATTTTCCGGTTTTACCTCCTGCTGCTTTAGCCATTGCCGGATCTTTTGATAAATCAGTACCAGAATCCATTGAGAAACTTAAATAGAAATCAGGATGTGTTTTTTTGAATTTTGAACCTTGATAATAATGTTCAACAGATGCCCATTTATGATTATCTAATGTAAATGGCTGAACCCAAAAATTGGAAAGTTTTTTACGCCATTGTGGAATAGATGCTAAAGTTGAATATTCCCTCAATCTATCACTTGGTATTTTTTCCCCACTACCTTTACCAGGTAATGGTTTATCGAGTGATTTTGAGTAGAATTGGAAGACAATATCGTCACTATATAATCCTCTTAATTTGGACTCCGTCAAATCTTCATATTGTGCTTCTTTAATTAGAGTTTTCTTTTGTGAAGCTTTAAATTTTTGAAAATCAGGTATAATTGCGAAAGGACCAGCATTTTTTTCTAAACATTTTTCGTATATCATTTTTTTTATATCATAAGGTATTTCACTAAATTTAAATATCATTTTTTTCTTGTAACCAATTAATTTGTAATGTGAACCAGTGTAATCAACCATTATATAAAATTCGGGAGTAAATCTACCACGTTGTTCCAAAATTTTGTCATTTAGTTGTCCACATTGTAAAACATTCTTCTCATCTTTTGCTTTATAATTTTCACTGGAGAGAACAATAAATTTAATATTTAAAATTCTCTCCAACGTTGAAATAGCCCATGTATCTGCCCAAAAATCACAATTTCGAATAACACGTTTAAATTGATCCAAATTTTCTATTCCTTTCATGAATTTATATTCTTTTAAAATAGATGCTGTAACCTTTTTCTCTTCAACTAATCTATCATGAAGAGCCTTTACTTCTTTTGCTTGAGAAGATAGTGCTTTTTGCTCATCTCTATCTATTACTTGAGTAAATCTTTGTTTCAATAACAAATACTCTTGTTCTAATTCTTTGATTTTATTTGTATCCTTTACTAATGAAGCATTATACATGTCATATTGTTCTTTATAATTTTCGAAAATTTCTTGAGTGGCTTCTTCAGCAAGTTTCTTTCGTAATTTATTTACACTCGTCTGTTGTGCTATACTTGAGAAAGCATCTCGTATAGTGGCAAATAAACAATCACCTCCACCTTCATTATCTTGAATGGAAAAATTTTTATTTTTCATTAATTTATCAATCCATACATCTTGTGGAGTTTCATGATATTTCTCTCGAATATCTTTCGCTCGTTTTTGTGTTTCTTCAGGTAACAATGGTGGAATAGGAACACCTTTTATTTTGACAAATATGTCTTTTCGTTCTTCAGGGACTTCATAATCTTCTACTATTTTGAGTTCCTCTTCATCTTCATCTTC